AAAGAATCAAACAATGAATACCAAGAACAAAAGCAATCTTATGAGAACAGTGTAGAAATGTTTCCTATTGATTTTGCGAATTATTTAGAAGTAGGATTTATAGAAGGTGCAAAATGGATGCGTAATAAAATACAAGGAGGTGAGCAATGAGCCTTGACTTAAACAAACTTGAAAACAAACTTGATGAAGCATTAATTAAGGAAACAACTGAAACACTAACCAAATTTTTAAACGATAAAAGAATGATAAACAAACAACCAAAACCACCATTAGGACTAATGCCACATAGTGTATTTTTATTAAGAAGATTAGAAGAGATTTTTCAAGCGATTGAAAGATACTATGAGGCAAGTATGCAAATTCCAATTGAATGGATTCAAGAATACAATTTGTTAATAGAAATGTATAAAAATAATTTAGGAAACTGTGACAAACAATAAACAACAGACGGCGGTGGAATGGTACATTGAAAAACTACTCGATTTAGATTATGAATATGCAAAAGGACTAATAACTTTGGCAGTTTGGAGTGAAAGAAAAAAATCTTTAATTGAACAAGCCAAAGAAATGGAGAAGCAAATGACAATGAAACTTTATAATGATTATGAAAATTATTTAGAAGAAGCATTCAAGAACCAATGCGGTGGTCAAGCGGTGATAATGTCATTTGGAGCATTTTACGACCAAACCTACGGAGAAGACGATAGTATTAAAATTAACAATGGAGGACATCAGATCTAATGAAGCTAGGTGGTATTGTTGAATTGTTGATTAAGATAATTACATTTGGACAAGGCCACCGAATTGCTTTATTCATAGCCAAAAAAATGGGTTATGATGATTGTGGTTGTAAAGCAAGAAAAGACAAGCTAGACTTGTTTTGGGACAAAATATTAAATAAATTAAAGTAATGTTATTAAATTCAAATCAAATCGCAAATCACGTTATTGAATCAGAATTCTCTAAACGTGCACAAATTGGCATTGACCTATCAGTGTGTAAAATTGAGCGTATTGATGTGGGTTCTGTTGTCTATAAAGACAAAACTCATATTGATGCGACAGGTTATCATGAGCTTCCAACTCAACTTATAGACAATAAGGATTGTTGGAGACTAGAAAAGGGTGTTTACTCGGTTACATTTAACGAGGGTATTAAAGTTCCAGCTGATGCTGCTGCTAAAATTACTCACCGCTCATCTTTGTATCGTACAGGAACTATTATCGAATCGCCTTGGTGGGATCCAGGATTCTATTGTGACCAAATGAACACAACAATGATTGTAACAAGTGTTATTATCATTGAAAAAAATGCTCGTATTGGACAAATTGCATTCTGGCAAGTAGGTGAGGTAGGAGAGCAGTATGGTGGTGAAGGAAGTCAATGGCAAGGATTAAACACTGCTTACAAACAATAATTTTTACATTTTCTTAATTTAAGGCTTGGGAAACCAAGCCTTTTTTATTATATTGACACCACATGTATCAAGCTGTATTTTACGATAAAAACGAGAAACAATATTATTTACGTGATGATAGGTGGGATGGTTTTAAAACTGTTCAACATTGGCCTACCTATTATGTAGCTGATCCAGATGGTGAGTTTGTAACCTTAGAGGGTACACCTGTATCTCCTGTAAAAAAGATGGATGATTGGAAAAATCCTAAATACTTTGAAAAGGATGTAGATAAGGATACTCGATTATTAGTTGATTATTATTACGAATCAGATGATACTCCCAAGTTCCACAACATTGTATTTTTAGATATTGAGTGTGAAATAGCAGGAGCATTAACTCCAGAAAACATTCGTAATCCTAAAGGTAAAATCACTTCTATTGCTCTTTATGATAATAATTCTAAAAAATATTATTGTTTAGTTTTAGATGAAAAACAAATTATGAGTCCTAAATCTCATGATTTTAAAGAAGTTATCCCTTATATTAGTGAAAAGGATTTATTAAATGGATTTTTAGAGTTATGGATTAAGTTAGATCCTACAATTTCATCTGGATGGAATAGTGCATTTTTTGATATGCCTTATTTGTATTTCCGTATGAAAAACATTTTAGGTGAAGAAACAGCATCTTACCTGTCTCCAATAAATAAAGTTATATATAACGAATATAACAGTGATGACCCGCTAACAATTGGTGGTATTAATCACTTGGATTATATGTTGTTATTTAAAAAGTTTATTACTAAACAAGAACCATCTTATCGTTTAAATGATATTGGTACTAAGTATGTTAAGTTAGGTAAGATTGATTATGAGGGTTCGCTTGATAAATTGTTTGTAGACGATATAGATAAGTTTATTGATTATAACCTACGAGACGTAGAAATTATTGTTGAGTTAGAGAAAGCACAAAAATATATTGAGCTGACAGTTAATATTTGTCACTTATGTCATACCCCATATGATACAATTTATTATTCAACTGTTCTGAATGATGGAGCTATTTTAACTTACCTAAAACGTAAAGGAATAGTTTCACCTAATAAACCAACTACTTACAATCCAGGATTAAGAGATATTAGTGTTAAAAAAGCTAAATTTGAATATGAAAAGGGCAATATTACAAAAGATGAATACGATGAAATAATATTATTAGCAGAATATGCTGGAGGTTATTTAAAAGATCCGGTACCTGGTTTATATGAGTGGGTTATTGATTTGGATTTTACTTCCTTGTATCCCTCAATTATTCGTTCACTTAATATGGGAATTGAAACATTAGTTGGTAGGGTTGTACATAGTGGTAAATTTGACAACCAGTGGTCATTAAAGGAATTAAAACAAATGGACCCTGAAAGAGTTGTTGATATTGAAAAAATTAAAAAAGATAGAACAATTTCTATCTCTAAAATTAAAGTAGGTGACCTAGTAGAACTTATTGAAGAAAACGATTTATATATTTCGGCACCTGGGGTAATGTTTCGTAAAGACAAGTTAAGTGTTGTTTGTGAAATTTTATCAGACTGGTTTGCTAAACGTCAAGAATATAAACGTTTAATGAAAAAAGCATATAAAGTTGATAAAGACCCTGTAATGGGGGCTTTTTATGATAAACGTCAACATGCTTATAAAATTAAATTGAATGATGTTTATGGTGTATTTGCTATTAATGGTTGGAGATACACAGATGGTAATAAGTTTATTAGTAAAGCTATTACTTTAACAGGACAACGTTTGTTACAAGAAAGTATTTCTAATATGAATGTTTATCTAAACAAGGAATTAGGTAATGAAATACCAGTAGATTATATTATTACAAGTGATACAGATTCACTATTCATTCAGTGTAAAGATCTATTAAAAGCAAGACATCCTGATATTGACTTTACTAATCATGAGGATGTAGTTAAAAAAATATTAGTAATTGCTACTGAGTTACAAGCAATGGCAAATAAGTTTATTGGTGAGTTTGCTGGAGAGGCTTTTAATTTAGGAGATGATGCCTTACACTATTTTGAATTGAAGCAAGAGGTTGTACTTGATAGAGGTTATTTTGCTGGTAAGAGAAGATACGCCCAACACATTGTTAATAAAGAAGGTGTACCAACAGACGAACTAGATGTTAAAGGATTAGATTTGATGAAATCAAATTTCCCACCATTATTTAAAAAGTTTGGTGAACATCTTATTAATGAAATTATGTTTGGTAAACCCAAAACCGATATTGATAAACAAATATTAGACTTTAGAAACGAAATAAGGACAATTAGTTGGAGGAAAATCCTAAAACCTACAGGATTAAAGATAATGAAAGAATATCTAGCATCTCCTCCATCAGCAGGTGAAATATTTTCTAAACTTAAATTAAAATGTCCTATTAATACTAAAGCAGCAATTTATACAAATGATATTTTACGATTTAAGAAACTAGATAAAAAATACCCAACATTCCAGATTGGAGATAAAATTTATTTAGTATACCTAAAAGATAATCCATACAGAATAGATGCTATTGCTTTAAATGGTTATAATGATGCTCCTGAATTATTAGAGTTTGCTGAAAAATATATAGACAGAGATGGCTTATTTGATTCAGTTATGAAGAATAAATTAGAGTCATTATATTCGGATTTAGGATGGGGTGCTGTAGTACTTAATCCAAACATTAATAAATTTTTTAAATTTTAATATTTATAATAAATAAGTTATGATTAATAAATTAGACCTAGTTTCGATTATTTCAAAGTATTTCCTTAATGGCAAAAACGAGGCCGTTAAATGGGATATTAAAGACAACAAATTAACAATCAAGTTTAAAGCCCCTGACAAAGCAATGATTGGGAGTGTCACTTGTGATACTTTTGATTTAGAGGATTCATCAATTGGTATTAGTAATACTACTCAACTACTTAAGTTGTTAGCTATTACAAATGGTCCTTTAAGTTTAGAATATACCAAGCAACATAAGTTAATTACAAAACTTATTGTAGCTGATAACCAATTTACACTTAATTATGCTTTAGCAGATACAATGATTATCCCCCCAGCCGGTGAATATGTTGGTGATAATGTATACAACATTGAGGCCACGTTAGATAACGAGAGTATAAATTCTATAGTGCGAGCAAAATCGGCTTTGGCCGAAACCGATACAGTTGTATTTAAACCGTTTACTAACGCTGATGGTGATTTACAATTAGAGATGTTATTTGGTGGAAACATTGAATACTCAAACAAAGTATCATTTTACATTCCAGACATTATTACTCATGATTTACCATATGATTTTAAAGTTAATTATGATTCTAACATGATTAAAGAAATTATGTATTGTAATAAAGACGTAGCACATTGTACTATGGGGATTAATTTGGATGGAATTATGAAATTAGCTTTTGATAACGGAAGTATTAAAAGTGAATATTATGTAATTTCTAAAGATTATTAATATGAATATTCCACTAATTGCTATTAAAGACGAATTGTATCATGTTATTAGACAAATCCCAGAACATTCAGGAATTGATACAAACTTATTTAAAGGTTACACAAATACAACTCATGTATTTAGAAAAGATGGAATGTTTTGGTTTGTTCGCTTAATAGAGGAAGCTCAAATTGTTGAAGAAGAACAACCACTTCTTGAGGAAAATTTGGAATCCTAAGGGAGAGTTCGTATATTACCGGAAATAAAGACTGTTATGACAAAAGAAAAAGAAGAGTTATCAAACAACACGTTTATTAGAGACGAAAAAATTGAACCTTATTTTATTGGTAAGGATTCACACTGCTACACAGTTTATGAAACTATTACCCCTGACACACGTTACACAGAAGGTAATGTAGCTGGAAAAGATTACACTAAAGCATTAGGACATTACAGTAATTTTGGAAATTGCCTAAAAGCAATTGCTCGTAACAAAACAAACGACAAACAAAATTATAGTTCTATTTTAGAGTATCTTGAAACATACAAACAAATGGAAACAACAATCAATCAATTAATTAACACAGGAATATGAAATTAGAAGCATTATACAACGCAGTTATCGTTAAACCAGTAGAGGCAGAGGAAACCTCATACGGTGGAATCATTGTTCCCGATTTGGGAAATGAAAAGAACAAACTTGGTAAAGTAGTAGCAGTTGGAGACGGTTATTACTCAGTTACAGGAACTTACATCAAAACCATTCTTAAAGAAGGTGACACTATTATCTTACCTACAATGGGTTTTAGTAAACTAGAGCATGAAGGTGATGAGTATTGGATTGGTCCTGAAAACCAAGTGTTAGGTAGATTAGTAGAAGATTCAATTGAAGTACCATTTTAATAAATAAAATATGAGCAAAGTTATAGAATTCGGCCCAGAGGCACGTAAAAAACTATCAGCTGGTGTAGATAAACTAGCAGACGCTGTTACAGCAACTTTAGGTCCTAACGGACGTAACGTTGTTATTGCAAATCAAGGTATTCCTCAATCAACAAAAGATGGAGTAACTGTAGCACGTTCAATTTCTTTGGAAGATCCAATTGAAGAATTGGGTGTTCAACTTGTTAAACAAGCGGCTATTAAAACTGCTGATTTAGCAGGTGATGGAACAACAACTTCTACTTTGTTGGCTCAAGAGATGGTTAGACAAGGTTTAACACATTTAAATAATGGAGCTAATGCTGTAGAAATTAAACGTAGTATTGATAGAACAGTTAAACAAGTAGTTGATTTTATCCGTCAAGAAATTAAAGAAGATATTTCAAACGAAGACCAACTTAAACAAGTTGCTACAATTTCAGCAAATAATGATCCTGAAGTAGGTGAATTAATTGCTACAGCAATGGAAAAAGTAGGTCGTGAAGGTGTTGTATTCATCGAAGAATCTAAATCAGGTGAAACATATCTTGAAACAGTAGAAGGTATGCAATTTGAACGTGGTTACAAATCACCTTATTTTGTTACTGATAATAACACTATGAGTACAAGTATTCAAGATGCTTTGATTTTGATCGCAGACAAGAAATTTACTCAAGTAAAAGAATTGTTGCCTATTTTAGAAGCAGTATCAGCACAAAATAAATCATTGTTGATTATTGCTGAAGATGTAGAAGGTGAAGCACTTGCTACTTTGATCGTAAATAAAGCTCGTGGTATTTTGAAAGTTGTAGCTGTTAAAGCTCCTGACTTTGGAGATCGTCGTAAACTAATCCTTGAAGACATTGCTATCATGACTGGTGGCCAAGTATTCAGTACCGAAAAAGGTATGAAATTGGATAAATTCAGTTGGGATTGGTTTGGTGAAGCACGTGTTGTAACTGTAAACAAAGATACTACAACTTTGGTTGATGGTAAAGGTGATACAGACAAAATTGCTGCTCGTATTGAAGAATTGCAGTCTCAAATTGAAAAATCTACTTCACCTTACGAGAAAGAAAAATTGCAAGAACGTTTAGCTAAGTTTATTGGTGGTGTAGCAATTGTACACGTAGGTGGATTTACTGAATCTGAAATGCGTGAGAAAAAAGACCGTGTAGATGATGCTTTACAAGCAACAAAAGCCGCTCTTGAAGAAGGTATCGTACCAGGTGGTGGATCTGTATTGTTACATGCTCGTACAAACATTAATGTTGAAGATATTGGTTCACAAATCGTTTACAATGCTTGTGCTGCACCATTTAAGAAAATCTTATCAAACGCTGGTTATGAGCAAGAAGATATTTACAATGCTATCAATGCTGTAACAGGAGGTGATTATTGGTATGGTTGGGACTTGAAAGCAGAAGATTTTACTGACATGAGAGATGCAGGTATTATTGATCCAGCTAAAGTAACTCGTACAGCACTTGAAAATGCAGCCTCAGTTGCAGGTACTATCTTATTAACAGAAGCCGTTGTAGTTGACAAACCCGAAGAAAAGAAAAATGAAGGTGGGTTTGGGGATATGATGGGGATGATGTAAATTTACAGGTATGCAAGACGCAGTATCACTAATCGGAAAACTTATTAATATGAACGGTCAATTACTTACCGTTAAATCGTTATATTTTGTTCCTGGTACTGATAGGATTTTTGTAGGTATGGCCACAGCAGGTCATACCTACATAAATTATCCTATTGAGGATTTAATTCCATATTTTCAAAATCAAATCAAGTTATGAGCAAAACAGAAGTTATAGAAAAAAATATTGAGATTGCAAATCGAATCCCACCAGGTGATAGATGGCAAGTGATTGGTGTTGAAGGAATTCAAAACGGATTAACTGATGCTTTAGAAGCTTATTATAATGTATCTACTGTTAAACCAAATGCATTTAGGTTGGGTTTAACTGAAGGTAAACTTTATGCTATTGTAAGTAATGAGGTTGAAGTCAAAATTCCAGAACCTAAAAAATATTCAATTTACGGAGACTATGAGTTCTAAGAGAGAACACACTTTATGGGTTGAGCTTTATAGACCTGATAGTCTAGAAGGTTATGTTGGTAATGAAAATATCAAACAAACAATTAACCACTACCTTCTTCAAAACGATATCCAGAACTTTTTATTCTATGGACCTCCAGGATGTGGTAAAACTACACTAGCAAAACTTATTGTTAACAATCTTGATTGTGAATATATGTACATCAATGCAAGTGATGAAAATGGAATTGACACAATTAGGGAAAAAGTTAAAAGTTTTGCCTCTGTTGCCTCATTTAAACCATTTAAAGTAATCATTCTTGATGAAGCAGATTATATTACAATTCAGGGCCAAGCAGCGCTTCGTAATATCATTGAAACATTTTCAAGGTCAACTCGTTTTATCTTAACTTGTAACTATATTGAACGTGTAATCGATCCTTTACAATCTCGTTGTCAGGTATTAAAAATTGTACCTCCTTCCAAAAATGAGATTGCTTATCATATTATGAATGTCCTTAAACAAGAGGAAGTTGACTGTAGTGCTGATGATTTAAAATCAGTTATCAACCAACATTATCCTGATATTCGTAAAATGCTTAACACACTACAAATGAGTGTTAACGGCAATGAAATAGTTGTAGATAAGAGTATATTAGTGTCTAATAGCTACAAAAACAAGGTGCTCGCGGAACTATGTAAACCAACATCTAAATCGTTTAATAACATTAGACAAATAATTGCTGATTCGAATGTAAGTGATTTTGAAGACATGTTTAGGTACTTGTATGACAATGTAGAAAAATATGCTCCATTAAGTGTAGGTGAGGTAGTAATTTATATTGAAGAATACCAATATCATTCCAATTTTAGAATCGATAAAGAAATAAATACAATGGCTTTGATATCCAGAATCTTGTCATTAATTTCAAGTAAAAGAGTTATATGAGAAAATTTGTCCTATTTTTCATAATGTGGGTAGCTAGTAATTTATCTATTCCGTTTTGGGCAGTAGGACATATTCATCTAACCATGAATGTATATGATGATATTAAAGAAATAATAGCATCTTTCGGTATGAACATATTAGTTGCTACCGGATTTTATTTAGATTGGAAAAAACATAAAAAAGAAAACAATGAATAATAAACAACAAATGAATGTCAATATTGACATCAAAAACACTAAAGCCATTACATCACCAGAAGGCAATCACGTTTTTGCTGAGGGTGTAATTTTACGTAAAGTATCTCGTTTTGTAACAGGTACATCCGAAGACGGAGTTATCCCAGTACCTTGTTTTTATGATATAGCTACAGGAAAAGTATTAGTAGAATTGCTTCCTAAAGAATTAAGAGCAGAATTTGAAGAGGGTTCAACTGAACATTCAATGGACTAATAAATGACAATATTTGATGACTTTTTGATTTTATACCATATGTATAATCAAAAATAGTCATGATTGGAATTTATAAGATCACCTCACCCACAGGTAAAATATACATTGGGAAATCAATTCATGTTAATGAAAGAATCAATAGCTACAAATATGCTAGTAGAAGACAATCTCAACATAAATTGAATAATTCTATTAAAAAATATGGTTTAGAAAATCACCTATTTGAAATAATAGAAGAGTGTATTGAAGAATTACTTGATGAAAGAGAAATATATTGGATAAACTTTTATAATAGTGTAACAGAAGGACTTAATTTAAAATATGGAGGAGAAGGGGGTAAACATAGTCAAGAAGTAAAAGATAAAAAATCTAAATCTATGACTGGAAAAAAAGCCTCTTTAGAAACCAAACAAAAAATGAGTCAATCTAAAAAAGGACACTCAATGTATAATGATGAATGGAAGGAAAAAATGAAACAAAAAACATGGGTAAGTGGAACAAGCTCCAAACCTATCCTTCAGTTTGATTTAGATGGGAATTTTATAAAAGAGTATGTATCTTGCGCTGAAGCAAAAAAGGCACTAAATACAACATCAGTTTCAATAAATAATGTTTTAACAGGTATAAGCAAAACAGCTCATGGTTACAAATGGAAATATAAAGAATAGTTTTACAATATTTGATTGGCTTAAAGAGATAACAACAACGAAATCAGCTTGGTCTTCTTTTACAGAAGACCAGCAAAATTCGTTTAATTCTTACATGGTTCACCGATTTGTTAGTATGTATGAGGAGTATACCGAGGTTGCGAATTATGGCCAAAGGATACCATATCCTGAAAAAGAAAAAACCTATAAATACTACTGCCATATGTTACCTAAAAAGAATGTCTTCCTTAAGTACGTGAAAAGTTCACGTAAAAAATCAAACGAACAATTGTTACATCACATTGCTAATCATTTTACAGTATCATTAGGTGAGGCAGAAGAATACATTGAGTTATTAAAAAAAGCCGGAGTAGAACAAATCCTTGAAAAATCAGGGGTTGACGAAAAGGAAATAAAAAAGTTACTTGCTTCTATAAAAGGAAATTAAAAAGTTCATTTTCTATATATTTATAATAGAATATGAAAGTATGTACTAAATGTAAAGAAGAAAAAAACCTATTTGATTTCCCTAAGAATAAAAGAAAAAATGATGGATACCACTACCAGTGTAAGGTTTGTGTAAATAATACCTCCAAAACATACCATCAAAATAATAAAGAAAAAAGAAATAAATATATAAAACAGTATCAAAATTTATCTAAAGATCAAATTAAAGAATACCAACAGTTCTGGTATTTGGGTAATAAAGAAAAATTAAAAAATATATACGATTCTAAAAAAGAAACTAAATTATTATATCAAAAAGAATATTATCAAAATAATAAAGAAAAAAGAAATGAATATTTAAAACATTATCATAAAAATAAATACAATAATGATATTGATTTTAAATTAAGTATTTCTTTTAGAACTAGAATTATTGCTGCTTTAAAGGGAAATTTTAAGGAAGATAAAACTTTTAGTCTTTTAGGTTGTAATATTAAAGAATTTAAATTATATTTAGAAACACAATTTTTAAAAGAGATGAATTGGGATAACCATGGATATATTTGGGAAATAGATCATATAAAACCTTGTGCTATGTTTAATTTATCTGACCCTAAACAACAAAAGGAATGCTTTCATTATACAAACCACCAACCTCTTTTTAAAACAACAGAAATAGCAAAATCTTTTGGTTATAAAAATTATATAGGAAACAGAAATAAATTTAAAAACAAGTTATGACAAAAAACAGCGATTTAGGAATTGTAGGGAAACACCCTGAAATAAGAACAGTTATTAAAACAGACTCAGTAGTTGATTCTATTGTTGATAGTTTTATCTCAAGAGCAGCCCAAGGTAAAGAAAAATATGGACATACCTTAGACAGACAGGATTTATCAGTATTAGACTGGATCAATCATGCTCAGCAAGAACTTCAAGATGGTATTTTATATCTTGAAAAACTAAAACAAACCTTAGGTGGCTAAGAAGAAAAAAATACCTGCTATTGTAAAACAGATACAAAAGCAACCTGTTAAGGAAGTTAACTATGCGTTTCATAAATCGATCTCGTATAGTCAACTTTCTATGTATACTAACTGTCCACGCAAATGGGCTTTACAGTATAGAGACGGTCATTACACGTCTGAGGCATCGATTCACATGACGTTTGGTACAGCGTTGCACGAAACCTTACAACATTATATAACAACTATATACGAGGTAAGTGGTGCTGAAGCCGACAGAATTGATTTAGATGCTTATTTTGAGGAACGTTTTAGAGAAACATACTTAAAGGATTATAAGTCAAATAAAAAAGTACACTTTAGTGACCCGGTCCAAATGAAGGAATTTTATGAAGATGGACTTGAAATTATTAAAGTTGTAAAGAAAAATAGAGGTGGCCATTTTGGTAAAAGAGGATGGTATTTAATAGGCTGTGAAGTACCTATTATTTTAACTCCACTACCTGAATTCAATAATGTTTTATACAAAGGTTATTTGGATGTTGTTTTATATCATGAACCAACTAATAGTTTTAAAATCCTAGATATTAAAACATCTACTAAGGGTTGGAGCGATTACGAGAAAAAAGATGAAACAAAACAATTCCAATTAATACTTTACAAACACTTCTTTGCTAAACAATTTGGAGTTGAAGTTGATAAAATTGATATTGAATTCTTTATTGTTAAGCGTAAACTATGGGAAAATTCCCCATACCCACTATCCAGAATACAAGAGTTTACTCCAGCCTCTGGTAAAGTAAAATTAAATAAAGCAGTAAATGCTGTAACAAGTTTTATAGAAGGTGTATTTAACACAAACGGTTCTTACAAAGATATAGTTCATGAACCTAATCCTACTCTCAGTACTTGTAAATACTGTCCTTTTAAAGATAACAAAGAATTATGTAATAAAGGTATATCTTAAGGGATCTACATATATTTATATATAACAAAAAAATAATAAAAGCTATGACAAATAAAAAGGATATGACATTAACCTCTGTGAAAGTACAGAGCGAGTTATTCGAGGATTTCAAGATTGCATGTGTTAAGTACAAATTTTCTTTACAAAAACTTGCCGACCGCACTATTCATTTGTATCTTACAGATGATGATTTTCGTAAAAAAGTTCACTCACACAACAACCTAGAAATTAAAAACTAAAAAACACATGAATTCAAGTTTTGCTTACTTACCTCCTGAAAAGAGGAAGAAAATTTTGCTTATTTGTGATGACATTAGAGTTCACTCTGGTGTAGCAACAGTAGGTAGAGAAATCGTAGTCCATACTGCCCAACATTTCAATTGGGTAAATATTGGAGGAGCTATTAAACACCCAGACAATGGAAAACGTTTAGATTTATCACAATCAACAAACGAAAACACAGGTCTAACAGATACATCTGTTACTTTGTATCCTGTTGATGAGTATGGTAATCCAGACATTTTAAGACAATTAATTAAAATCGAGAAACCAGATGCAATTATGTTGATTACGGATCCTCGTTATTTTGTTTGGTTGTTTATGATGGAAAACGAAATCCGTAGAACAATCCCAATTACCTATTTAAATATTTGGGATGATTATCCAGCACCTTTGTATAACAAACCATTCTATGAGGCCTGTGATTTGTTAATGGGTATTTCAAAACAAACAGTTAACATCAATAGATTAGTATTAGGTGATGCTGCCGATAGTAGGATTCTTAAGTATATTCCTCATGGATTGAATCATGATATTTATAAACCTTTAGATAAAAATGATTCTACTTTAAAGGAATTTAAAAAGAACTTATTTAAAGGTAAAGACTATGATTTTGCTTTATTGTTTAACTCTAGAAACATCAGACGTAAACAGATTCCAGATACATTATTAGCATACAGAATTTTTATTGATCAATTATCTATTGAACAAGCTAAAAAATGTTGTTTAGTATTACATACAGAACGAGTTAACGAACATGGTACTGATTTAGATGCTGTTATTGAGTTGTTATTAAATGGTGAACAATACAATGTTATTTTCACAGATGCTAGATTTGATAACGGACAAATGAATATGTTGTATAATAGTACGGATGCTCAAATCTTATTAACATCTAATGAGGGTTGGGGATTAAGTTTAACTGAAGCCATGCTAGCAGGTAAACCTATTATTGCAAACGTAACAGGTGGTATGCAAGACCAAATGAGATTTGAAGATGAAAATGGAAACTGGTACACACCATCTCCAGAAATTCCTTCAAACCATAGAGGTACCTATAAAAAACACGGTAAATGGGCTTTTCCAGTATACCCAACATCACGTTCAATTGTTGGTTCACCTCCAACACCTTATATTTTTGATGACAGGTGTGAGGCAGAAGATGCATCTAAACAAATTATGAATGTTTATAACTTATCTCCTGAAGAACGTGCTGAATTAGGTTTAGCAGGTAGAGAATGGGCTATTGGAGAGGAAGCAGGATTTACAGGTGATCATCAAGGTAAGAGAGTAATAGAGGCATTTGATGAATTATTTGCAACCTGGAAGCCAAGAGAAAAATATGAATTAATCAACACAAACGAAGTTAAAGATAGAGTTATAAACCATAAATTGTTATATTAATGAAACCATTATTTATTATAAGTTGCCCTTTTGACACCTACAGTGGCTACGGTGCTCGTTCAAGAGATTTAGTTAAAGCCATTATTGAAACAGACAAATATGAGGTAAAACTTTTATCTCAAAGATGGGGTGCTACACCTTTTGGATTTTGTGATGCTAATCCTGAGTGGTCATTTTTAATGAACCATGCTTTAAATTCCCCTCAATTACCAAAACAACCAGAAATTTGGATGCAAATTACAGTACCAAATGAATTCCAACCTATTGGAAAATTTAATATTGGTTGTACAGCAGGTATTGAAAGCAATGCTTGTCCTGGAGATTGGATTGAAGGTATTAATAGAATGGATTTAACTCTAACATCATCAGAACACTCTAAAAAAGTATTTTTAGATTCTACATTTGAAAAAAGAAATAAACAAACAAATGCTTTAGAAGGTGAAGTTAAATTAGAAAAACCCGTTGAAGTATTATTTGAAGGTGCTGATACAGACATTTACAAAGTAATTGAATCACACCAAATTAAAAATATCAACTTAGATTCTATTAAAGAAAAATTTGCTTACTTGTTTGTAGGTCACTGGATGGAAGGTGATTTAGGTGAGGATAGAAAAAATGTAGGTTTATTGGTTAAAGCGTTTTTTGAAACATTTAAAAACAAAGCCAACAAACCAGCCTTAATTTTAAAAACAGCTCAAGTAGGTTCATCTTATTATGATAGAGAAGAACTTTTAAAGAAAATTAAGAAAATCAGAAAATCAGTAGGTTCAGACAACGTACCAAATGTTTATTTGTTGTGTGGTGATTTTAGTGATTCAGAAATGAATGAACTTTATAACCATCCAAAAGTAAAATCTATGATTAGTTTAACTAAAGGTGAAGGTTATGGACGTCCATTGTTAGAATTTACTTTAACTAAAAAACCATTAATTACTACAGGATGGTCAGGACATATGGATTTCTTAAATCCTGAGTTTACTAACTTATTAGGTGGTACATTAACCCCTGTACATCCAAGTACTAAAAACCAATTCTTAATTCCAGATTCAAGATGGTTTTCACCAGATCCAGCCCAAGTAGGTTTTTATTTAAAAGATGTATTTGAAAATTATAAAAAATACACTGATAAAGCAAAACGTCAATCATTTAAATCTAAAAGTGAATTTAGTTGGGACAAAATGGTTGATAAAACAAACGAATTACTTACTAAATATGTACCTGAATTTCCTCAAGAGGTAGAACTTAAACTACCTACTATGAAGAAAATTGAAATACCAAAACTTAAAAACTTAAATACAAATGGATAATCTAATTAATTGTACTCGATGTGGTTCTGATGCTTGTTATGTAGATGAAGTAAACCAGGACATTAAAACATATTTTTGTTATGGGTGTGGTTTTCAAACTAACTCATTAATGAAAGAAGGTGAAGAATTCTATGAACAACAAATAGCTCTTTTACCTGAACTCTATAAGGATTTACTTTATACAGATGAAAATGGACTAATTTGGATGCCTTCAACAGTAAATGTTCCTACTCAAGGAATGATATTTGCTAACGGACCTTCTAAAACAGATTGGGGATGGGCAGCTGTAAAAGCAGTTCCTGTAACAGAGGAAGAAAAAGAAAAATATCCAATCCTCGGAAAAAAAGGAGAATACTATGAATGGAGAATGGATATGACCACACTTCAGATGTTTCTTGAACGTGATTTTATGGAAGCACTTTCATATATTGGAGTAATACCAGAATGATTAGCATAGCAATAACGGTTTGTAACGAACATAAGGAGTTAGAGACTTTATTGGATTATTTATCTGAAAGGGCTCTATCTCCGGATTATGAAATTGTTGTTCAGATTGATGAACAGAATCATACACCTGAGGTACTTCATACTATCATAGATAGAGGTATTAAACATCATTTTTTCCCGTTAAATAAAGATTTTGCTTCTTATAAAAATGAGCTAATTAAACATTGTTTAGGAGAATATATCTTTCAAATAGATGCTGATGAAATACCAAATCCTGAGTTACTTACTATGTTACCTAGTATTTTAAAAAGTAATCCGGATGTAGATGTATATTTAGTTCCTCGAATTAATACTGTAAGTGGTATCACCGAGGAACACATCCAGAAATGGAGATGGAATGTAGAAGGTGATAGAATAAATTTTCCTGATTATCAATGGAGAGTTTATAAAAACATCCCAACAATAAAATGGATAAATAAAGTACACGAACGCTTGGATGGGTTTAAAATTTATAGTACATTACCTCCCCAAGATGAATTTTGTTTACTTCATCCAAAAACAATTGAACGACAAGAAAAACAAAACAATTTTTACAACACGTTATGATATATTGGTTTACAGGACAACCAGGACATGGTAAGACAGTTTTAGCGACTGCTTTTAAAGAATATTTAAATAATAAGTGTTTCCATATTGATGGAGATGATATTAGAGAAATTTTTGATAATAAAGATTACTCGGAGGCAGGTCGTAGAAAAAATATTGAACTGGCTCAACATTTATCTCATTTTTTACACAGAAAAGGACAAAACGTTGTTGTATCTTTAGTATCACCTTATAAAGACCAAAGAGATGCTTTTAAACATAAACTAGGAAAAGGCGTTTTAGAATATTATATTCACACTACTGATATTAGAGGTAGAGAAGATTATCATGTTGATGGATATGAAGCACCTACCGAAGATTTTTGTGGTATAGATACAACAAACATTTCACCTTTAGATAGTTTAAAACAAATTATTAGTTATGCAAAATTGGGATAAAAAAATCCATGTACAATCTTCTTTATCTCCTAAAGAAGGACAACACGCTATGTTTGTAGGTAGGTGGCAACCACTACATACAGGACATCAAGAACTATTTAAACGAGCAATGGATGAAGGTAAGAATGTTTTGATTTGTATTAGAGATATCCAACCAGATGAAAAGAACCCATTTACGGCCCAACAAGTATTAGAAAACATTACTGAGTTTTATCAAAATGAACCTCGAGTTACAGTAATGGTCATTCCTGATATTTGTTCAATTGAATTTGGACGTGGTGTTGGTTATGATATTATTGAACATGTTCCCCCTACAGTAATTGGAGAAATTTCTGCTACCAAAATTAGAGAACAAATGAAAGCCGAAGGTAAGTTATGAGCACTTCAAAAATATACCAGATAAGATTTAATACTGTATCTAAAGATGATACCGAAAGGTGGAGACTAATTGAAAACGGCAATGAAACATTAGTAGCAAACATTATTATTGATGGTTCTACTTATACAACTAAAGACTGGATGGAAGAAATTCAGGATTATAAGTGGCATGTTACTTGTGAGGGTCATTGTGAAGTAAAAAACAATATTGCTTACATTAAAACAGTTAAAGAAAAATCAGTATTAAAAAGACATATCCTAAAAGCAATTTCATGGAGAGCAATTGGTACTATTGATACTATGATTTTGGGTTGGATTATTACTGGAAACCCTTTACTAGGTTTAAAAATTGGAGCATTAGAAGTTTTAACTAAAATGACTCTATACTTTCTTCATGAAAGAATTTGGTACAAATACGTTAAAATTAAAAAATGAAATTAAAAGTAGCTCACTTTGATAAACAGGTTTTTGAAGATAAATTACAACATTTATCTCACCTGGATTTTTCTTTATTTATAGAAACAGCTCCTCAATCACAAGATGAGTTGTCTGATCTGAACATTATCTCATTCCAGGAACCAAATGAATATTTTGGACTACATGATTGGGTTATTAAGAACCAACATATATTTTCAGTTATCTTAACTCAAAATGATAAAGTATTAAACAACTGTGATAATGCCACTTATCAACCTTTTGGACACACTTGGTTAAAACCAGACCAATACAATAAAGATCATGAGAAAAAATTTCAATTATCTCATTTGTGTGGTAAATTAAATAAAACATACGGTCATTCTTTAAGACACGAAACACTAGCCAGACAAAATGAGTTTAGTATTCCTCTTAATTTTTATGAAACTTATGGGGATCGAAACAATATTGAGGATGCTCGTTTAGGTAAAGAATTTATATTTGGAGATTCACAGTTTGGAGTAGTAATTGAAAATACTTCTTATAGAGGTTATTTTACCGAAAAAATATTAGACTGTTTTTTATTGAAGACAATTCCGATTTACTGGGGTTGTTCGAACATAGGGGATTATTTTGATATAGACGGTATTATAACGGTTAATAACGTAGATGATTTGATATACAAGACAAATCAATTAAATGAACGTTATTACGAAAATAGAAAAGAAATAATTGAGAAAAATTGGAAATTGGCTTTAGATTACGTAGATTACCAGCAAAACATAGTTAACACAATCACAAACATTTTTAAACACAACAAATTAATATGAAAAAAGTATGGTACGCCCCTTATAAGTTTGAATCTTATGGGGAAGAAGAAATTAAAGCCGTAGAGGAATCATTACGTTCTGGATGGCTTGGAGGACAAGGTCCTAAATCAGTAGAATTTGAAGAAAAAATTGCTAAACGTTTTGGAAAAAAATATGGTGTGTTTGTTAATTCAGGCTCATCAGCATGTTTATTAGCTTTAGCAAGTTTGCAGTTACCTAAAGGTACTAAAGTAATTACACCAGCTTGTACTTTTTCAACTACATTAGCTCCTATTGTCCAATTAGGACTTAGACCTGTATTTGTTGATGTAGGACTAAACGATTATGTAGCTAATATTGATCAAGTAATAGAGGCTGTTACTCCTGATGTAAAAGTAATTATGCTACCTAATCTAATTGGTAACAAACCAGATTGGAAAAAACTTAAGAATGATTTAAAATTCTTAGGTAGACCTGATGTTATTTTAATTGAAGACTCAGCAGATACAGTTACTTATACTTCTGAATCAGATATTTCTACTACCAGTTTTTATGCCTCACACGTTATTACAGCAGGTGGAACAGGTGGGATGGTAATGTTTAATAGTAAAAAATTAGTTACTGTTTGTCTTCAATTTAGAGATTGGGGTCGTTTAGGTGGTGATTCTGAAATTATGTCTGATCGTTTTAATCATATAGTTGATGGTATTCCTTATGACCATAAATTCCTATATAGTGTTTTAGGATATAATTTTAAATCCTCAGAAATGAATGCTGCTTTTGGTTTAGTTCAATTAGAAAAATTTAAAACATTTGAACAAATCCGAAGAGCAAACGTTGAACGTTATTTAGAAAATCTTAAGGATGTAGAAGAAATTATATTACCTAATGATTCTATCAAACCTAACTGGTTAGCAATTCCAATGCAAACCGAAAGACGTTATGAATTACTTAACTTTTTAGAAGATAATAATATTCAAACACGAGTAACATTTGCTGGAAATGTAACACGTCACCCTGCTTATAGAGAATATCTTCAAGACTTTACCAATTCAGATATTATTATGAAAAATGGTTTCTTGTTAGGTGCACACCATGGAATGACGATTGAGGATGTAGATTACGTTTGTGATAAAATTAAAGAATTCTTTAGTAAATGATAAATCTAAAAAACCGTATACTAGAAATTGCTTATAAAAATAAATTAAGCCATTTGGGTTCTTATTTATCTAGTTTAAGTATTATAGAAGAAATATACAATAAAAAACACCCAGAAGACATATTTATTTTATCTTCTGGACATGCTGCCTTAGCTTTATATGTTATTTTAGAAGCATATGAAGGAAAAAATGCTGAAGAATTATTTAAAAAACATGGTGGACATCCTCATCGAAATGAAGAGGATGGATTATATTGTTCAACAGGTAGTTTAGGATTAGGCATTACTATTGCTGTAGGTAGAGCATTAGCTAATCCTAAAAGAAAAGTATATGTTTTGATTAGTGATGGTGAATGTGCTGAAGGTAGTATATGGGAGGCTTTAAGGTTTATTCATGATCAAAATATAAAAAATATAGAAGTATATGTAAACATAAATGGATATGCTGCTTATGATAAAGTAGACTCTGAATATTTAACTAATAGATTATTAACATTTTTACCTAATATTAATTTAAGATACACATCAGTTAACCAATATCCATTCCTAAAAGGAATAAATGCCCATTATCATGTTATGTCAGACGAAGAATACCAATCAACACTATGAGAAAAGAATTTGCATCCTTACTACATTCAGCAATGTCTGAAAATGAAAATATTATTTTATTAACTGGAGATTTAGGTTATGGGTTATGGGATAGAATAAAAATTGATTATCCTGATAGATTTTATAATACATTATCTGCTGAACAATTAATGTTAGGAACAGCTATAGGGATGGCTATGGATGGAAAAATACCTGTAGTTTATTCTATTACATCATTTGCAATTTATAGACCTTTTGAATTAATAAGAAACTATTTAAACCATGAAAATATTCCAGTAAAAATTGTAGGTGGAGGAAGAGATAAAGAATATGGTTACTTAGGTTTTTCTCATTGGGCTGAAGAAGATATTGATATTTTATCTAATTTTAAAAATTTAAATTTATTTAAACCTAAAGAATTTAACTTAAAACTATTTAATACTTTTATGTTTAATAATAAACCTTCATATTTAAACTTATCTAAATGAAAATTTTAATTACAGGTACAAACGGTTATATAGGTAAATCCTTATATAATGCTTTAAAAGATGAGCATAATGTAACGGGTCTAACCAGAAATGATTTTGATTTAACCGATTCATCTGAGACTTTTAATTTTTTTATAGACAAATACTTTGATGTTGTTATTCATTGTGCTGTAGTAGGTGGTAGTAGACTTAAAATGGATGATAATGATGTTTTAGATAATAATCTAAAAATGTATTATAATCTTTTAAACAATAAATACCATTTTAATAAACTAATCCATTTAGGATCAGGAGCAGAAATACACCAACAAAATACTTTGTATGGATTAAGTAAACACGTTATAAGAACTTCATTACTAAATCAAGATAATTGTTATAATTTAAGAATATTTGCTGTATTTGATGAGAATGAATTAGAAACTAGATTTATAAAAACAAACATTAAAAAATATTTAAATAAACAACCTATAGAAATTTTTCATAATAAAAAGATGGATTTCTTTTATATGGAAGACTTGGTTATGTTAATAAAGTTTTGTATATTTAACGATAATTTACCTAAAGAAATAAATTGTAATTATAATTATACTCCTTACATGTTGGATATAGCTGATATAATTAATGGTTTAGATTCTTATAAAATAGATATTAAAAATATTTCTCAAAAAACATTTGTTGAAAACTATTGTGGAGATTTTACAAATCTAAATATAAATTTTATTGGGTTAGAACAAGGTATAAAAAACGTTTATAATAAATTAAAAAATGAACATTAAAATTACAAGCCATATTATGCCTTGGGACATTGATTATGCCTTATTAATGTTTACCCAATTAAAAAAATCCAAATACCATCTTCCAGATGATGTAACTGTAACTTTAGATGTTGAACTAAACCTTACAAGTTATTTATATAATTGGGAAGAAAGCAAATTGCCTAAAGATTATTTCATTGATAAATTTAATAATTTGCTTTTATTATTAAAAGATTATAAAGTAGATAGTAAAATATATGAGGGAAATGAGTTATATGGACATTTAAATCAACAACGAAATGCAATATCTCCTGAAGTAGATTTTTACATGAACATATGTCCTGATATTTACTTTAGTGAATTTGCTTTAACATATTTGATAGAATCAGCTAAACAAGTTAATAATAAGTATTTTGTTATTACCCCTCAAATTTCCAAAGTTGGAGATTCTAGTTGGGACGAAATAACAAATTCAGAGCTTGTAAACATCCCATACTCAGATTATCTTAAAGTTGATATTTTTGATGTAAGACATATTAACAAATATTCTAATCAAGAAAAACAATTATATTCAACTAAAAATAGTAAATGGGCTGGGTGGTTTGATCTTTATAATAAAGCATTTTATGAAGAACTATGTCCCTATTTAGAGGAATGGAATGGATATGGTCCTTGGGATCATTATTCTATTATAATATCTGATGTAGCTAAATCTGCCGGGGTTGATTTTCAACAATATGTTGTTCAAGGAGAAATAATTTGGATGTATCCCTCTGGACCATTATTAAAAGATGGAGCTGATGGATTTACTAAATACTACAGAGATAGATTAAAAACAAATGATATTCCAAGTCAAAGAGCTGAATTTGAAGCCAAGATGCCAGAATATATAAATAAAAGTATATCAATTCTAAAACAAAAAAATATATTACCGGAACAATTAAATGTAAGTTTTAAACAATAAAATATGGCACATAGAGAACAAATAGAGTACGTAAACAGGGTTAAAGATAAATTCCCTACGTTTTTTCAAAACCAAAAAGTTTTAGGTATAGGTACCTTTAATGTTTGTGGTACTGAAGATGAATTTTTTAATGATTGTGATTATCAAGGATTAGATCTAGGACCAGGACCTGGAGTGGATATTGTATGTCCTGCTCAAGATTATGATGCACCTGATAATTCATATGATGTTATTATTTCATGTGAGTGTTTTGAACACAATCCATTCTATAAAGAAACAATCCAAAACGCTTATAGAATATTAAAACCAGGAGGCATGTTTTTATTTACATGTGCTACAACAGGTAGACCAGTTCATGGAACAGCTTCGTTAGAGGAAGAAAGTAAAATGAAATGGGAAAATTGGAAAACAATGCCTAATGTTGTAAAAGAAAATTGGGATAATGATTACTATAAAAACCTAACAGAAGAAGACATCAGAGAATGTATTGATATTGATGCCTCATTTAGTGAATATAAGTTTGAAGTAGAAACAAACCATTGCGATTTGTTTTTCTGGGGATTTAAAAAGTAATATATGAGAGTTTCATTCGTTATTCCTGTTGTAAATAATTTTAAATACACAAAGTATGTGTATGATAATTTAAGGAAATACTATCCAAACGATGAAATTGTTATTTCTGATGGAGGAAGTACTGATGAAACTATAGATTATTTTAGTAATATTGAAGACAATAATTTAATATTATTAAATAATGGGTCTTGTAATTTAGCTAAAAACTATAATATTGCTGTTGAAAATTCTACTAGTGAGGTTATCATATTATTACATAATGATATGTTTATTCCTCCTAACTTTAAAGATAAAATACTAAAAGATTTAACCCCAAACAACATTGTAACATATACTAGAATTGAACCCCCTATCTTTCCAGGTGAATCATCAGGTAAATTAGTAAGAAATTTTGGTAACGATATTAATGAATTAAAACAAGAAGAATTTATTAAGTTTGCTGAAAATTATAATATAAAAACTGATGGTGGGGGTCAATTGTTTTTTGCTTGTTACAAAAATAATTACCTAAAATTAGATGAAGTAACTTATCACCCACCTCAAATGTGGTGTTCGGATGATGATATTCACTTACGTTTTATTTTAAAAGGATTAGATAAAGTTGTAAGTAGTGCTTGTGTTTATCATTTTGTAAGTAAAACTTCCAGAACAGGTGAATATAAGGAAGGTGAAATAATATCTAATAAAAACTTCCTTCGCAAGTGGGGATTTAGAAAATCTAACTACAATGTAGTTTATAATAAAAAATTTATTTCTAATGTAGTATTAGATGATGAAACTAGAGAAGTTTTAGGATGTTTTTTTAACGGTGGGGAGGATATTATTGTAGAACTAAATAATAATTTCAATGATGATGATTATAGTTATATTCAACAATTAAATGACATTGTAAAACAAACAAACGATACAGGAACATTTGAGTTAGGAAATCTAACCATTACCGTCAACTCATTAGAAGAACAACAAAATAAATATATTATACTATGATATTCAAATTTTATAGCAGAAACGATAAAAATCAAGAAACAATTGGTCGTATAATCACCTCCTCAAGGTTACAAGCAGCTAAATTGTTTGCCGAACGTAAACAATTACCACTAAAAGAATTCTTGAAAATATTTGGTGTAACAACTATCCTATGAAAAATTTTGGTAAAAATCTAAAAGTTCAACCTAAAAAACGAGAGTTAAACGAAAAAGATACGTTTATTGACCTTATCGATATTTTTGATAATTGCAATATGCGTACCGAGGAATTAGAGGGTAATTTTATGTTTAATATTTCATCTTATGATGAGCCATTTTATATAATGATAGAAAATTTATTTTTATTACATTATGGTGAGTGGAAAACAGATATTATATTGTGGTGGATTTATGATAGGTTTAATGAGGAAGGCAATATATCACCTATTGAATTTAATGACCACGATACAAACTCTCAAGAAGAAGTATTAGTAGAAACACCAGAACAACTCTGGAACTTTTTAAAACGAATTGATAAATTAAAAAAATAAAATATGGTTATAAGACATTGTACCGGGTGTGGAGAGCAAATTCACCCCAAACGTTTAGAAATTATGCCTACAACAACTCGTTGTGTAGCATGTTCAACAGTACAGAAAAAAGGAGCAGTAACAATTATGAAGGGTGAAGGTGATCATACTTGGGTAGAAACAATTCATTTAGAACATGATGAGTTTAAAAAGTATATGGAGGCAGAAAATAAGCTACGTAAAAACGGAGCAGCCTTATTAGACACCCCAGAAACACCTACAGAGGTTCCCTTTGGATTCAGTGAAACTAAATTAGAAAAAAATGCCTAAGGCTCGTCCTTTAAGCCATGAGATGATAAGAGCAGCTGTTGCTAAAACTAAAAGTAATAAGGCAGCAGCAAGATACCTCAATTGTAGCTATATTCACTATAAAAAGTGGGCTAAAACATATGATGCTACAGAACCTGGTTATGCTAATATATTTGAACAACACAAAAATCAATCAGGTAAAGGTATACCTAAGTTTTTAAGCAATGGTAGCCCTAGAAAGGATTTTGCCTTATTAGATTTAATAGAAGGTAGAATCGATCCATCATCCTTTAATCCAGCTAAAATTAAGTACCGCTTAATTCAAGAGGGTTATATACAAGAGGAATGTACTACCTGTGGGTTCCATGAACGTAGGGTATTAGATTATAAAATGCCCTTAATCATGCACTTTAAAGATGGTAATAAACAACATTACCGGCTTGAAAATATACAATTACTATGTTACAATTGTTATTATCTTCAGATTGGGGATTTATTTACAGGTAAACAACTTGAGGGGATGGAAGATCATGTATCTAAAAATGAATCTAAAGTGGATTGGGAAGTAGATTCTTATACTGAACAACGACTTAAAGAATTAGGATTATATGATTCTAAACCAGTTGATGATGGTAGTGAATATATTTCTCGTTTTTAATATTTATTAATATGGTTAAAAAAATACCATTACTGAAAAAGGGTAAGCATAAAAAACACGATGCTATTGTAAACGATTTTGAAGCACAAAAAAATAAACATCTTGAAAAACTTGCTACAAAGAGCTTGTCTGAGCAAGAGAAATTTAGTAAATTAAAGGAAAAGAACATTAAAACAGATTTTTTTAAATTATTTTAACCATGGTAGCAGAAATCACATTAAACAACTCAGACGAATTCCAAGAATTGGTAGACCAAAAAGATTTTAGAATATCTAAAGCAATTGTAGAGGGTATTTTAGATAACATTAACTCAAAGAAAAAACACGTACATGTTTTATCCGTTACTTGTCTTGAAGACGATCAGATATATGATATTACAGTCGAACGTAGGCACTTTGCTGAAACCTTAGAGGAAAATTTACCTTACTACATTAGAGAGGAACAATATGAGGATTGTCGACGTATTGTAAGCACAATTAATGAGTTAAAAAATCCTATAGTTAAACAAAGAGGTAGACCAAAGAAATCTTAATTTAACTTGGCAAGTCAAAATCTTGTCATTATATTCCACTCAAAAATAAATGTTATGAAAAATTTAATCACAGAAGAGTTCAAAGAAAAATTCAAAGCAGCATTTGCTCGCTTTATGAACATTACTATTGTAGCATCAACTTTGATTGCTGGTTTTGGTTTGGGTTACTATTTCCAAGAATTAAAAATGAAACCTAAAGCTGTTAACGAAACTATCCTAAATAAAGAAGTTAGGATTGCTGTTGATAGTGAAAGTAAGCTTATTGTTATGGATAGAAAAACAGGTCAGTATGTTATTTACAGTGACTCAGTTGGTAAAGCTATCTTTAACATGTATGCTACTAAAATCGTTCAATAATGAATATGTTCGCTAAATTAAAACATTGGTATTTGATTATCATCCTAGGTGTTATGGTGCTTATGTATCTTAACCTTAATAGAAGGATTGATGATTTTGAAGACAAATTAGATTTAGCAGCTGGAACCACATCACTCCAGATGTATGAGTCAATTGAACACTGGAGTGATAGTTTCGGTATTCCAAAACACATTGCTTACAATGTTGCTTACTTGGAAACACGTTATCAAGGTCCGTTTGATTTTGATTATAACCATAAACAAACGTCATCTGCAGGAGCAACAGGTGCAATGCAAATCATACCTAAATATGCTCATAAGTTTGCTGGGAGGAAAGTTTCACCTAAAGAATTAAAAACAAATTTTAATCTAAATATAAAAATTAGTATGCAAATGCTAAGAGCATGGTATAATATATATCACGATTGGACTTTAGCAGCAGGAGCCTATAACTCAGGTCAACCTATTAGAAACGAATATGCTCTTTACGTTTCATCTAATAAAGATTATAAAAATAAATGGGTAAAATGTAACGTATATTTAGAAGATTAATAAATAAGGGGTGTATAAAAACACCCCCTTGCATATTTATTATCGACCAAAACAATAAAAATGCGATGATAAATATTACGTACATCTATCTAGTTGAAAACTGTTTCAACAATCTTAATAAAATTTATATTGGTAAAACTATAGATTTATCAAACAGAAAAAGTAAACATAAAAAAGTATATGGTAAAGAAATTAAGTTTACTATAATAGATGAAGTTAATTCCTTAGATAGAAAAGATTGGAGACCTATTGAAACAATGTGGATACAAAGTTTTATAGGTTGGGGTTTTGATGTTTTAAATACTCAAAAAGATGGAGGTAGCGGTCCATCCTTTAAAACCGAAGAACAGAAAAAACATTTAAGTAAAAAATTAAAAGAAAGAAAATATTTAGATAATTGGACATTAAAAAATAAAGAAAACCAACGTAAAGGTCCAAAACATTCTAAAGAACAAATTAAAAAATGGAGTAAACCAGTCCTTCAGTTTGATAAATATGGAAATTTTATTAAAGAATTCCCATCAATATTATCAGCTGCTTCTTCTTTAAATAAAAGTAGACCCTTTATTTGGAATTGTTTAAAAGGAATAGTTAAAACTGCTGGTGGTTACATTTGGAAATACAAAAATAATTAATTATATTAAAATGTCATGTATGTATTGGCATCATGGCAGCAGCAAAATCTAAAAAAACAACAGTAAGTGCATCTTCACTTTACAAAGAAAAACCTAAGAGATCAAGAAAAGGTATCGTAGCAAAAACAAAAACAAGTAAAACAAAAACAAGTAAAAATTATAAAAAATTATCAGTAGGACAAGGTTAAAACATTTATGAGCAAAACAAGTAATTTACAAAGATTATCGGTTCTGAAAATTTGGTTAGAAGAACAAAAACGCAAAGGCAAGATTAAAAAACAACCAGCTTGGTTAAAGGAAATCTTAAACGAAGATTAATAAATGAAACTAGATGGAGGTGCTTTGGAATTCTTTCAAAGTTTACCTGATGATTTAATGGTTCAAATTGCTATTAATGATTGGGATGCTTTAGAAAGATTATGTGTAGCACTTTCCCTAGATATTCAACTTATTATTGAAGACGCTGAACGATTAAAGAAGAAAAAAACCAAAAAGAAAAACTAATGAGTAAGTTTCAACTAGTAAATTACAATTTTGATGATCAAAGAATAGATTTTAGAATCAATCATCCTGTTAAAGACGGTTATATTATAACTAAGGATATAGATTTAGATACTACTATCTATAAAATGAAAATATGGAATGTAACTCCAGGTTTATTTGCTTTCTTTATCCCTACACCAAGACATGGTTTTGATTTTCAAAGAGAGGATTTTGGTGGATTTACTTTTGAACTTATTGATGAGGGTGTTGTCTTAGAAAGACAAATCCTTCGCTTTAGGTACACTAACATGTATCAACACAAACAAAACATAAACGACTTTTACCATCCCGTATTTGTTAATTATAGGGAGTTTTTTGTTTATGATAGGTATAAAGAATTCAATTTGGAAGGATGTGAAAATGTTATTGATGCTGGAGCTAGTGTAGGTTTGTTTACACAATATATGTTAAATAAAGGAGCTAAACAAGTAGCATCTGTTGAGTGTGATGATAGAAGTATAGTAGCTTTATTTAGTAACTTTGTTAGTAATCTAAAAGTTAAAATCATTGGAATGGCTTTATCAGATATTAATGGTGAAAAAGAATTATACTGGAAAGAAGATAATCCATTAGTAAATAGTTTAGATATTGATGGTAGTGAGTTTAGTACTCATGTTAATCCTAATTCTAAAACAGTTAAAACTACAACTTTAGAAACATTAATCAATAATTTAAATTGGGATAAAACCGATTTATTAAAAATAGATATTGAGGGAAGTGAATGGGACGTTATTAATACTACTCCAGATGATACTTTTCAATCTATAGATAAAATATTATTAGAATATCATTGGCCAAAAGATAGATTACAATCTGTTATTTCTAGATTCCAATCACTAGGGTTTAAACATATGTTTGAATCTGGATGTGATGGAAGTGAGGAAAACGGCACTGTATTCTTTTCAAAGTAATTTGGATTTCTGAATTCCTGTTCGTATATTCATGTCATAATAAAGGTTATGGCATTACATAAAATAATTGAAAAACATCAAGTAAATATCTTAGGTCAAGAAATTACCTACACTAATAGGTTTTTTAAGTATTCTAAAAGTACATCTTATGGTTTTAAACCATCTAAAAGTTTAGTTAGTAGTGGTGTTTATGTGTTTAAATACACTTATGAACACCACTCATTACCCCCAACATTATTTGTTTCACCTATTTCAGGTAAGAAATTTATTGTTCCTACTTGGCAAGAGGTTCATCCACAAACTACATTATCAGATATTGAGTGGATTAGACCAGTTAAAGTAGAAGTACCTGTAGAAAAAGGAACTTGGATGTTTGAATCCTCAAGTGAAAAAGGTATATTTTACAAAGTTACTAAACAAGGTGATAAATTAACTTGCAACTGCTCAGGCTTTTATCGTTGTAAAGATAGAAACAAAGGTTGTAAACATGTTCAAGAAGTTCGTAAACAATTAAATTAATGATAACAAGTAAACGTCCTAAAAAAACTAAAATCGAAATCGATTTGTTGGGTCCTGAAGGTAATGCTTTTGCTTTACTAGGTATTGCTAAGGATTTATGTCACAAAACAGGTATTGAATGGGAACCTGTTAAAAATGAAATGACAAGTAGTGATTATGAAAATCTAATTAATGTTTTAGATAGACATTTTGGTGATGTGATAGTCATGTATCGGTAATTTGGCTTTTTGAATGATTGTTCGTATATTCACGGTATGGAAATAAAGGTTATGGAAAAAACAGAACGTAGAGGTAGGCCTGCTGAAGCACCTGCTGTAGTATTAGATAAGTTTGAAAGAACGTTTTATGAGTTTGCTAATGAGCAATATCAAAAAGATGGTCGTAAAACTACTTTTTATTATGATATGAATAAAACCGCTAATGGTCCTTATAAAACTGAAGTAGCTTATCCTAAAGGTTATAAACACGACAAGGTTAAAGCAGAAAAAGGTAAAGCATATAATAACCAACCAGTGGTAATGGTGTTCAAATCATCTGAACGTTCAAATGCTAAATTCAAAATTAAAGTATGGAATAATGAAAATATTGACTACATTATTACAGCTCCTACATTACCAGGTGTTCCTGATAGCGCTATTATTTTAGAGGTAGGCGTAGGAGAAAGTTTTATTGATTCTTTTAAATCTAAATACAATTTGTAATATTTATAACATATAAATTATGGCAACCAGAGGACAAATCGCTTACTTAGCAAACCCAAACACAATATTTTCAATATACAACCACTATGATTCTTACCCAGAACATTTAGGTACAGCATTAACTACTTACTTTAATTCAGATAGTGATGCAGAAGACGTAGTAATGAATGGTGGTGATATTAGATTCATTGATGATGATGGAACTGTAGATCGTTTTGATAAAGGTGGAGCAATACAAATTAAAGGCGAAGAACCAGAAGATTTATTTAATGAGTTGTACTCACACTCCGATAGTGCTTCCGCTGATTATGTTTATGTTTGGTTAGAAGATAAATGGATTACTCTTCCTATAAACAAAGGTAGAGAATACTTTGTAGGTACTTTACTTGATTCAATCAGAAAATCAGAACCAGCTATGGAAGCTTATCACATTGGTGGGAATAGGGAAGTAATTACTAAAGAAGACGAAGACGAAATGAATGAAATTTTTGTTCGTCAAATGAAATATAAAGCAGGTATTATTAAATAAAAAATAAATAAAAATAAATAAAATGAAAAAAGCAGATAATTTTGACGCAACAAAGTGGTTAGTAGAAAATAAAATTACTACTCAATCTCGTTTAAATGAAGAATATTCAAATGAAAGAATAAACCAACGTGATGTAGAAATAGCAGGTGGAGAAGTTATTAATCATACCTTTGATACTATTGATATGATTGATCTTGATAATGGATATAAAGTAAAAATAATTACAACTTATTACTTTAGAGATCCAGGAGTAAAAGGATATAGTAGTACTGCTAGTGATGAAAATCCTATGTTAAGTGGTGTAAAAACTACATTAATGGATTCTTCTGGTAAACCAATTAAAAACCATAATTTTACAGGTTCTGGTCAATGGTGGATGCTTCAAGGAGGAAAAGAATACTTCATGCCACAAATTAAAGCATGGTGGGAAAATAAAATGGGTAAGTTAGGTTTAAGCGAATCTAAATTAAACGAAGATTTAACAGACGAAATAGCAGCATTACCAAATCACCACACAGCAGAAGATACAGCAGAAGCAACATTAGTAGTTGGTAAATATGCTGTTGTTCGCTATGATGAAAGCGATGAAGGAGGTGAAGACATGTATGTAGTATGGGACAATACTAGAGACCAAGAAGAAATAGGTCCATATGAAGATGAACCTGAATTCGAATCAACAGATCCAGCTGAAGTAGCTGCTTTTTTAATGAAAAATTCATAATTTAGAACCATTCTATATGAAAAAAGCAGATAATTTTGACACAAAACAATGGTTGGTTGAAAATAAAATTACTTTTCAATCTCGTTTAAATGAAGATGAAGAGGAAAAAAAATATTACCTTGCAGCAAAGTCAAAGGATGGAAAAAAACATGAAGTATTTAAAAAAAATCCAAACTATATAAAAACAACTTATGATAGTGCTTTAAAGCTTATAAACTCTTTAAAAAAACCAAAACATTATACCTACTACGTATCAGATATAGATGGTAACCCTGTTGATAAAAATGGTAACATTATTAATGAATCTCGTTTAAATGAAAATTTTGAAGAAACCCATGAATATCTTGAAATAAGTCCTGAGAATTTCCAACCAGGTGATTATTTTTTAAGAACTCCTGTATATGATAATAGTGGTGAATTTTTTGATCATAAAGAAAAAATTAAAATATTATCTATTGATCTTCCTAAAGATGGTAGAAGCGATATATCCAAAGTTAAAACTGAAGATGGTGAAATAATGGGGTTATCTAGTACTTCATTATACGACATAGCAAGACCATTGTAAGTAAAAATAATATTATTTGGAATTATTCTAAATGACGAAGGGAGGTGGCTTTGTCATCTCCCTTTCGTATATTGACGACATGATGAAAGAGCAAGACAAATTTAATGGTTTATCAAAAGGTCAAGTGAAACAAATCATTAGACGTAATATGATTACTCGTGTAAAATCAAGTAAAAAAGTTTACGATCGAAAGAATTTTAAAAGAGATTTGGAATCCTAAAAGAGGGTTCGTATATTCACGGTATGGAAATAAAGGTTATGGAAAAAATAAAAATAAACACAAATTTTAAATTCACTTTCGACACTGATGTTGATCTTAGAAGAGCCGAATTAACAGGTTACATTGAATCATATGATATGGTTCGTATTTGTGTTAAAAGATTAGACAATGGAAACCAAGTTGATTTTCCAATTAAAACCAGAGAAGATTATTTTGACACAGTTGCTAGTTTGAATGAAAGATCTAACGAGTATGATATGGTAGAAATTTACCAAGACACTCATATGTTTGATATGTACGATTATATTTAATAAATAAAGTTATGATAATTACAGTAATAGTAGCAGCAGCTTGGACCGGTTGGACAATTCACTTATTAAAAAAATAAAAGTTATGAAAAAAACAAATGTTATTACCCCGATGTGGCTTAAGTGCCAAGAAATCCTTAAAACTGGTGATTTGGAACTCGCTGATAACAAATTAATGGAACTAGTTTGGAAACTATCCGACTATACAATGGAAGGTTTTAAAGATGCTGATGTGATTGAAGGTGTAAAGCTCGAAACATGGAAAGAACGTGTATGGTTTGCTATTGAGAATGCTGGCTTATTACCTGAACTAAATGACTAACGAGGAACAAGACACATTGTACACTAAGTTAATGAGTATTCTAATGCTTATGGAGAAGGATTATTACTATAAGGCTACATTAGAGTTGGAATCGTTAATAGAACATATTAAATTTGGACAAGTAAAATAATGGAAAAAAGAGGACAATTAGAAAAACTAAGATACAATTTTGACACAGCCAAAGGTGTTTTTGTTAAAATGAATGATAAAATGTATCGAGTAACAGAACGTGACTTTAGATCATTTAATGGTGAAAGATTCATATTTGAAAAAGTAGATGGTGAGTATCAACATGTACCTTACAAAGGTCCTCTTTACTACCACAACACAAATAAAAAATGTAAAGAACCAATTGGTATAAACAAGGTTCAATACGCTCATGATTTACCTTGGACTTCAATTAGAAGACCACATGAAAACTATTTAGTTGATTAAAACAAGAGAGATTAATATTTATAACATATAACTGTTATTAAATGGCTAGTCTACTCAACAATGCTTCACTCTTATTAAATCCTGCGGGTAGTATAATTGCTTACGAGGAGGATAAAATATTTTCTGTGTTACCATCAAATGGTACCGGTGATTTTACTTTTTCAGGAGGTGATGGAGGTACTAGAGTAAATCAACAAGGGTATATTGAACAGACACCTGCTAACTTTATGCTTAACAGTGGTACTACTTGGACTCCTTTTAATGTTACAGTTACTACAGGTGTAACTGATCCTGTAGGTGGTACGGGAGCTTATACTATAGGTAGTATAGCTTCTGGAAATATTACTGATTATGGTAATAAAGGAAGTAATACTATGTCTCTTCCTGCAGGTACTGTTATTACTTTTTCAATTTCTATGAAAGGTTCAGGTACTATTGCTACTTACCTTGAAAGAGCATTAGCTGGTACTTATTGGTTTGATGTTAAAACTCATACTTTAAGCAGTGAATGGCAGGTATTTACCCACACTTATACAGTTCCTACAGATGCTAGTGGTGTTGGAGTTTATGTAGGTAATGCTACAGGAACAACCGCTACATCTGTTGATATAGCATTTCCAATGTTAAATTATGGCTCAACAGCTAAACCATACCAACCAACAACAGACCGCTTAAATTATCCTCGTATAACTTATCAAAATGGTAGAGGTGCTTTATTACAAGAACCACAGAGAACAAATGTAACAACTAATAGCCAAACTATAAGTGCAGGTACCGGTACTACTGTTTCTTTGGATAGTGGAATATCTCCTGATGGAACTCAAAACGCTGATAAACTTATAGAAGATACAAGTACAGGAACTCATATAACAACATTTGGAGGTTCTTTAGGTGGTTCTGTAGATTCAAGTACTTTTTGTGTTAGTATCTTTGCTAAAGCTGCTGGTAGAACACGTTTCATAATATTCGACAATAATCAGGGTGCAGGTGCTGCTATAAATGTTTTTGATTTAGGTAATGGTACAAAAATTAGTGGGAATGGAACTATTGAAAATTATGGAAACGGGTGGTATAGGTGTATTATTTTTCCATCAAAAACTGATAATACAACAGCTAATATACAAATTAGATTAATAAATACAGGAACAAATGATAGTTACACTGGAGATGGATCTAGCGGTATCTTTTTTTGGGGTAAACAAATCGAAGTAGGTGAATTTCCAACCTCATACATCCCAACAACATCAGCAACAGTAACTAGACCTATAGACCAATTCTTTAAAAATGATTCACCAGCTTTAAGTACTACTAGTTGGACATTTTATATGTCTGGAGTTAATATAGGAAAAAATCAAAATTCTAGTGGGAATCCTATTGATGCTGTAAACTGGAGTTTTGATAGTGGTGCTGGTCCTTATGGGGCAAACTCAATACATAACTACAATAATACAGTGTATTATTATGATACTGTTAATGGGGCAGCATTTTTAGGGGCAATTGGTAGTACAACTACAAAATTTGCAGTTACTAAAAACGGAACTACATTTAAATTTTTTAGAGATGGAGTTTTAACTACAACAAGTACACTTTCTTTAGCAAGTAATGTTTGGGATTCATTTAGAATGTATGGTGATGTAGATGGCCAAGGCCAAGCATTTTCAAATAACCCATCTACATTAGCTATTTTACCCTCAGCTTTATCAGATTCAGATGCACAATCACTAACCACAGTCCGCTCAGGTTCAGGTGGTAACATCTCATACTACGGACCATACACAATCCATACATTCACAGGCTCAGCAACATTCACTCCTTCATTTACAGGTCCTGTAGAGGTACTTGTTGTTGCTGGAGGTGGTGGAGGAGGTTCTGGTTTTAATAGATCTGCCTGTGGTGGTGGAGGTGGTGCTGGAGGTTTACTTTATGCTTCATCCTATGGTGTATCTGCTGGTACTGGAATAACTGTCACTATTGGTGCCGGTGGTGCTGGTGGACCTGCAGGTACAGGAAGCCCTACAGGAGATGGTTCTAATGGCTCTAATTCAATATTTGGAGGATTAACATCTATTGGTGGTGGTGGAGGTACTACTTATTTTGATACTAATGGTAAAAATGGAGGTTCTGGAGGTGGAGCTGGAGGTGCTGGTGGTTATACTCCAGTAGGCGGACAAGGAATACCAGGCCAAGGAAATAATGGCGGAAACCAAGTTGGTTCAGGACAAAGTACAGACACTACATCTTGTGGAGGTGGTGGAGGTGCTGGAGCTGTAGGAGCAAACGGAGTTACCTCTCAAAGAGGAGGTAATGGTGGTATTGGTCTACCTTACTATATTTCAGGATTTTCTACTTATTATGCTGGTGGTGGTGGTGGAGGTGCTTCACAAGTAGGTGGTGGATTTGGAGGTCTTGGTGGTGGAGCCAATGGAGGTAATTTAGATAGTAATGGATCTAGTGGTGTTAATTATACAGGTGGAGGCGGAGGCGGAGCTAGTTCAGGGGTTGGAGTAGCAGCAACAGCAGGTGGTACAGGAGGTTCAGGTATAGTAATAGTACGTTATTTAACTTAATATGGATATAATAGAACAATATTTAGGGTTATGGGGTGTAGATGTAGCAGTTAAAAAATTACGTCCACATGCTCAATTTGAACTTTACAATACAACATTTACTAAGTGGGTTGATCCTACAGGAACACAACCTCCTACTTGGGAAGAAATAAACAAACAAATAGAAAAAGATAAAGAATTATGTCATACTTTGCACACATAAACGAAAACAGTGTTGTTACTACCGTTATAGTAGCAACTCAAGAATTTATTAATACAGGTAGTGAAGGCGATCCTGCTAGTTGGATAGAGACATCTATAGACGGTAGTTTCCGCAAACAATATGCGGGTATAGGTTATACCTATGATGCTGAAGCAAATGTATTTATATGTCCTCAACCTTACCCATCTTGGGTTTTAGATTCAAATTATGATTGGGTTGCTCCTGTACCTTATCCTCAAGATGGTAAGTGTTATGTGTGGGATGAGACAATTATTAACTGGGTAGAAGTACCTTGTATGCCAACTGGATCAATTTAATATGCATAACTACCAATATAGAAAATATATGATGAGTGATTTATCTCTATTAAATGAGATAACTCAAAGTTATACTAACCCTATTACAGAGGAAACTAGTTTTACTTACACTCAAACAGTTTATGTTATGGGTCCAATTTGTGAACAATGGGTAACAGGTAGTTCTCCTATGGGAATGCCTATTATGTCTTGTTCTTTATATTCTACAGCCTCAGCGGTAGATATTTTATGGGATCAAGAACCACTACCTAATTTTAGCTCAAGTGAGGTATGGCCTTTTCCAGGTACAGAATTAACTACATTTGGTAATGCAATGCCTATTTACCAAAAAGACTATTGTGAGCGTTTTTATTGTCCTACAGGTTCAGGTCCAATACCTCCACCTCTTTAATATTTATAATAAACTAATATGCCAAATCCAGTTGCTGTTAATGATCTAAGTCCTATATCTGGGAGCTTACAAACCTCTAGGATAAGTTATGCTGTAGATACAGCAGGTAAAGATTATGGTCAAGACTACAACGGTACAACTTGGTACTCAGATATTCCACAAAATGGAAGTCAATATACAATTATTTCAGATAATTATACAGCTAACTATTATGTATCTCGTTCAAATGCCGAAGGTGCTTATGTTGAAGGTGGTTTACCAGCAGTAGATGAATATTCTGCTCCTGTGTTTTGGTTAACAGCAGGTACTTCAAGTTTAGATATTATAACTATTGTAAATGGTTTACCTGATAGAAGAGGACAAATACCATTTAACTCTGGTTCTCAAGCATTAAATTGGGTTGCCTCAAGTAGTAATTATTTTGCTGTTGGACCTCCATATGAACAAATTGATGCTGATTCTTTAAAATTATATTTAAATGCAGGTCAAATTATTTCTTATCCAACTACAGCTTCTACTTGGTATGATATAAGTGGATATAGTTCAAAAGGTACATTAATAAATAGTCCTGCATTTAATTCAAATGGTTGGATTGATTTTGATGGTACTGACGATTATGTTAATTTTTTCAATAATAGTCTTTTAAATATAGGTACTAGCAATTTTTCCCAAACAGTTACTTTTTTAATCAACTCAGTTACAAGTGGTCAAAGAATAACTTTTAAAAGACTAGGAGGTTTAGGATATGGGTATTCTATGTTTATAGATGGAACCGGGGCACTTGGATTTGAAATTCTTACACCATCTACTTCTATTACTGCTTACGGTGGATACCCTTCAACAGGAAGATGGCATCAAGCAACATTTTCATTAAATAGATCAGGAAATGGTATTTTATATCTTGATGGGGTTGCAAGTACTCCTGTAAGTTTTAGTTCATTAGTTGGGTTAGATATTTCTAATAATGAGGATTTTTGTTTAGCAGCAGTAAGTCCTGCTATTGGTGGAGGTGCTTATTTAAATGGAGATTTAGCTACAGTAGCTTCATATGCCAAACAATTATCAGCAGCAGAAGTAGCTCAAAACTACTACGGTGGTCCAATTGTAACAGGTAGTTTATTATTTGCTATAGATGCAGGTAATTTAGTATCATACCCTAAATCAGGAACAGCAGTCTACACATTAACAGGAAGTGTTAACGGTACTTTAACAAACGGACCAACATTTAATCCTACTTTTGATGGGTGTTGGAATTTTGATGGTACAGACGACTATATTCTACTAGGCTCAAGTATTACTCCAGGAAACGGTAACTGGACATTATCAGCATGGGTAAGAGGATTTGGAGGAGTAGTAGGTAATACATCAGGAGGTCCTGTAGCTAGTGGTTTTGGGATATTTAGTACCGGAGGTAATTATAAAATTTTTTATGCTAACTATGATGGCTCTTGGAATTATAATTACGGAAATACTACTTTAAATCCTAATGAGTGGTATTTTTTAACTTGGGTAAACTATACAGGAAATACTATGAAAATGTATGTTAATGGGATAGCAGACTCATCAGTATTTAACTCTCTTACCTCTAATGGTGGGCCTGTTGATGCTGTAGGAGGAACACAAGGAACACCTGGAGGGACATTTAATGGAAATATAGCATCAGTTCAGTGGAACATAGGTACTGCTTTTACTGATGCTCAAGTCTTACAAAACTATAACGCAACAAAATAATGAGTAGATTCGAAGGTCCACAAGGTATAATAACAAATGGTTTAGTATTAAACCTAGATGCAGGCGATCCGGATTCATACACTCGCTCACAACCTCCATATGTTGAGGTATTAGTTGTTGCTGGTGGTGGTGGAGGTGGAACATATGCAGCCGGAGCTGGAGGCGGAGCAGGAGGTGTAATATACAACAGTGCATACCAACTAACATCAGCTGCTGCTGTTACTGTTACTGTAGGTGCTGGAGGAAATGGGGGTGTGTGGAGTGTTAGTAATTCTACCCAAGGATCTAATAGTGTATTTGGTTCATTAACTGCTGTCGGTGGAGGATATGGAGGAACAGGTTGGATTACCCAAGCTGGAGGTAATGGCGGCTCTGGTGGTGGTGGTGGAGGGTATGATGGAAGTAACGGCACATTTACTGTTGCTGGTGGTACAGGTACAGCAGGTCAAGGATTTAACGGAGGTTTAGGTAGAGGCATTAGTGGAAACAGAGGAGCAGGAGGTGGTGGAGGTGGAGCAAGTACTCAAGGTGGAGACTCTACTACAAACTCTGGAGGTAATGGTGCTAATGGCTTAGCATTTTCAATATCAGGTACATCAACATACTATGGTGGAGGTGGAGGTGGAGGTGATTACGGTTCTGCTAATGGAGGTCAAGGCGGTTTAGGTGGTGGAGGAAACGTTAGTGGTGGCAATAGCAGTGGAATACCAGGATACCCCGGTACAGCAAACACTGGTGGTGGAGGTGGTGGTTCTAGAAGCGCTACCTCAGATAGTTGGAATGGGGGTAATGGTGGTTCAGGCATCATCATAGTACGTTACCCAGGCCTACCAGCAGCAACCGGAGGTACAATTACATATGTAAACGGATACACAATCCATACATTTACCTCTAGTGGAACATTTACTCCATTTTTATGGAATGATGTGAGTGGGAATGGAAAAAATGCTACTTTTACAAATGGTGTTCCTAGTGATAGTTATGTAAACTACATTAAAGGAGGTTATATGAGTGGTTTTTCCACTGATGATTATTGGAATGTAGGAAATACTCCTTACGGAGTAATACCAACTGGAACTTCTACTAGAACAATATTTACTGCTTTTAGAACCCCTACCACTCTAAACTCAAACATTTATTACCATATATTTCATTACGGAACAGCTAATACTGACAATGCTTTTGGCTTAGCTATATATGGTAATTTACTCAATAATCACACATGGGCTGGTAATTCTAATTTTTCTAATTTTACCTTAAGTGCTGATACTGATTATATAGTAGCTGTAAGATTTAATAATAGTAATTCTCCTAGAAATAATTTCTTTATAAATGGAACTTTTGGAACTACAGGATTTGGCCAAGGCAAAACAGCAGATTATGCTATTAGTACAGGAACTAGTAATGAACCTAGAGTTGGGATGCGTATTGATTCCCCAACAGAAGGTCTAAATAACGGTAGAGTGTATGCTCTATATATCTATAATAGTTATTTATCAGATGCTGAAATTACTCAGAATTACAATGCTTTAAGGCCAAGGATAGGAATTTAATTAATATTTATAATAAAATAATATGACAACACAAGAAGAGTATATTAACAGACGTTTTGTAATTTTCAACGTTACAGAACTCCCCCTTATTGACTTTAATCAAGTCTACGAAACCTCAATTGACACAGTCCGTAAATCAGTTGATGGAACTCAAACATTTGTAAAATACGATATACCAGAACCTTCATCAGTTACTGCTTTAACTACAAAATCTATAGAATACACATATGATGAGATTTTGCAAATTTTAGCTACACCAGAGTGGACAAACCCAGAACCATTCCCAACCGGTTCAATAGGTTAATTGAATGTCTAGGCCTATAGCATATAATGCTTCGGGTCCTTTGTCTGGTAGTATTAGAGGAGGATCTGTTAATTACACTGTAGATAGTGGTAATAGGGATTATACTACCTTTGCCTCTAAAAAATGGGTACCATCAGCAGATGGGGTTGCCCCAATTGTATTTGTAACAGATACTTATACTCAAGGGTTTGAACTTAATCCTAGTTTAGCTGTACCTTTATTTTTTTCATGTAATGGAACAGGTTCAGCAGCTATTTTATACACGGCAAATCGTATACCGGGTTCACCAGGTAATTATAGTGATGCAAATGTTGCCTTAAATGATTTAATAAATGCTAGAGGTTATTTTATTTTAGAATCAAATGATCCGTTTGAAGGAATAGATGCTGATGGGTTGGCTTTAGATTTAGATGCTGCTAAAATGTCTTCTTATCCTCAAGTAGGTACTAACTGGCGTGATTTAAGTGGTAATGGGAATACAGGAGCTTTAACTAATGGACCAACTTGGAATTCAAATGGGTGGTTTGATTTTGATGGGATTGATGATTATGGTTTAGCCAGTAGAACACCATCTATCTCTCCTACTTCCGGGATTACCCAAGAAGCTTTAGTAAATTTTGATGCCGATAGTGCAGTTATAATAGGATTACAGTATGGAGCTAGTTCAGATAACTCTTATGCTTTTTGGAGAGATGGTGCTAATTGGAATGGTCTAGTTAAAACATCCAGCGGAACTCAAGTTATACAATATAATCAAGTATTAACTACTGGAAGATGGATTCATTTTTTACATACCTATAGTGGTTCAACTCAATATCTGTATGTAAATGGAACTCAAGTTGCCTCATCCGGAGTATCTGGTGGTGATATTATATATGATTCTAATAATAATGTAGTAGTAATTGGAGGTGATTTTAACTCAGGATATAATGCTGGATTAGCCCTACCTCTCAATGGTAAATTAGCCAAAGTAGGTATATACAGTAAAGGATTATCTCAAACAGAAATTAATCAAAACTACTTCGGTTCACCAATAGTCACAGACGGTCTAGTATTTGCTGTTGATGCTAATAATATAGTATCATATCCTAAATCAGGAACAGCATGGTATAATTTAACTGGTAGTGTAGGTACAGGTACATTAACTAACGGACCTACATTTAACATAAATAATGGTGGTTCTATTAGATTTGATGGAGTTGATGATTTTGTAAATATCCCATATAATTCTTCTTTAGATATTCCAACTGCTATTACTGTTGAAGTATGGGTAAAATATGCTTCTCAAGGAGAAATCGGTAGTGGTGGAAGAACATACTCCGTACTTAGTTATAAAGGATATCCATGGACATGGTTATTAGAGGATATAAGTGGACAATTTAATTTTAGAATTTCAACAACATCCGATGGAGATAGTCGTCTTGATTCTAATTACTATCATGGGGTTGAACGTTGGGATCATGTAGCTTGTACTTATAACGGCTCAACTCAATCTATTTATGTAAATGGAATTTTACAAAACAGTAAAAGTTTAACAGGAACTATTATTACAAGTGGAACCACAATTGAATTAGGAACATATGGTACAGGTGATTACAGTTTTAATGGATGGTTAGCCAATCACAGAGTATACAACAGAGCACTCTCAGCCGCCGAAGTTCAACAAAACTACCAAGCCGAACAATACAGATTTGAAACACCAGCAGGCCCAGCAACAAATGGATTATTATTATATTGGGATGCAGGTAATTTAGATTCCTACCCAGGAACAGGTACTACAATTTATGATTTATCAGGAAATGGCAATAATGGTACTTTAGTAAATGGAGTAGGATATAATCAAACAAATGGTGGTGTATTAACTTTTGATGGTGTAGATGATGGTGTGTATTTAACCTCACTAAATTTATCAAGTACTAATAATACAGTAATGGGTGCTGCTCGTTATACAGGTACTACTCCTCATGGAAGGATGATTAGTGCTTATAATAACAACTGGTTAATTGGGTGTTGGAATAACTCAACTGAAAATTATTATGCTCAAGGTTGGGTATCACCGGTTCAAAATGGAGCTAATGATACTAATTGGAGAATAGTAACTGCTTTAGGAGATGTAGGAGCTGATAGTTATACTTCATATATAAATAATACCCTTTCAGCTGGCCCTAATAATGGTGGATCACAAGGACCTGATGGTATTTTCATTAGTCCATCATCTGAACCAAGTACAGGCCAATTTAGTTTCTTATTAGTGTACAACAGAGTACTTACCGCAGCAGAAATGACTCAAAACTACAATTACTTTAAAGGAAGATTCGGACTCTAATGCCACAACCAGTATCATATAACCCCGGAACACCAGTATCAGGTAGTATACAAGAAAACAGTATATCATATGTTGTTGATGGTCAAAACCGTAACTACAGAGGTGGTTTCGGAGGACTATCTTGGATGAGTGAAGTACCGGCGGCCAACAATGTTATTTTTATAGGTAACTCTGTTAGTTTAGGTAGAGGACCAGCTAACATACCTTTATTTTATCCTTCATATAATAACAGTGCGGCCAATATTATTTATGCCGCTAATACATTACCGGGTTCACCTAGGAATTTTACAACTACCGCAAGTGCTTATAACTGGGCAGTAACAAATAATTTCTTTATTAATAATTCTGATAATCCTATTCCTAGAATTGATGCTGATAGTATGTTTTTGTGTTTAGATGCTGAACAAGCAACTTCATTCCCACAAACAGGAACTAGTTGGTATGATATGAGTGGGGCAAATTATACAGTTACAGGTACTAATAATCCTACTTGGAATTATAATAATGGTAAATCATATTGGCAATTTGATGGTACAGATGATTATTTTGCATTTTCCTCAACACCCCCAATAGCTCAAAGCACATATACATCAACTGTTGAAATTTGGGCTAAATCAATTAATAATGTTCCAACATTTCAAGTAATGTTTGGTGGTGGTGTACAAAATACAAACCAAGGATATTATTATGGTTTTAGACAAGATAATGCAAATTTTATGTATGCTTTCTATGCTAATGACCAAGATGGATCTACACCAAGAGATAATAGAGTTTGGAATCACTATGTGGCTGTTTATAATCAAGCCACTGGAGCAAGATACAGGTATTTTAATGGGGAATTATTATCTCCATCCCAAGCATCGGGAGTAACTGCTACTTCAGCTAATAGTTTTACTATTGGTGCTTTTAAAGATGTTAATACTGGACCTCAATACTTCTATAATGGGTATATTTCTAAAGTTAGAGGATACAGTAAAGAATTAACTCAAGCTGAAATTAAACAAAATTATTTCCAAGGTAATATTGTTACTGGTAGTTTAGTATTCATGATGGATGCTAATAATATAATTTCATATGAAAGTTCAGGTACCCTAGTCTATTCATTAACAGGTTCATTAAGTGGTTCATTAATAAATGGAGTTGGATATAATACAGGAAATGGAGGCAGTTGGGTATTTGATGGAACAGATGATTATATTAATTTTGGTCCTTTAGCAACAAATTCACCATTATCATTTACAAATGGTAATTTTACATTAGAACATTGGATTAAACCAACATCTCTTCAAAGTAGTACATATTTTGGTTTAACTAATATAATATTATCTAAAGGTCCAGCTAGTACATTCAATTATGCAACCCAAGTTGTTGATGCTACAAGTGTTAGGTTTTATCATAGAGATAATAATGAAGGTTTATCTAATAATACATTTACAGTTCCTAATTTATTAAATGCATGTACCCATCTAGTGTTTGTTATTAATCCAGCAGGAACTCAAATTACTTTATATATGAATGGTATTTTACAGCAAACACAAAATTTAACTGGAAATCCTATAACCCCCTATACAAATGATGAACTACTTATTGGTAGTCACTATGGACAGCAATATACTAACTTTATTGGTAACATTTATACAAATAGAATATACAGTAGAGCACTCACCTCAGATGAAGTCCAACAAAACTACCAAGCAACCAAAGATAAATTCCTAGGTGAAAACATAGTAACAAACGGATTAGTACTTAATTTAGATTCTGCTAATAAAGATTCATATCCTGGAACAGGAACAACATGGTATGATTTAAGTGGAAATGGAAATAACGGTACTTTACAAAATGGACCCTTGTTTATACCTAATCAAAATAGTGGTGTTTTATCATTTGATGGAGCAGATGATTTTGGGACAGCTGGTAGCTTTTTTACATATCAAGCATTCACAATTAATTTATGGATTAGACCAGGTTCATCTCAAACAACATATGCTGATATAATTGATAATAACCATACAGGAACCCAGAACTGGGTATGTCAACAAAATGAAAATAACCTAAACCAATATGAATTTGCGGTACTTGGTGGGGGAGGTGCTTTTAGTACAACAGGATTATTCACATTAACTTCAAATATATGGGTTAATTTAACTTTTACTTATGATGGTGACAAAGTAAGAGGATATAATAACGGATCTTTATTTGGAACTGGTATTTCTCTAGGTACTACTATTAACTATGTTGCTCCTACTTTTAACATAGGTAGATGGAATCTTGGAGGTAGAAATTGGAATGGACAGTATGGTATAATAAATGTTTATAACAGAACATTATCTGCAGCAGAAATAACTCAAAACTATAATGCTGCCAAAACAAGATTTGGCCTTTAACTTGGCTTCCTAAAATATTATCATTATATTACACTATCAATTAAGTTTGATGATATTTATGTCTATGACTAACGAAGAGCTAATCGAGGAATTGTACCACAAAGCTCATGCAAAGGGTTTCTTTCATGAGTTACATGAGAAAGTAAAAGAAGTAAAACAAAGTGGTATAAAAGAGTGTGAACATAGATTAGTTCAAAGAGCATATAGTGAGCTTAAAAAAATTAAGCTTGCATTACCTACCCCACAAATTTAATCCGTATATACGAACCCCATAAAATAAATAAGTTATAAATTCATGATTGATAAACAAAAGGTATGTATTATAATAGGTAGTTACCCCCAAAACTATAAAGATAATACTTTACTTGGATTAACAATTGAAAGTTTTAAGTCCCAAGGCTATGATATATGTTTAGTATCTCATTCCCCAATTAACCAAGAACTACAACAAGCAAGCAAATTTACAATATATTCAGATGAAAACCAAATACTAAATTTTCCAACACCATCAGTGGTGACAGAATTTTGTGATGGAGATGATTTAAGATTCCAGACCAACCACGGAAATAGGGTTGGACAGCATTCATTTGCTGTTTTAATGAATCTAAAAAATGGGCTATGGTTATTGAAAAATAAAAAATACACTCATTTTATTTATGCTGAAAATGATACATTTTTAACTAGTAAGGATCAAAAATTATTAGAAAATAAATTAGAGGAATTTAATTTTATGGAAAATGATTATTGGTTTATGCTTGAGAACCAACATACACAACTGGTGGCAACATCAATGTTTGGGGGAAAAATTGATGTATTTTCGGATACATTGGATTCAATTAATTCCCCCGAGGATTATCTTAAAGTTGAGGCCTCGTCTTTAGAGGCATTTATGGGTAAATTATTTACTAATAAGGATTATTATTATGATGTTAAACCTAGGGATTTGTTTGAGAGTAAATGGCTAGGAATTTCTAGTTATTGCTCTATTAATTTTCCAGGTATTGACAGTAAGTTAACAGTAATGGTTGATATTGTTAGGAATTTAAAGGATGAAGAAAATGTGTTTTTTATTGTAAATAAAAACGATAATGTAGAGGAGGTAAATGTAAGGCTTTATAGAGATAACCAAATAGCTACAACAACTGATATAAAAACAGGTCCGTTGTATTATTGGGGGTATCAAAAACAAGATACTAACATTTGGAAGATGGAGGTGTGGATGAATGATAAAATTATATCTCAAGTTGAAAGAACAACTGAGGAAATATTTTGGAACCGAATGTCTTATTTTGAAATTAAAAACAATTAATAAAATGAATATAAAAGATAGATTATTATTGATAGCCGCTAGTTTTGCACTAGGGTGGTTATTAGTTGACGCAACTACAATGTCTATTAGTTCCGCGGCCCTAAACAGTACGTTGGTTATAGACACTATTAAACACGTTAAACCACAGGACACCGTTGGAGCTAGTGTCCAACAGGACACTATTGTGGATGTTAAAGGTAAAAATGTACTGTTTATAGGGGATTCACATACGGCCGCAGACTACGGATGGCAACACCAACTGTGTAAAAAAACACAAATGAGGTACTTAAACACAGCCGTTGGAGGTAAACAAACTGGATGGATGTTGGAGGTAGCTAAACTGCATGTTAATTCAGGATACGATTACTGTTTTATTTACGGAGGGGCAAATGATATGGCAGGTAATAGAGCTCCTATTAAATCAGTTAAAAATATACAAAAGATTGTAAACATGTGTTTGGCAAAACAAGTAACACCAATTGTGTTAACAGGTTTTGATCCAGTAAGTTGTATTAATGTTAACGGCCGAGATGTATACAAAGGATATCCACAACGCTATGCCAAGTTTCAACAACTGTTAGTTGATTCGATTGTAGGGGCTAAAGTATTGAAAACACATTGTATTTCAAGGACCGATTGTGGAGACTTTTTATGCCACATGACAGCCTCAGGTCATAGGAAGATGACAAGCTTTATTATTTTAGCTTGTAGATTTAAAACATATTAATTATATTTAGGTGATTATGTGGTTACAGAATAATTTTAAATTAGTTATGATTGGTGGGTTGGCTTTAATACTAGGTTTAAGTTTTATGGGTGCTAGGCAAACTCATAAAGAAATTAAGAAGGGCGAGGCCCAATGGTTATTAAAAAAGAAGAAAAATAAATGAAAAAAATTATAGCACTGTTAATGCTTTTGGTCTCCTTAGCATCAGTGAACGCAAAATGTGATTGGAGCTCACTAAAACTCCAACAATGGAACAATCGTAATTACTATAAATGGTATGTGAGTGGAAAAGCATTAGATGACACTTGTGTTGATTGGATGTTTATGATTTACGATTTTCAAACCAAGAAAACCGACACTGTATGGGACAACAAAGGTATTTGTGAAGTTCAATTCAACAAAAAAGGTAAATACAAAATGTATTTGAAGGTTTGGAACAGATGTAAAAAGTGTGATACAGCATTGTTTCGTGAAGTAAATATTATCTATTTTCCTAAATGCACATTTACTTATGGGATGAGAAGTTCTAAAGGTAATAATTGTGCTGATAGTATGGTCGGTGAAATGAGTTTAGGACCTTGGACTAAAGGTGATACTTGTTGGCAGTGGTGGTCTTATATTTACAATAGTAAAGAATTAAATGACTTATCACAGAGTGATTGGGATTCAATGAGTAATGAGCAATTATATAACTACTACGATTTTAACGATACTGGAATGATATTTTATCAGGGTCCAACAAATGCTGCTCGTAGGATTGAATACAAATTCCCACGCGATGGAAAATACTTGGTAGTAACTCAATGGTATAACAAATGTTTAAGTCAAGATACGTTCTTCTTTACTCGTATTACTGTTAAATGTAGTAAAGTAACAAGTGTTGAGAAAATTGTTAAGAATGAGAATTTAAAAATAATTGGTTACTATGATATGATTGGCCGTAAGGTTGAGTATATGGAAGTTGATAAACCATATGTTATTATTTATAGTAATGGTAAGCGTCAAAAAGTAATTAGAACAAAATAATTTAAAAATATTTCATAAGAGGGTTGGCTTTTGCCAACCCTTTTTGTATATTCACGTATAATAAAAGTTATGGAAAAAATAGAATACACTAATCGTTACAATGATGTTTTTACATTCACTAAAACAGAGGATGGAAACATTTTATTTGAAGGAGAATTTAAATGGATGCGTTGTAGTTGGCCTAATGTTTATGATAGAGCTTATGAAGCATATTGTGCTGATGCTGATACTGATGAGCGAATGACTTTAGGTGAATTTAAAACCGCTGTTCATGAGTATGATAAGGAAACATTCAAATCAACCCCATTAGCTAAAAAATATCAAGGTTTAGTTTACTCAAATACAAAAGTAATTGATTCAATAGATCCAAGTGGGGGCCCATATTTACATAGTGGTTATGATATGGGAATGTTTGATAAATCATTTAAAGGAATGATTGTTGAAGAATTTAAATCAACTCCAGAAGGATATTTACTAATAATTAAAAAATAAGTTATGGAAAACAATTTTATCTACAATTTAAGCGAGACCGAATATTTGGTATTTAAAACCCAACGAGATTACTTTGAACTATTCAGCGGACATGAAGGTTCAGAAACAAATAGTAAACTAGCTACCTACAAAGGTGGTAGATGGATATTTAAAGATTATAATCAAAAGAAACTATTTTGGTTTTTGTTTAGTATCTATAAAAAGGATTTTGGTAAAGCGCTTAAACAATATATTCGCTCACAACAAGAAAAACCTAAAACATTGATTTTTACTTGTGCTAAACGAAGAGTTGATATTAAAATTACAAAAATGAAGCGTAATGTGTGGGATTGGTTTTATGGAACATTTTATGGCAAATAGATTAGACGAACAGTATCAAAGCTTACTCCAAGACATTATTGATTTTGGGGTTGACAAGCAAGATAGAACGGGAACTGGAACTAAAAGTATTTTTGGTTACATGATTCATCATAACATGAGGAATGGTTTTCCATTACTAACTACTAAAAAGGTCCCATTCAAAACAATGGCTATTGAACTGATGTGGTTTTTGATGGGTGATACAAATATTAAGTATTTAGTTGATAACAATTGTCATATTTGGGATGGGGACTGCTATAAGAACTATTTAAAACATTATAATATACTCGCTGAGGATTTAAATGAGTGGCAAAAAGAAAATATACCTCCTCTAACTCAAGAACAGTTTATTGATGCTATCAAAACAGACGAAGAGTTTGCTAAGAAGTGGGGTGAATTAGGACCAATCTATGGTAAGCAGTGGAGAGCATTTGATGAAGAGGAATGGGGCGGTATAGACCAAATAACAAACCTAATTAACGAGCTCAAAACAAATCCAGATTCAAGACGATTAATAGTTACAGCTTGGAATCCATCTTATCAGCATCAAATGGTTCTTCCACCTTGTCATTATGGATTTCAAGTTTATACAAGAGAGTTGAATAGAGCAGAAAGAGTAGAAAATTACAACTCTATGTTTGAAAATAAAATAGACATACCATTCATAAAAGTAAACTTAGGAGACGTAATAGAAAATACTATTGATACAGCTTTAACTCAAGCTAACATACCAACTAGAGCAATCTCATTATCTTGGAATCAACGTTCCGTGGATGTGTTTCTAGGTTTGCCGTTTAATATTGCTTCATACGGTCTATTACTTGAGATGATTGCTCATGAGGTAAATATGGTGCCTGAACATTTAATTGGTCATTTAGGCGATACACATTTGTATTCAAACCATATTGAACAAGCTAAAGAACAAATCAGTAGAGAACCTAAAGAATTACCCACATTAAAAATGAGTTCAGGTCATAATTTTAGAGCAGCAATGGCTGGTAAAGTAGATGAAATTGATTTGAATGATTTTATTTTATTAGGATATGAACCACACCCAACAATTAAAGCACCTTTATCAAACTAAAAAATAAAAATTATGAAATCAGAATTAGCAGAAAAATTATTTTCAATCTGCGGAAGTGCAGATTTGTATGCAACTTACGGTTATAATGATATTAAATCAATAACTCAGTTAACAGAAGAACAACGTATTGAAATTGAATCATTACTAATTGATAATTTAGGATTTGATAAGATAGTATGGGTGGGACTACCTGCAGGTTTAACAGAAGATGGAGAAAAACCAATTGTTGTTAAAACTAGGAGAATTGTAGACCCATATGAAGAACTCCCTCATAAAGGTGAAGTAGGATATGTTTATACTATAACATTTACTCCAAAAATGTACGACCCGATGGAAATGTACCAACCTGTAAAAGATGGATGTGTATTTACACCTACTACTTATAATCCAAAAACATTTGAACCTAAACAAAGTATCACTTTAACTTGGTCACCTGATTTTTATCAAGACATTAATGCACCTGTTAGAACACATGAAGATGATAAACAAATGATTCGTGGTATGTTAGAAAAAGTATTAGATAATCCTGAGGAATATAGACCGGTTGGATATATTGGATGTTTAATAAGATATGCTGCTGTATAACCCAACAACCAAACCCCCTTAAGTAATTAATTTTTAATATTAAAGTAATATAATAATTATACAATTTATTATTTATAACTGAATGAAAACACTTATCATTTCAGACCTTCATATAGGGTCTAAAGGTTGTAAAACAGAGGAGATTTTAGAGTTATTAAAAGACGAGTCATTTGAACGTTATATTTTAGTAGGAGATATAATTGATGGGTGGTTATTTAAAAAATATAAAAAATTCTCATACCAACATGCTCGAGTAATTAGACGTTTACTTAAATTATCTAAAAACAAAGATATTATTTGGATTTCAGGTAATCATGATGAGTTTTTACGTAAGTATACTCCAATTGAACTAGGTAATATTAAAGTAGTAGATGAATTTATTGAAGATGGTATTTGGTATTGTCATGGAGACAAATACGATGGTATTGTTAAGATGCGTTGGTTAGGAATATTAGGTTCAATTGGTTATGATTTAGCTATCATAATTGATAGATTTTTAAAGCGTTTTAATAAGAAAACTAGTTTATCTAAATACCTTAAAGATAATGTTAAAGCCGCTGTTTCGTTTTTAGTTGATTTTGAAAATGAAATGGTTCGTCAAGCTAAAAAACGTAAATGTCATACTGTAGTTTGCGGTCATATTCACACTCCAGAATATAAAATTATTGATGGAGTGGATTATTTGAATTGTGGTGATTGGGTTGAAAATTGTTCACACATTGTATTAGAAAATAATAAATTTAACTTATGTTATCAAAACAACTAACCATTGTAATTCCAACTTACAATGAGGGTAAATACATTGCTCGAACATTGTATGCTATTGCTGCTCAATCTAAAACTAAAGGTATTAAAATTATTATTGCTGATGCTAAATCAACTGATAATACTAGAACAATGGCTGAGACTAATGGGTTTGAATTAGGATTAAACTTAATGGTTATAGATGGTGGTTTACCTGCTGTAGGTAGGAATGCTGGAGCTAAATTAGCAACTACACCTTATGTTTTATTTTTAGATGCTGATGTAACATTTACTCACAGACATGCTATTAAAGAAGCGTTTGATGAAATAGCAACAGGTAAATACGAAATGGTAGCAACAACACCGGTTTATAAGGGCGAGTTAGACATTAGAGCATTCATTATGTTCGGTCTAAATAAGTATGTAACGTGGTTCCTATCTAAAACCGAACCATTTGCAATAGGTGGTTTTACAATGGTTAATAGACAAGTATTTAATAAATTAGGTGGTTATGATGAGAAAGCAAAACAAAGTGAGGATTGGTTATTAAGTAAAAAAATAAAACCCCATAACTTTAAACTAGTATCAGAATTAATCACTCAGGACAATAGACGATTTAAGCGTTATGGTTATTTTAGTATGGTGAAATTATTATATAATAACTGGAGGAATCGTAATAATACTCAATATTTTTACGAGGATCAGGGTTATTGGAAATAATTATATTTATTATTAAGTTATGTTAGAAGATATAAAAATCATTCACCTTAAAAGCAATGCCCAACAGCTTGAAACATGGATTGCTATGTTAAATGGGGAAATTGTAGGTCATATCTACATGGAACGTGAAGAAAACGCTAAAATTAAATTTTTAGATGCTTGGGTACATGAAGAACACAGACTAAAAGGTATATTTAGGAGATTGTGGGACACTAGATGGGAATATGTAACAAACAAATACAAAGGTTATAGTGTGTATGCTTGGTGTAAACCAGGTTCATTACCATTACTTTTAGAAAAGGGGTTTAGTGAGGGTGAAACGTGTACCTATGTTGAGAAAACAGTAGAGTAATGCGTATTTTGCTGCTTATATTGGTTTTATTTACGTTTAACAACGTATATAGTCAAATAACTATACCGGCAATGGCAAGCCAATACGCTAAAACAATTGACTCGGCTATAACGTTGGTTCAAAAAACTGATATAGAGGTTTATAATAGACTAGATAGTGTTTGTGATGGGGTTGATTTATGGTTAGGTAGTTTTTCGTCTTGTAGTGACGGGATTATTTACATAAGTAGGAACGATGTTTTATTAGGTGTTCAAAATGTAGCCGCTGTTTTGGTTCATGAAAGTAAACACTTATGGATTTGGCAACAACAAATCAAATTGGAGATTGAGCAAGAGGAGACAATGTGTTATAAGTATGAGTTAGAGTTTTTAAATAAAATACCTAACTGTAGTTGGGAGCTTAAAAAACATGCTATAAATTTTATAATAGAGTTTGGCTCCCCAAAATAGGGTTCGTATATTCACGGCATGGAAAAAAATAATAAATCAGATAGTTTAGGTCTTGGAACAATTTTATTTTTGATTTTCTTAACACTTAAACTAGCTGGAATAGGTGTTGTTGCTACTTGGAGTTGGTGGTGGATATTTTCACCTATTTTGATTCCTTTAGCTGGTTTGTTGGTAATATTTATTATTATTGGAATAGCTACTTATATTAATAGATAATTATGACAAACGTTCCTATATTAGATCTACATGGTGTTTCACATAGTGATGCCTTGTTAATTGTTGAAGAATGGGCTATTATGTGGGATTATCGAGTATTAGGTTTTCAAGGTAAAATCATTACAGGCAATAGCACTAAAATGAAAACACTAGCAATTAGTGCATTAAAAAAACATAAATTTAATTACCAAATTATGGGTGATGGTTCAATTTTAGTTTCAGGAACAATATGAGCAAAGAATATAACGAGTGGTATTGGAGATTGTATAGGTGGATAAGATGGGAATTACCTTACCAACACAAGTACATTAAGTACGGAGTTAAAAACCTATATAACTGGTTTTGGATCATTTGGAAGGATAGAGACTGGGACCATCATTATATTTTTGAGGTATTAAAATTTAAATTAGAAAAACAAGCCAAACATTTAGGTGAAAGAAATTGGCATGAAAGTTCTAAACGTGATGCTGAGTTAATGATGACTTGTGTTAGGTTGATTAATAAAATTCAAAATGAAGAATATTATGATGGGCTTTATAATTTAGATGAAAAGTCACCTGAAGTATTTAAAATAGTAATCGATAGACATAATAAAGCTAGACGTTTATTATTTAAAATTCTGGAGCAAAAAATTGAAAGTTGGTGGGATTGATTTGGAATCCCGAGAGATTATTCGTATATTCACGTCATGAAATTAGATAAAAATAGTAAATTCTACACACCACCAACGTTTAAACAACGTTTAGATAATATCAAGTATGGTATATTGTTTTGGAAAGGACGTAGTAAAGGTATGATTTATACTCGTAGTATTGAGTTAGATGATCTACGTTACATATTCTTTCCTAAAGGTTTTCATGAAAAGTATAGTTATTTAGGTTCTGTTCCTTATAATGAGGACGGACCATATTTTAAAGCAATGCTTCCTTTAGTATTAGCAATGGATTATGAGGCAAGACCTAAGTTATGTCCAAAATGGTTCTTACGTTTCTTAGAAGTATTTGGTAACGATAGATCTATTGTTCGAGTTCGTAACCGGACTTTGCACGATCTACATAAGAAACTAACTAAAGGTATGCGTTTTATTGATTATAAAACTAAATGGGAGGATTATGACTTACGTATTTCAATTAGTGCTCCTAAACATTTACAAGATCTAGCTGATGATATTGAATTTGGATATTACAGTAGAGGTAAACAAGAAGAGTTAGTAGCTGAAATAAAAAAATTAGACCCTAATGCTAGTATTATTTGGGGGAGTGTTGATAGATTAACAAAACAATTAGAAGAATTAGAAAACAAACAAGATAATAAATAAGAAGTTATGGAAAATCAAAATAGTGTATGTTTTGTAGCTCGTATTAACGAGATTAAACCAATTGAAGGAGCAGACAATATCGAACTAGCAGTAATTGGTGGTTGGAACTGTATTGTAAAAAAAGGACAATACAAAGTAGATGATTTAGTAGCTGTAGCAACTACTGATGCAGTCATTCCTCAACATTTGTCTGATGATATGAATGTGACTAATTACTTACGTAAGGGTGGTCGTGTTCGTACTGTTAAATTAAGAGGTGTTTATTCCGAGTGTTTGATTATTCCTATTGAAAAAACAGGATTATTCAAATATGAGTTTACTGAAGGTAAAGATTTGATGGACATAATGTACATCTACAAGTACGAACCACCAGCAGTTCAAATCCAATTATCTTCAGGTAAGATTAGGAAATGTAAGGAGAATGAAGCTTTTAAAGTGTATTATAAATTTCCTAATATCAAGAATGTAAACGGTATGTTTAATGAATTTGATGAAGTAGAGGTAACACGTAAAATACATGGCACATCAGCAAGATATGGTATTGTTAGAAAAGTAGAATTAACTTTATTAGATAAGGTTAAGTTGAAATTAAATAAGATGTTTGGTATTGGAGGTGATAGTTGGAAGTACTGCGATTATGAATTTTATATTGGTAGCCATAATGTTGTAAAAGATATACAAGATTTGTAACTTTTATATATTTATGTCCGATGGATATTTCGAGCAATATAGGAATTTATAAAATATTAAATCCTAAAGGAAGAGTATATATTGGACAATCTACTAATTTAAAAAATAGAGAAAAACAATATAAAAACATAAAAGAATCTAAAGAACAAATAAAATTAAATAGATCTTTTAAAAAATATGGGATTGATAATCACCTATTTGATATTGTAGAGTATTGTACTTTAGAACAGTTAGATGATAGAGAAATATATTGGGGTGAATTTTATAATGTATTAAAAACAGGTTTAAATTGTAGATTAGGTAGAGGTAGAGGATTAGTAAGTGATGATTTGAGAGAAAGAATGAAAATATCTAATAAAAGGAAAAAAATTAAACCTGTTTTACAATATGATTTATATGGTAATTTTATTAAAAAATGGGAAGCAATTTCAGATGCTGAAAAAAGCTTAGGAGTTAATAATAATACTAACATAAGTGCTTGTTGTTTAGGAAAACAAAAAACAGCATGGGGTTTTATTTGGAGATTTGAAAACGGGGATATAGAGAAAAAAATAGAGGGAGTAAAACACACACAAGTAGTTGTACAATATGATTTAGAAGGTAATTTTATTAAAGAATGGGATAATATAAAACAAATTAAAGAAACATTAGGTTTTTCTTATTCAACATTATATGAATGTGTAAATGGAAGATGGAAACAATGTAGTGGTTTTATTTGGAAGTATAAAGAAATTTAAAAATAAATTTGGCTTCCTGAAGGATTGTTCGTATATTAACGACATAGAAAAAAGATAAAAATAAAAGTTATGACAAACAATAAACAACAAACGGCAGTACAACTAATTATTGAAGCCTTGGACATTGAATGCAAATCAAGAGGAATGAATGTGAATTGGGATATGTATTTAGAAATAGAGAAGAAACAGAGGATTAAAGACAAACTTGAATTGTCAGCATCTTTAGTTAAAAATAAAGAGCAACAACATGAAACTACTTGGATAGCAGCACTTGACTATGGAATTGAAAAACTGAAAGGTTTAAATGATTTAGAATCTAAAGATGCTTTTGAACAATACTATGAACAAACCTACGGAGGAGGTGAGCAATGACAAACAATAAACAACAAACGGCAATGAAACAACACACATACGAAGAGTTAATATCTATTTCAGATAAACTTTACAGAGAACAAAACCCAACAGGAACTATGTGTACACCAAATAGTGTATACATAACAGTAATTGAAAAGTGGTATCCTAAATATATAGAATCTAAAAGCGAATTAGATTTCTATGACTACTGTATTAAAACCTATGGAGGTGAGTAATGACAAGTAAATATAAAATTGGTGACATCATAGTTACCCAAAGAGAATATTTACTCTTGTTTGATGAAGGTGAGGAGTATGAAATTGTTGATATTGAAAACAACTTGGGTGATTTAATGTATTATGTTTCTCATAACGGGAAAAGGATAGCAAGTTGGGGTCTTAAAGAATTTGAATTGGATATTCAATTTATAAAAAAACCTACGGAGGAGATAACAAATGAAAGTAAATGAATTAAGAATTGGAAATTGGTACGACCAATTTAGCAATCACCACAAAGCAACATGGGCTACTTTAAAACAATTAGATGAAGCACCCAAATCTCAACTTTGGTGCAAACCCATCCCACTCACAGAAGAATGGTTGTTAAAGTTTGGGTTTGAGCGTAGACAGATTAAAGATTTAATAAGTTACACCTTGCCAAAATTAGAGTTGTATCAATATTCATCTAATAACAATAAGATATTTTTTGAATATGCTGATGGGGAAATACAACTTAGATATGTCCACCAACTACAAAACCTATACTTTGCTTTGACTGGTGAAGAATTAACCTACGGAGGAGGTGAGTAATGAGTCTTGACTTGAACAAACTTGCAAACAAACTTGATGAAGCGTTAAGCAATGAAACAAGCGAAACACTAAATAAATTTTTAAACGATAAAAGAATGGAAAACAACAAACAAACAACACCAGTTGTAGTAAAACAGCCCACAGGGGTAGCTATTAACACCGAAAATGTAAGCCCTGAATTAATTAACCTTTTAACCCAAAACTTTGATCACTATGAAGATGATTATTTCGGTGTCATTGGGATGGATAACGGATCCGAAGAACATAAATCACTTATGGAATCAATGTCTAAAATGGGTATGGAATGTAAGAAATAAACAATAATAAACAAATTATGATACATCAAGAATTAAATGAATGGGATGAAAATATAAAAGCATTTGTAAAAGAAAAACAAATGACTAAGGAAGTACAAGAAGAATTTTTAACGGAATACGACTCTCATCTATTTAGAGGTGGAATTAACGATGTTGAATGGTTCTATAACGAATTATATGGAGGTAACAAATGAAAAAGTTATTTAATAAATTATTTAAAAGAAAAAAAGAGAAGACTCACTTCTACCCAACAGACGTTTGGTCTGAAATTGCTGAAAAATATCATATTAGAGAACAATTGTGGAATTTGTTTAAATCTTTACAAGATGTTTATGAGATTGGTTCCGGTATTGTAATCTATGGTGAAATTTATGGTCCTGGTATTCAAAAGAACTATGACTATGGTTTGAAAGAAATTGAATATGCTGGATTTGATATGACTATTAATGGTGAATACACACCATGTAGTACTAGTTTTATGTATCATGATATGTTGGGTTTAAAATATGTACCTGTTTTGGCTGCTGATACTTGGTCTCAAGAATTACAAGAAAGATATATGTTTGATAAAATCGAAGGAACTAAAGTACCACATGAAGGTGTTGTAATTAAATCTATGGATGGTGACAGACGTAAAGTAGCTAAAATAATCAATCCAGAATATTTGATTTACGGTGAAAAAAATAACGTAGGAGATTCACACTAAAAATAAAACAAAATGATAACAGGAGAACAACCTAAACTATTAGTTGCCATTGATGAAAATGGCAACATAGGTCTTGATGAAAATCAAGCTGAATTGATGGGCTTAATTGAAAAAGAATTTAATTGGAAATTAGTTCGTGAACGTGATGGTCTAACTAATCAATCTAAAGATATTAAATGGATTGAGTGGAATGAGGAAGGTAGATATAAAGCTGACCATAAAGAACCAGCAGTGGGACGAGCATTACTTATGTCTCCATTTAATGATTTTTTTACTTGGATGACAACAGATATTACAGAAATCGTGGAAGAGCGAGAGGATTATATTAAATTCAAGACACGAAATAGTAATTATGAATTATGGAAACTAAAAAACGATTAAGTAGAGAACAAAAATGGGAAAAGGCAGTTATTGATTTAATTAACGAAATGTTTATCATGGCTGGTCATGAAGTTACTTTTGATGACATCAAAGATAGAAAAGATAACTGGTTTCAGCAATGGACTATGACTATGCAACAATACGAGGACTGGAAATTATGGGGTAAAAAATACCTTATGAAAAATTTAAGACTTAGTGCTAAAAACGCTGAAAGAGAGATGATGTGGGTAGGATTACAGTGGGGTCTTAAATGTAGTGATTATGAAGAATATTGTAAAAAACGGGAAGATGAGAATTAAAACACATACCACAGAAATGTACCAATCAGTATTTATTACACCAAACATATGGGTAACATGGAATCATCTTTATGTTACAGTAATTTTTGGTTGGTTGAAATGGACTTACGATATTGATTTTTATAAAAAATGATGACACAACAGGAATTTGAACAACATAGACAAACATGGATCAAAGAGTGGTCTGATAAATGGAGATTACTTGACATTGACTTTGAAATGTATATGATAATGAAAGGTATGGCACCTGAGGAATATAGAGCAATGAATGAGGCAAGTTGGGATAAGAATGAACTTATTGATGATGAGTGGGGTGAAACCTTTATTTAAAACAGATTTGGCTTTCTGAGGGATTTTTCGTATATTCACGTTATAGAAATAAAGGTTATGAACAAATTTAATAAAATCAGTAGAGACAAATGGAATCAATTGAAAAACATTTCTGATATGTTTGAAGTAGTTGGTTATCAATATGGTAAGAATGTTGTTTACAATGAAGTAAAAGTATGGTGTAGAGATAAGTGGGATAACATTAGATATAGTCACGTAGCAATTAATGAAAACTGGTATTAATATGAAAAATAAAGCATTTAAAACAACAGTAGAACTAGGTTACAACGATGGTTTTCATATGACATTTGAGAACGGTTGCACTATTAGCGTTCAGTTCGGCAAGCACACCTATAGTGATGCTGGTGAAACAACAGCAGAAGTAGCTGCTTGGGATAATCAAGGGAATTGGTTGATGACTGATGGAGAGAGATGGTTTGAGATTGTAGATGGAAGTGATGTTATGCCTCGTCAAACAGCAAGTGATGTTGCTAAATTAATCTACACTTTAAGTCAATGGTAATATGGAAATAGATCAATATAGAAGAGTAGCATTAGAAATTATTCATGAATATTATTATGCACTGCCTAATAATGGTTCATTAAATCATGGGCTTATGAGCTGTGATAGACGTTATAAAGAAGCAATACAATGTGCTTTAATAGGTGTTAAACGACTTATTCTAACTTTAGAATTTATATCAACAGAATCAAATGATCCCAGGATTATGAGCAGAATAAATATCTATGACAAGGTACAGGATGAATTATATAAAATGCAAGCCGATAATAGTAAAGTAACATTAGATGAACTTCCTAAAGTATTTAACAGCAATGAGCAACAATAAAATTAAAATTAAGTTTGAGTATTTTGAAAATATAGTAGAAATACTTCCTACAATTTATTACTACAGACAATCTTTTAGGGAAAGATTTGGGAAGGGTGTTATTGTAATAGGTTGGTTAAAATGGGGTATTGTAATTTATAAAACCAATGAGCAATAATATGAAAACAGTAAACATGAGTGAAGATGCATTAGGTAATGTATTTGAGGATTTAAATTTCTTATCTAGATTGATGGATGACATGGTTTCAGATTTACACAATGTAAAGGGCGGTCAACAAGCAAGACACAGTTATATGCTTTATAGAGAGTATATGTGGAAAATTAAAGCTGAATTGAAAAAAGGTATACAAGAAAAACCATGAGTAAATTAAGTAAAGAAATGATATTGCCTTTGGCATCAATGTTCACAGGTCCTTATACAGAAGAAGTAAAACAATCAATGGAATCATTTGATTGGAGTGAATCTAATTACTATAATCCATCAACACCTAAAGGTCCAATGACTAAAAAGCAGGTTAAGGTTAGAAACAAAAATAAAGCCGCTCGTAAAGCTAGAAAGAAAAATAGGAAATAAGAGTTATGAATAAATGTAATTACTGTAATAAGGAAACACATAATTCTTGGAGTTATCACTCAATGATTTTGCCTCGTGAAGAAATGGAGCAAAAGATTGATAAATGGGGTAGATTAAGTTGGTGGGAACATATGAAACGAACTGATTTAACTGAAGATGAAACCAAAGAACTAGAACAATTATCCTTTTATGACCAGATGCTTAATACAGTAGGTAGAGGTTATCAGTGTGATGATTGTGCTAAATTAGAAAATAAATTATATAATAAGTACTATCCTGAACAATCTGGTTACCCTGAACAACCAGTATTCCCTTCAATTACTTTAAAAGAACGAATAGTAGGGGTATTAAAAATACATTCTATTGAAAAACCAGAAGATTGGTCTTACATCATCGAACAACGTGACTTTGAAGAATTAGCAGATAATTTAATAAAATGTTTTGAACAATTTGGAAGTTCAAAATAGGGTTCGTATATTGACGACATAAAGGAATTAAGATTATGGATAATAAAAACGATTTTCAAGTCTACGCTTTAGAATATGTAGATGCAGATACAAAAAATTATAGACATTGGGCAGAAGGATTAACATTGTACATTGTTAAAGATGGAGTTACAATGAAACTAAATTCAGAAGAAATTCAACAGGTAGCTAAAGCATTACCCGAAACAGTAGGAGGAAAATGGTAATGAGCAACAATAAACAAACATCAGTAGAACAGTTATTCCATAAGCTATGGGATACACCAAAGGATAAATTCACTTGGTATGCTATATTAGAGGAGCATATGGCAATGCACAAAAAAGAATGTGTTAATTTATTGAACAAACACAACGATATTTTTTATACATCTGAGGACCATTACAATCAAACATTTGGAGATGATAAGCAATAAAATAGACAACACAATAGGAATGACATGGGACGAATATGGTAATCCAATTCCAGTTATGGATGATGAACAAGCTATTACTGAATATAATAAGATGGAAGAGGAATGGGAGATGGACAACTATAATGAAATGAAAGACGAACAATGAAAGTTTATAGACACAAACTAACTAAGGCAATCATGAGCGAACATGATTACAATCATTTATCAAGTTATGAACAGCAACAAATGGAAGTAACAGATAGAGTAACAGTTGCCGAACTAGACCAAATGTCCCGAGAAACATCTTACTGGGTAAGCAAACCAAATGATGGGGGAGAAAAATTGACAGGTGAGAATAATAATCCAGATAACACGGTGAAGGAGAAAACGTCGAAACAAAACAATACGGGAAAATATCCTGTTCCGGGTCAAATTTGGAAGCATTATAAGGGTGGACAGTATGAGATCATTGCAATGTGTAATCACACTGACACGGATGAGTCATTGGTGATTTATCGTTCATTGTCATTTGGAGGTTATCATGCTAGACCATATAATGAATGGCATGATGAGGTATGGGATGGTTCTCTTTGTAAAACAAGATTTCAATTAGTATCATGGTAACAACATTTATAGTACTGGCAATCATAGGTTGGTTAATCAATCTCATATTTGGGATAGGAACAATAGTGGATGGGTGGAGAAATAAGGATAAAAAGATGTTCGAATTGGGTATATCGGTAACGGTAATAGGATTAATCTTTGGTTTAGTAACGGGATGGGTATTATTGGGGGGAGTGATTAAGGAAAAATATATTGATAAACGTTTTAAATAAAATGAGCATGTGGAAATTAATGAAGTTACTAAGTCTATTTAATGGGTTAAAAAGCATAATGCATGATTTAACACCGGATGAATTGGATGCATTAATAGACGAGGTAGCACATGTGTATGAGCGCTACAAATAAGCACTAATGTAATTATTGCTTTACAATGTTTATGTCCAATCACGAACGGGTGACAAACAATAACTATATAGATATACTAAGATACTGATATTTGTATTGTATGTGATAAACAGACGCAACGGTGGAGAACATGAGATAAAAGGGGATGTAACCCCTTTTCCTCGCGCCCACAACCTAGAGTACAAGTAAAGAAATATATACTATATCATTTAGAATCGCGACAAATGATAATTACTTTGCGATAGGGTTGGCTCCCCGACCCCGGGTTCGTATATTGATGGTATGGAAGCAATAAAGGTTTTAAATTTAACTCAATTAGAGGAACAAGTATTAAGTAGTTTAATCGCCCAACTATATGCTGAGGCTGGATTCAGTGATGTTGATGCAAAGGACATTGCCCACCACATTAAAGTTGACATTAAGTCCGTCCGTGGGGCATTAGGTTCATTGGTGCGTAAAGGTATTATTGGTATTGATGGTAATGATTCAGGTTACCAAATCATATACTTGAATGAGGCACATTGGAACTTACACCCACAATGGAGTAAAGAAATTGCCCAATAAATTTGGCTCCCCAAGAAACGATTCGTATATTCACGATATAGAAATAAAGGTTATGTTAGAAAAAATGGTAGGTCAAGTTGCGAGTGTTAACAATTCACCTACATTGAGTGCTAAGTTAATTAGTGTAGGTAATAAATGTGTATGGGAAGTAACTCCAAACCGTTACGGTGAGAGAGGTAATAACCGTGTGGGTGAGAAATTTACATTGCCAGCCTGGATTAGTGGTAACTGTTTCTGGGGAGTATAATATAAATAGTCAGGTGACAGAAAGTTATTGTCCAATTGCCGATAATGTAAGTGATTGCGAATTACAGGTTCGAATCCTGTCCTGACTACTATGAAACAATTAATTAAACAAACCGTAATTGGAACCATGTACATGTTTGCCATTACCTCATTTATGGCGGTGGTAGTTGTTACCCTGTATACGTTGGCCGGACGTTAGGACGGGGACGGGGGGTAGTACGTGGGTATGCCTGGCGGCATATATACCGCATGTATACGTAATAGGATACCACGCGCGCCGTTGTCCATGCGGGCGTGTATATGGCGGAAAAGTGAATTAGCGTGAAAACTATATCGACTATAGGTACAACCCATCGACAAATATATACGAATATACGATTATATACGATCCCCCACAATGCGATTGCGTTTCCATATAGGGAAATTTTTACGGAAAGCCGTAAAAGCGATCCGAAAGTCTTTTAAAGAAATTTGGCTATCGCAAGGTATATACGTATATTTATGTCATAATAATGATAATAAAGGTTATGCAAGTTACAGAAAAAATAAATCACTTTGGTAAAGAAATTGAGGTATTAAAAAAAGGTTTGTTTGTTGACACTATTAAATTGTCCAATAAACAGAGCGATTTAGCTAAAAAAGAAAACAACGATTGTGTTGTTAGAGCATTTATGGCTGCTTTAGATATTCCATATGATCAAGCACACGCTTGGATTAAAAAGAGTATGAACCGTGAAGACCGTAAAGGTACTTACACAGGTCAAGCCATTCAAAAAGTTGAAGGTAAAATAAAAAATGGTTATAAGCTTAGTTTTATGGGTGTAAACCCCGCTAAAACACATTGGAAAAAAATGACCGGAAGTAATAAAGTATTAACTAACCCAAAATATAAAAAACAAACAGGATATACATTAAAGTCATTTATGGAAAATAATCCAGTTGGTCGTTTTGTATTAATCGTTCAAGGTCATGCTGTTGCAGTAGTAAACGGAGTATTATATGCTAACACAAACGAAAACGCTATTGGATTATATCGTTCAGTTTGGTTTGGTTGGAATTGTAAATAAAAATAAATTTGGCTCCCGCAGAGAGGGTTCGTATATTCACGACATAGAAATAAATAAAGGTTATGAAAAATTTAGAAGTAGTAGAAGGTAATTTAAAAGCAGTTAAATCTCAAAGTGAGTTTGGTGGTCCAAACATGTGGGATCTTTACATAAAAAACGTTCATGGATATTACGATAAAGTCCAATGGATGGGTGTTGAAAGAATTCAAGATTTTTTTACAACTAAATTACCAATATTTTAAGGTTATGATAAAAGATAATAGATTCCAGTACGACGAAAAAGGTAACCTAATTTTTATTGATTGGGGTAACGGTGCTTACAGTAAAAGAACCTACAACGAAAAAGGTGATATCATATATGATGAAGGTATCGGAAATAAAAGCCTAAAACCATTTTGGGTTCAATGGGAAAGATATTACCATAAAGACGGAAGCCGAGAAATCTATCTAAAGGATAACACAGGTTATTGGTACGAGGAAAAAATCAATAAATGTGGTAGAGTTGTAGATCACGTAAACAGCTATTTAGCTAAAGCTAAAGACGTTAAGTTTAAAGGAGAAAAAGATTTGTACGGAAAAGTCATCCCTTGTTAAAAAGGGTTGGCTTCCGCAGATCCTGTTCGTATATTCACCGTGTTAAAGAAAAATAAAGGTTATGGAAGATAAAGTTAAATTAAGTATCGTAATTCAAAGCATGTTAAATGATGCTATGGTTGAAGTTCACCACCAAGAATTAATGGAAGAAGGTCAAGAACGTTTACGTTTTGTAAAGTATTTGATTCACCACTATTCAAATACAAACCAAGATATTATGGTGGATTTTGTTTATGAACAGTTTAAGAAATTTGATAATAAATAATATGCAAACAATAGCAACACTATTAATCCTAGGTCTTATTTGGTTATCAGCATTTGCTTATTCCAAGTACCGTAATGACAATTTTAACCCATACAAATAATATGACACCAAAAGAAAAAGCAAAAGAGTTAATACGACAATTTTATTCAGTCGGCGCTATTGAATGCAAACAATGTGCATTAATTGCAGTTGATGAAATACTAAATGTAACAGCAGGATTAAATGGTTGGATAGGTGGTTTTCAGTCTTATTGGGAAGAAGTAAAACAAGAAATAGAAAAACTATGAAAATAAGAATAGAAAATATTGAATGCAGGTTTAGCCAAAACCAATATGAGTTTGTTAGATGGTACCCAAATAAGTACTATGGAACAAAAGCACAACTTATAGCCGAAGGATATAAACTTCATAATATCCATGATGATAATTTTATATTAACAAAAGGTAATCATACCATACATGATTCTTGTTTCCTAAATCCGGAAAGTTGTTACGTAATAGCCACTATTGTTTACGACAAAAAAGAATATTATACCGAAATAAAATCTGTTGGAAACCGTTTGTTAGGCCTAACCAAAAAAGAAAGAAACTATTTCTTTGAAGTTTATCAATACGCGGATAAACAAATTAAAAAAGAAAATAAAAACAATGACTAACCAAGACTATAAATCCCAACTTTCGGCCCTCAAATCCACCCTCGAAATTATGCTTCTCGAGGGCGACAAAAAGGGTAAAGAAATTTCCGTTGCCTATGAGTGTGGATTGTATATCGGTACAATAAAAGCTGTCATTACCCAACTTTCCGAGCTAATTGATGACTCAAGCAGTAATTAATTTATTAATTAATGACTCACAAAGTAATTAATATAATCCAGGGTAGTCCTCAATGTATGGACTCTATTAAGTCCGTCCCATGTGATGACTACAAGGCACGTTTTGAGGCGTTTATACGCGTTAAACATGGTATTATATTAACTACCTACATTGATTGGCCCAAGGTAGCACAAACCATTAACACTGCATTATGATACAATATATTACACCCGAGCAACTAAAGGACAATAAACAGTATATCCATATTACTCTCAAAAACAATAGTTTAGGTGGTACCAATTTTCAAGGTGCAACCCATTTTACCCGTATTCCTAGCTTTGAGGAATGGGATCAAGTTGAGTACTATCGTTTTATTGGTTCACACCTGGATAATGAATCCCCACGTAATCGTTTAGGTGGATATGTTTATATACTTATTAATAGGGCTTATCCCAATAAATGTAAGATTGGTATGACTACCTCCTCTCCCGAAAAACGACTTCATCAAATAAATTCTGCTGGTGTGGTTAATGATTGGGAGCTTGCCTATGCCTACAAGTGTGCTCGTCCCTATGATTTGGAACAAGCAATCCATGTTGTGTTGGATGATTTAAGGTTTAGGTCCGACCGTGAGTTTTTTGATATTGATTTGAATGATGCTATTGGGTTGATTATTGATATGGGAGATGAGTATAGTCCGTTGGATTGATGGGGGCGTATATACGGATATTTTGAGTGGTATTGGTCAAGCCATTTTTATCTGGAATCATTCTAGATGACAAAAGAAGAACCATCTTTTTGGCTCCCCGAGATCCCGTTCGTATATTCATGTCATAGAGATAATTAGAAAATAAAGGTTATGAAAAATGTAAATGTTGTAAAAAGAGGTCGTCCAAGTAAGAAAATTGAAAATGCTACTTACACTCCTTCACTTATTGACTTTTCAAAAGTTACTAAACTGAGTGCTTTGGATATTGATCCTCGAATGATGAAAACCATGAAATCTGGTTTATCTATTGATGGTTTGTTTTCACATGAAGGTGGTATTCCTGCTGCAACTAATATTATGATGATTGGTGATCCTGGTGTTGGTAAAACTACTGTGTTGTTAGATGTAATGGCTTCTGTTCAAAATAAAGGAGCTAAGTGTTTGTTTATTTCTGGTGAGATGGGAAAGAAGCAAATGTTTAAATATACTGAGCGTTTCAAACAGTTTGGTGTTATTGAAACTTTGTTTATGCAAGATTATCTTGAATACAATACTAAAGATGTTATCGAGCAAGTTTTGAATATTGGTTATGATTTAGTTTTGATTGATAGTGCTGCTGAAATTATTGAGGCAGTACGTGATGATAATGGTTGGGATCGTAAGATGGCTGAATCTTGGTTGGTTGACAATTGTGTTAAAAACAATAAAGGTGAAAACATGAACAACAAGTTTACCTCATTTTTATTAATTCAGCAAGTTACTAAAGCTGGTGTGTTTAGTGGTTCTAATAAATTGAAGCACTTGGTTGATGCTATGGGTGAGATGCGTCGTGAAGAGGATTCAACATACATCAATTTCACTAAAAACAGAAATGGTATTGTTGATAATAAAGTATTTTATCAGTTGTCAAACAGCTCAATCCGTTACGGTTCTATGGAAGCCGTAGAGGCTTAAAAAAAGGGGTTGGCTTTTCAACCCCTCTTTCGTATATTTACATCATAATAAAAATAAAAGGTTATGAAACAATTTACAGACGAACAACACAAGTCCTTAGTTGCGGAAGCAAAAAAACAAAGTAGAAAATTAATTGACATTAATGATAAAGGTTATAATGCCTATAGATTATGTCTTCATTTCACCACAAGTGACTATGCTAAAAATGCAATGCTTCAAAGTGTTATGAAATCTAGACCAGAATGGGAAGGGTTAAAACTAGAGGCTAGAATTTGTAAAAATACCTGGTGGAGGGAGAAACTAATCTTTTTAGCACCTAAAGATGTTGATGTTACTTTAGATAATATTCTAGAACATTGTGATTTTATTAATTTTTATAATCGTTCTATTCCTTTTCTTTTGGGTGAAAAACCTGTTCGCCGCCGAGAATATAAATCTTGGATAGAATATAATTTACTTTCTCCCCCTATTTTAGAAAAAATTGAAAGTGGTAAACTACCAGAAAATATTTTTAACTATTTTTTATCTCACCACCAACTGTCTGCCAACAATAAAATGTTACTTATGGTAGATAGTTACCTAGAGGGTGATGCTTATAAATGGGAACAAAAAGCCCTTAATAAAGCATTAGGGCTGTTTAATCAAGATCCTAAAGAAGTAATAGATAGAACTGTTAAATATAGTAAATTTCATGAAATCGACTTAATAACAGTTGAAGAGTTTGAAAGAAGATTTGAAGAAGCACTTGCATAAAAAAAGAAAGGGGTTGGCTTTTTAACCCCTCTTTCGTATATTCATGTCGCAGAAATAAAGGTTATGAGAAAAATAATGTATTTACACGGTTTAGAGAGTTCCAACGTTTGTGATAAAGTTGATTTCTTACGTGAACAAAATGAGGTTTTAGCTCCTTCTATCGATTATAGTAAACCAAATATTGAAGAAGAGCTTATGTATATGGTTGAGTCATTTCAACCTGATTTGATTATTGGTTCCTCAATGGGTGGGTATACTGGTATGTTGCTTGCTAATCATTATAATATACCATGTGTTGTTTTTAATCCCGCTCTTCACTCACGTCCAATAGAACCTAATATGAGGTTGTTACAAGGTGAAAACCCCAAACATAGTTTTAATCCTGTAGTTATTTTAGGTCTTGAAGATACTGTTATTGATCCATCTATTACTTGTGAGATGCTTGACTTTTCAGATTTTGAACCTGAGATTATCGAGGTACAAGATATGGGTCACCGAGTTCTGTTTTATGTGTTTGTTGATATGTATAACAAATACGTAAAATAATGTCTTTTAACTACAGAGCTTACTTAAAAAATAATATCCTATTACAAGAGGAATTTCCTAGAGATAAATGGGTTGACCTTAGTGATAAAGAAAAAGGAGAATATGCTGATGATATCTTTAACTTGATCAACACAGCATATGCGCCTATAGGCGGTAATGTAAATTATAAGAGCGCAGCAGACGTATTAGGTGCAGAAGCCGATGCTGATTATGAGGTAATTAATATAGACGATGATCCTGAACCAGATGCTTTAAGTGCTTATAAGAAACAGCCTGCTGGAAATAAATTAGCCGCTATTGGACACGATGGGTCTCCTGAAGCAAAATCTAAGATTATTAATCACTATGCTGATTTATTAAAGAAAAAGGGTTATTACTTAGAGGTATCAGGTAAACTAAAAGATATTTTATTAGCTAAAGGAGCTCCTGTAGTTACAGATTCCGAAATAATTAAAAAAGTATTAAAAGGCAAAGAAGTAAAAATGAATGACGACGGAACTTACGAGCGTTATTTAGCTGGTGAATTGCGTACTAAAACATTGCTTGGAAATCCCATTTAGAATCATTCTAGATGACATTGCCTCTGCAGTAAATTTGTCTCCCGAGGATATCTTTCGTATATTCACGGCATAGAAAAAAGATAAAAAATAAAAGTTATGCTAAACATTAATCAAGAGTTCATTTCAAAAAGTCAGATCCGCCAACAGGCCCCTTCAATCTTTACTGCTCAAGGAGCACCTGGAACTAGTGAAAAGTATGCTCACATTCCTACCGACAAAATTATTGACGATATGTCAGCTTTGGGTTGGGGTGTTGTAGATGCTAAAGAAGTTAAAGCTCGTAAGGGTGTTGGTTTCCAAAAGCACTTAGTTGTTTTTCGTAACAACGATATTCAGATCACTGCCGAAGATGGTGATAACGTTTTTCCACAAATCCTATTGACAAACAGTCATGATGGTAAAAATGCTTTTACTTTTACAGCTGGTTTGTTCCGTATGGTGTGTGAGAATGGTTTGGTTGTATCTTCTCGTGAATTTGAAAGTATGAAGATCCGTCACTACGGTTATTCATTTGATGAATTGCAAAACACTATTAAGTCAATTGTTGAAAAATTACCTTTAACCGTTGAGTCACTTAATAAATTCCGTTCTGTAGAGTTAGGTCAAGAACAAATGCTTGATTTTGCTCAAAAAGCTCTTGCAACTCGTTTTACAGAAGAGGAAATCGAAAACATCCAAATTGATTTTGCTGATTTGCTAACACCAGTTCGTGAGGCAGATAGAGGAAATGATTTGTGGTCAGTATATAATGTGGTTCAAGAGAAATTGACACATGGTTTGTTTAACTACAAATACGGAGTTAAAACTCGTAAAGCTCGTAAAATTAAGAATTTCAGTCAAGACATGGTTTTGAACGAGAAATTGTATGATTTGGCTCTTGAATACGTTCCTGCATAAGGGGCGTATTTAAGCTTGGAAATGTAAAATAAAGATATTATATTAACACTATGAACGAATTGGAAGAACAAGCAAGACAAGAGGCAGTTTTTAATGCCAAATGTGATGGAATTTTGTCTAAAGCAGATAAATCAGGATTACAATTAGAAGTTGTTTGGTCTGCTTTTAAACATAAAGAACAATTCCGTGATGCTTCGTTACTTGAATGCCTACAAGTAGGAGCCGATGAGTGGGATGTATAAATAATGCTGTTGTGGTGGAATGGTAGACACGAAGGACTTAAAATCCTTTGGGACGTAAGTCTCGTGCCGGTTCGAGTCCGGCCAGCAGTACAAAAAATAAAAAATATATATTTATAAACACATGAAAAAATTATTTATTATCGCCGCTTTAGTTACTTTGGCTTCTTGTTCAAACGAAACTACCTCTACTTCTACAGACACAACTTGTGTTGATTCAACCTGTTGTGATTCTTTAAATACAGATTCTCTTATTCAAAGTACAGAAGCACATGCTGATTCTTTGCATACAGAAATCCAAGAGTTGAAGAAATAATCTTCTTGCCCCCTTAGCTCAGTTGGTAGAGCTTCTGATTTGTAATCAGATGGTCGGCGGTTCGAGTCCGTCAGGTGGCTCAAAGGTGGTAGTTAGACGAAAATGAAATTCCTGCTGTGATGTTAACTTAATCAGCATATTCAGAAGTAGAAATGAGTAATCGCAAATTACTCGCCACCATATAGGGCGGATTAGTGTAATGGTAACACATAAGGCTCATAACCTTAAATTGGCAGTTCGAGTCTGTCGTCCGCAACAAAAGAAAAGTAGTGAAGCTGTAATTGAGAGGTAGAGTGTTTTAAATACTGAAAAAGGGTTAATAGTAGGTAGGCGTCACTCATTGCACTCAATCAGAAACCCTGAAAGACCCGAAGCTTTTCTTTTAAAAAATCCGGTGTTCGTGAGGGGGAAGCAACAAGAACGAAAACACTCTCATTAAATATGTTGCATGTGTAAGTAACGGAACCTTACACAAATTGGAAGTGATCCGGATGGATGAGGAGCTGCTCTTGAAAAGCAGTAGTACGTGATGAGCGTATTGTGAGTTCGAGTCTCACCGCTTCCGCAAACCTTAAAACCGATTCGGGTTCGTGAACAAGGGAGGCCTGTTCTTCTCGTGCAAGAAAGAAATCACGTTAAATCTCCCCACGCTAGGTGGCAGCGGTGACCTAGCATTATTACCTCCTCGTCTAATGGCAGGACAAGTGGTTTTGGTCCACTTAATCGAGGTTCGAATCCTTGGGAGGTAACTAAAATTTAATTTGGAATTATAAAATAAAAATATTATATTGATACTATGAATTTGACAAAAGCACTTAAGCACAAGAAAAAGCTTGTAAAACAAGCTGATGAATTTTATTCTCGTTTTTCTAATTACAATTCTTTTGAAGTTGGAACAACCCCATCTTATAACCCAGAAGAAATGTTTGAAGGATGGTTGAAAAAAACTGATGAGTTAGTTAGTTTAAAAGCAAAAATTCATCAAGCAAATGTACCCATTGCTGAAAAGATTTTTCGATTAGGGGAAATTAAAAATATAATTTCTCGTATGCGTGGACTTGACACTAAAGAAGGAAAAGTTCGTGATCGTTATTCAGTTAATGATAATGCTATTGAATATACATCATATGTAAATTTAGTTAGTAAAGATCTTCAAATTAAAAATTATGAAGAGGAATTAGAAAAACTTCAAGAAGAAATTGAGGCATTTAATGCTATCACAAAGATATAACCAATTTAAAGAGTAAAGGTGAATTAGTAGTGCTTAATTCTTCGGAATTATCAACCCTACAGATAAACATGATGCTTTGATACTGATATTGACGAATGCCTTAAGATTCAAAATTTAAAATTCAATATTAGGAAAACTCAAATCTCAAATCTTTTCAACGAAAATTTAACTTTACTCTACTTTGGTTTGTTTGCTCGGTTCATCTATCGGTTAGGATGCCAGGTTTTCATCCTGGAAAGAGGGGTTCGACTCCCCTACCGAGTACCATTGGACCCTTAGCTCAGATGGTCAGAGCGTCAGACTCATAATCTGGGGGTCGTAGGTTCAAACCCTACAGGGTCCACAAAATCGTTTTTATATTTTTTTCATATTTATAATTGTTCATATGAAAAATTTATTATTTACTCTCGGTTTGGGGTTATTATCTTTAACCTCCTTTGCCCAATCCTACACGACCTCTCCAGGCACAGGACATTGGGTAGTAGTTGACTCGGGCTATCAAGTAGGTACCTCAACAGCAGGTAATACTGTAGCTCCTCTTTATTTTCACAACACCTCAACTAGTGAGAAGATCACAGGTCTTCAATTTAGATTGTTTTATGATAATACAGCATTTACTGCTGTGGTTCCGTCGTTAAAAATATCTGCTACTGATCAATATTTGCAGTACGTAGATAATAAAACTAACGGTTATTTAACGGTTACTGTTGTCTATACTGGCACTAATTCAACCTTTAGCTACTCCGATGGTACAACGTTTGATTTAACGTTTACACACGCTTCTGCAGCTACTTGGAACACTTTAGACAGTATTAAAACCCTTAAAGTTACAGGTGCTTTTGGTTTCTCAAACAAAGCAGCTACAAACTGGGGCAATGACACTACATTAGTCGTTTATTCTTATGGTGGTCGATTTAATCAAAAATTACTTCGATTTGCCGCTAAGTTTAAAAACGTTACAGGTTCAGATGCTAAAAACTTATGGGTATCTTTAGAGAAAAAACCTAAATCAGGTGGTTCTTGGACTCAAGTAGCAACTGAAAAAACAAATAGTTCTGGTGTTGTTGTATTACGTAAGTTGTTAGATACAACTTATTGGGATGTTAGAATGACAGTTAAAGGAGATACAATGACTCCTGGTAATGTTATTTCAACTGCTGATGCTCAAAAAGTTAATCAAGCTATTTTAGCTCAATACACTCCTGTGGGATTTGATTATTATACAATGGATGTAAACGGACATACAGGTGATATTACTATTGCCGATGTTTATTCTGTTTATGGTCGTTTGGCTGGTAGGTTCTCTGCTTGGCCTAACTCACAAAAAGATGTTTGGTTCTTTACTAAATCACAATACGATTCTATTAACGGGGCTTCTATAAACTATGTAACTTCTAAACCAGGTGTTAATAACTTTACATATACTATTAATGGTAAAGATTCTATTACTTATTGGGTAGCAGTTAAAGGTGATGCCAATGCTACAGGATTTAAGATGGCTCGTTTAACACCTATTAAAATTATTAACCAATCAAACGCTAAAAAATATATTATTGACAACACAGTTAAGTACGATAATGTAACTGAAACTATTGAAGTTAATATGCCTAAAGTTAAGGTTGATGATGGTAACTTAGTAAACGTACCTGTTAAAATGTTAACCAATGGTAAGCAATTAGGTGCTTTACAATTAGAATTAAAATACGATACAGCATTATTAGAGTTTAAGAAAATTGATTTATCTGAAAAAATGATGTATTGGACTTCTTATACTAACCCTGATAATGGAGTAGTTGCATTTGGTGCTGCTGATTTGACTAACAAAAACTTAGTCAATGATGGTGAGCAAGTATTTAATATCCAATTCTTTGCTAAAAAACCTCAAGACAGTTGGGCTACAGCAGCTATTTGGACAGGACCTAAATACGTTGGAGGTAATGATTCTCGTGATATGAATATTACCCCAGCTATGGGTATTGTTGAGGTTCGTAGAATTAAACAACCTATTGCTTTAGATGATTTAAGTGATATTATTGTGTTCCCAAATCCAAATGATGGTGAGGTTTGTGTTCAATTTAAAGTTAATAATGATTCACAAACTGAAATTATTGTAACAGATATGGTAGGTAGAAAAGTATTAGACGTATTAAATACTAAAATGCCTAGAGGAAGTTACAAATATTTAGTAAACCTAACTCCATTGTCTGATGGATTTTATTTAATGTCTATTAAAACAGATACACAAATTTCAACCTCTAAAATAATTATAAATAAATAACATGTCAGAAGAAAAAGAAGAGAGTGTAATGTCAGTAACCAAAAAAGCAATTATTGGTGCTATCACTACAGCTGTTACAGCCGGCGGTGCCTGGTTTGCAACCCACTTAGGCGGTGGTGAAGAGTCTAAAGAAGAAGCTAAAACAGAACAAGCTAGTCCTGCGGCAGCAGCGCCTGTTGTAATTAATGTTCAACAAAATCAAGAAAATAAACAACAAGTTAAGCAAGGTGGAGGTACAAACACAATCATTAGAGAACGTGTAACTGAAAAACCTGCCGCTGCTCCTGCTACAAAACCTGAACCTAAAGAAGAAGATCCATGGTAAAAAATATTTTAGTTGCTTTATTATTAGTTATTTTAGTTGGATGTGGTTCAATGTCTACTACAACTGAAAGAGATGTAATTGAAAAAGCAGACATTTCTACTGTATCTGGTTACACTGATTCTATCAAGAAAACAGTTCAAGTAGTTAATGTTGATATGACTAAACTTTTTGCCCTATACCCAGCACTTCAAGAAAAGAATGTTGGATTGGGTTTTGCTGAATCTGTATTAGACTATTTAGATGAAACGAATCGCTTTATATTTACTGAAGAGAAGACTGAGATCAAGGAGAGGATGGTAACTCAATTTAAGGCCTCTAAAAAAGGTGTTTTTGAAGAACCAATTGATGGTAAAGGAAAGATTAAAGCAGCTCAATATTTTGTTTATGTCACTGTAGCTGATTTTGCAGTAGATGAAGATGAAACAGTTCAAAAAGGAAAATCAACTGTAGTTGTAACAACGTTTGTTCGTTTACAAGTAAGATTTGTTGATGCTAAAACAGGACAAATCTATATAGGTTCTGGTGAGGGTGAGTCACAAAAAGTAGGTGAATCATTCCTTAAAAATCTTGATATGAAGTTTTCTCAAAGTACCGTAGGTAAAGCAACTCGTAAGTCATTAGAAACAGCGTGTACCAAAGTAATTGGAAGCTTAATCAATAATGGTATCTTTACAAAATAAAATATTATTATTTTTTATGATAATTGGACTGCCTCTCTTGGGGCAGTCCTTTACTTATAGTTATATAGATCCGTGTACTCGCACGACAAAATTTATTAACGCCGACATGAGTGCTCCTGTTGTTATCGCGTATTATGGACAGGTAAAAACGTTTACTTACGCACAATTAAGTGACGGTACGTTTGATGCTTGGATTAATAATATTTATACCCAGTACAAAACAACCTCACCTTGTCAGGGGGTAGTTACTACTACAACAACTACAACATCCACTAATACAGTTTCAAACCTTATAGGTAATGTAACTAGTTTAGTAAGTTTAGATTTTTCCTCTGTAACAGGAGGTGTATCTGGGGGTGTTGGAACAAATGTAGGAGGAACTACATCTTCAGGAACAGGAAGTGTTAAAACCGATAAAAAAGATGGTAATAATAATTCTAATAATAGTACTTCTAGTGATAATAGTGGATCTACTTCTAACGAGGGAGGAAACCAAACGGGAGAAAATGGAGGAAATCCACCAGAAAATCAAGGCGGGTCTAATGGATCCGGAGGAGGAACAGTAGGTGGAAACTCTAGTTCAGGCAATAGTTCTAATTCTTCTAGCGGTTCTGGCTCTGGTTCTGGGTCCGGTGCTAGTAATGATCAACCAAAAACTGAAACAGAAAAACCATCAGACCAAAAAGTAGAAGATACTAAAACTGAAACACAAAAATCCTCTTCTAGTGCTACAGCAAAAGCAGCTGGTAAAGGTAAAGTTGAGACAGCTAAACCAGCTATCCTAATGACAGGAGATATAGTTGGGGTTCAAACAAGATCAGATGGAACACAAGATGCTAGAGGTACTATGTCTTTTACTAAAGTAAAAGGAGATGGTACAGCATCAATAGGTTTTTCAGCTGATTATATGGTTAATGCTAAAATAGGTAATATTTCTGCTGTACGTTCTTGGATTGGTTCTAACAATAAAGGAAATAAACATATTAATGTTATTTCAGATGGATTAAGTATCATGCCAGATGCCTTATCTAATACTCTATTATTTGTTAGAGTAAATTCAATTAAAAATTTTACTGCTTTATATGGTGGTGCTGCAACTTATGGAAAATTATATGGTGAGGAAATGATTTCTACAATCATTATAGGTGGTTTTATGTATAAAGGAAAAGTTACTAAAGCATTAGATGCTACAGTTATTATGGCCGGTATCTATTCTCCTTACTCAAAATATTATACAGAATCATTATTTAAAGCAAGACCAATTATAGTACCATTTTTAAATTTAAATTATAAATTAACTAAAACATTTGGGATTGGGTTAACTGGAGGAGGTACTTATATAGCTGGGAAAGATGTTTTAAATTTTCAAATTTTGATGGGAGCAAAAATGAAGATATGAGGTGGATTATTATATTTTTACTATTTACTAATACTTTATTAGGCCAATTCACCTACTCAGGTTACCTCTATAATGCAGATGGGTCAGGAGCAAATAATGTTCCTGTAAAACTTTATAAAAGCACAGCAGGTGCTACTACTAAATCAGGTACTTTAGCTAAAATAACATCAGGTATTCCTTCCGATAGAGGAAGAGGAACCTCAGTACTTTTTTCTACTGTTAATACAGATGAAACGTCTGTAGCTATTACATTTCCTTCTGGATTTAGTCCTTCTTATGCAGGTACTACTTATTCATCATGTCACGTAAATGCTAACTCTTGGTTTACTTTTGGAACAAGTTCTAGCTCTGGTTTTAATGGAAATGCAACTAGTCCTAACCAACCAACAATCCATATCGGTTCAGTAGATAATGGCTCTACAGACAACAACGTTTCTTATGTTTCAACTGAAAGTTACACAGATGCAACTTACGGAGACGTGTTTAGAGTAAGATACGAGGGTAACTGCAAATATAATCAGACAGGAGTAAACTATACCTGGGATTTGTATTTTATTAAAAACCAAGCTTCAAAGCAGATAGTGGTTTGGAGAACATTTACTGCAGATGGTTCTAACCAGGAGGTGATGGGTATATCTACAGGTAGTGCTTGGTTAGCAAGTACATTAGTCACTTCAGGTTCCTTCTCGGGTACTAGCTGGGAGATAAATACATCCTCAAGTACTACAACATCCTCCACTTCATTAGATGCTACCGCAAATACGAACTCATCAGGATATTATTCTTTTTCAAGAACTACAGTAGCCGGTGACCAATTTACAATTCAACTTGATGCACCAACAAGAATACAGTCCTATACTACAACCGATATTCAAGCTGTTTCAAATATTATTTTAGATAAAACATCTATTACAGGTCTTTCTTACCATATGTTTGATGTTAATGATGATACAAGAATTACAGTAGCCGATAAGTATTATGTAGCTGCTAGAAAAGTAGGTAGATTTTCTAAATGGAGAATAGCACCTGATGTTAGGTTATTTACTACAGCCGAATATAATTCTATAAAAGCATCTACAAGTAATGTTAGAGCCACTTATCCAGGTGTTTCTTCTATTACTACCTCTACATTAACCTCAGGCGGAACACTTAGTTATTACTTAATAGCACCTGGTTATTCAGGTTCTGTAACTTATTGATATTTATAAAAGATGTTGAATTTTTTATTTCCTATATTATTAGCTTTAACACCTTCTGATACTACAAAGGTAAATGTTCAAGTAAACAATGTTCAACATATCCAAAAAATTGGAGATAGAGATGTTACTTTTGGTGTTAAAGAAACTGTAGAAGAATTATTAATTGGAAAAGGATATACCCCTGTTGACTCAGGAGTAGCCTTTATAACCCAAGTAAGTATAGATAGTATTTACTCACCTCAACAAATAGTAAACATAATGGGTCTACAATGGTTAAAGAAAGACTATTTTGTAGAAACTAGTATATGTATTGGAAATAGTTGTTTTAAATCAGTTGGTGTTAGAAAAACCTTTATTTTCGCGGCATTTTTAAATGTTGAAAATAATGAAGTTCCATTAAACCGAAAGGCGTTCTCGAAAGCGTTACAAGAAAGTTTAACAAAAACAATAAAACAACTATAATATGAAAAATTTCCTTAAACAATTATTCGACGACAACAACTCAATCAATGAGAAAGCATTAGTAGGTTTTATAGCTTTCTTTATGCTTTGCATTGCTCTTATTGTAGACCTAGTAACAGGCTACATGGGAACTGCTTTAGTAATTAATGAATTTATCTTTGATGGATTTATGGTAATCATTTTAGGTTCATTTGGTATCGCTTCGGTTGATAAATTTTTGAATAAAAAAGACAAACACGAAGAAGATAAAGATATAGAAGGATAATGAAGTCTACGTTACTAGTTTTACTATTATCATTAACCACAACCTGTGCTTTTGTTTGTAGCTATTTCGGTGGATTAGCTATAGACAATAGTGAGCAGTATTTGGCCGTAGTGGCGGTCGCTTTTATGGATGGGTTTTTTGGTATAGTTGCTGGTACGAAGAAAGAAGGTTTTAAAACCTATAAAGCATTAAAAGTATTAAAAACAACATTTACATGGTTAGTTATATTAACAGTAATATTAATGGTTGAAATAGGATTCCCAGGTACGTCTTGGCTCTCAGAAACCATTATAATGCCTTTTATAATATTCCAAGTAATTAGTGCATTAAAAAATGCTTCGTCTGCTGGTTTTATAAAATATTCTGTATTAAATACAATTTTAGAAAAAATTGACAAACATAAAGATAAATAAATATGCTATTAAAAAAAGGTGACAACAATGAACAGGTAAAACAACTCCAAATTAAATTAGGGGTTGATCCTGTGGGTAACTTTGGTCCTAAAACCGAAGAGGCAGTTAAAAAATATCAAGCGGCTAATGGTTTAGTTGCTGATGGTATAGTAGGAGATGGAACTTGGAATAAAATTATGGGTACAGCACCTATTGCTACTCCTGCTCCAGCCGTTATTCCTACTAGTTCATTTAAATTAGATAAATTAAAAGGACATATTCCAGATTCAGTAATTGCTGCTATTCCTGATACTGCTGCTAAGTTTAATATTATAAATGTATTAAGATTGGCTCATTTTCTTGCCCAAGCAGGACATGAATCAGGACAATTTAAAGCAACTTCAGAAAACCTAAATTATAGTTCAAAAGGATTATTAGGTATTTTCCCAAGATACTTTACTCCCGCTTTAGCAGAATCTTATGCTCGCCAACCTCAAAAAATCGCTAACAAAGTTTATGGTGGTAGAATGGGTAATGGGGCTGAAGCCACTGGAGATGGATTTAAATTCAGAGGTAGAGGATATATTCAATTGACTGGTAAAGATAATTATACCCAATTTGATAAAACTGTACCCGAAGATATTTTAGCTAATCCTGATTTAGTATCAGGTAAATATGCTTTAATGTCTGCTGCTTGGTTTTTTGATAAGAATAAACTTTGGGGTATTTGTGATAAAGGAGCTGATCAAGGAACCGTAACAGCTGTTACAAAAAGAGTAAATGGTGGAACTATTGGTTTACCAGATCGTATTAAACATTTTAACGAATATTATAATTTATTAAAATAATGAGTGAATTTCAATTAAAAGAAGGACAAGGGTATATTTACGTAGGTGAATACTTTCATAAATTTGGAGGTAAAGTACCTACAGAAAAGAAAATAGGTAAAACTGATGACCTATTAAAAATACCTCAAATAGATGATTATGCCTTTAGTTTAGACTTTACAGCAGCAGATATTTATCTTGTTGAAAATGTAGAGGTTCTTTATGCTGCTTTAACATCAGTATTAAGTCATGATCTTATTAAAGAGGATTGGTTTGCAGATAGTGATGGGGATTTAAAAGAAAGAGTAGCTAGCTTTATGAAAGCTTTTGGTTATATTGAGATTTGTGATGTTGATGGTGATGGAATACCGGATCATCTAGACGACGTTATAGGTTAATATTTTTACATCTACAACGCTCTCCGCAAAAACCGAGAGATAATTTATTATAGGCGTTATACTTAAGTGTATGGCGCCTATATGTATCGATGTATGGATGTTAATAAAATATTTAACTTGTTTAATGGAGATGAACCCGAGTCATTAGGGGAGAAAGCTCAACAGGTAGATATTTCATTAGATTATAAAAATCATCCTTTATTCTGGGTAGGTATGTTTAAGAAACTAATCCAGAATCACCAAACATTTAACGACCAATTACTTAAATTTTTTGATAAATTAGATGAGGGATTAGATGTAGTTGATATTGATAGAGCAGGGGAATTTGTTGTATTTAATAGGGCTTGGGAATACATCCAAAAAGTAGATCCAGATAACTTGGTTTGTCAAGAGGCCTTATATAGATTCGTGGACATACATCTTAGAATTGCCCTAGAATTATCTATAAATTACTTCCAAGAAATGGAAGAATATGAAAAATGTATACATCTCAAAAAGAATTTAGAATTTGTAAAACTTCTCTTAACCTAAGCTTGGAGGATCTTACTTCCAATATTATATTCCAATCACGGGAAAAGGAAAAAAGAGAATAAAATATGAAAAATAGAGAAATTATAATGAGGAGGTTAGAAAGAGCCGAATCAAACATGGAGAAATTAAATTTTGTCCTAAGTCGTCAAGGCACAAGAGAACAGTTTAATGACCTTATCCAAGAAACTAGGGAAGTGATTCAAGACGCTAAATCATTCGTTCAACAAGAACCTATGAGTCAAGGGGAAGTTAATCCATTTTAATTATGAATTTAACAGCAGAACAAATCCAACAAAATTGGTTGCGAATGGTGGGCTTTATTGAGGATCACATTTCATCACCTCGTAAAGAAAAATTAGTAGAATTTTATGAAAAATTTAGTGAGCGTTTAATGTTGATGCCTGCTGCTCACAAAAAAGAATACCACAATGCTTTTCCTGGAGGTTATGTAGAACATGTTAATCGAGTTATTACTTGTGCTCTTCACCTCCATGATTTGTGGGCTCAAATGGGTGCTGATATTTCAACATATACTAAAGAAGAATTAGTATTTTCGGCCCTGAATCATGATCTAGGTAAAATGGGAGATGAGGAAAATGAATCATATATCCCCCAGACCGATAATTGGAGACGTGAAAAATTAGGTGAGGATTATATGTTTAATACTAAAGTTCCATTTGCTTCTGTTCCCGACCGTGGTTTATTTTTACTCCAATCACATGGTATCCAGTATTCATTTAATGAAATGATTACTATTCAAACACATGATGGTTTATATGATGAGGCAAATAAAAAATATTTAATGACTTATATGCCAGAACAAAAACCACGTACAGCATTACCTTTTATTGTACATCAAGCGGATTTAATGGCTGCTAGAATTGAGTTTGAAAGAGAATGGTTACCTAAATTGCAAGGTAACGTGGAGACCAAAAAGAAACCATTTACATTGGGTAATAATAAATCAGCTCCAACAACTTCAGCCGCTAAATCTAAAGCATTAGGTAGCGTAAAAAGTGAAGGACTTAAAAACCTATTAGACAACTTATGATATTAACAATTGTATTACTCTCAATGTTGGTCGTGACTCTTGGATTCACAACCTATAATCTTCTCAAGAAAAATGAGAAACAAGAAGATATCCTAGCAGGTTATATGACCTACCTAAACAAAATTTCAGACACTATTGAGATGTCAGAAAAGAAAATGATGGAAGTAGATGCTAAAGGTAGTTTTAAATCGGATGATGAGGTAGGATTTTTCTTTGAACAAATTAAAACAATTCAAACTGCATTAAATTCTTTTGTTATTAAAAACATCACCAAATAATGGAAGAGGTAGTAGTAAAGAAGAAAAAGGGTGTCCAATATTTTACCCAAGACACAGAGGATGCTATTGTATTATATAATAACACTACTGATTTTGAGGTAAAAAGTAGAATCTATCACGATAGAATCCATTACGCCTTTTTTAAACTTACCGAAAACATTATTCATACCTTTAAGTTTTATTATACTGAGGTAGATAATATTGAGGATTTACAACACGAAGTAATTACTTTCCTACTATCTAAAATCCATTTATTTAATCCAGAAAGAGGAGCTAAAGCATATTCTTATTTTGGAACAATTGCTAAACGTTATTTAATTTTATCAAACCAGAAAAATTATAAAAAACGTATTGATACTGTTGCTTTAGATACTATTGAGGAAGACGAGGAACATTCATATAGCATCGATGATTCATCGCACGATGAACGTCTATCGATGTTTATAGACATATTTACCGAGTATTGCACACGAAATATTTATAATTTATTTCCTAAAGAATATGACGCTCAAATTGCGGATGCTATTTTAGAACTATTTCGTAAAAGAGAACATTTAGATATATTTAATAAAAAAGCTCTTTACATTTATATCCGTGAGATCGTAGACGTTAAAACTCCTAAAATTACCAAGATAGCAAATCAACTCTACGACATTTTTAAAGAAGGTTATATATTTTATTTAGAACACGGATATACAAGTTTTTAGTTTTCATATTTATAAGAAACTAACTGTATATTTATGTCACAATTTGAAAATATTATCTTTGGTAAGAAAAAATTCTCCGATGTTTTGGAGGAAATTTACAATAACCAAAAGAAAAAAGATCAACAGGTTACTGCTCTAATTAATGAGTTAAAACCCTTAATTTCTGACATTGGAGACGCTACTCTTGTTGTTCCTTTAATTAAGGAATATATGGAAATTAGTGTTAAAAATGATGATATTTTAATTAAAATGGCTGCCTTAGCTCAACGTGCTATGGCAACAGTAACCTCTGATGGTTCTCTTACTATTTCTGATGAGGAAAAAGAGCAGTTATTATCTGCTATGAACGAGTTAAAAGGAGGTAAATAATGGCTAAATATGGATTTGCGGCTCTAAATCAAAATTTAAATCCAAGTTTAAGTAATAACTTTGGGGTATTAAATGCTGTAAATCAACTTAGCCTAAATAAGGCCGTTAGGGTATTAAGTATTGTTTTAGATAGTACACACCCACGTTTTAAAGAATTAGGTGAATGGAATGGTTTAGGTATCATAGAATATGAGGATGTAGATAATCCATTACCATCAAATACTCCTTCGACGGCTCGTCCTTTATATAGTAATAATAAAAAATATCCTTTAGTAAACGAAATTGTTTACCTCATATCACAACCAGATACAAATATTTTTGAGTTTTCTACAAGTGCTACTGATTATTATTTAGATGTAATTTCTTTATGGAATAGTAATCACCATAATGCTTATCCTACTACCCCAAATATATTACCTCCATCACAACAAAAAGATTATATTCAAACTCAAGCAGGTAATGTTAGACGAGTTACAGATCAATCTACAGAAATATTTTTAGGTAAAACATTTTTTGAACGATCTAATATTCATCCCTTACTACCTTTTGAAGGGGATGTTATTAATGAGGGAAGATGGGGTAACTCAATTCGTATTGGTTCTACTGTAGCAGATACTTTAAACAATTGGTCTTCAGTTGGTTTAAATGGTGATCCTATTTTAATTATTAGAAATGGTCAAGGTGTTCAAACAGAAGAAGGTTGGATACCAACAGTAGAGGATATTAACAATGATGATTCCTCAATTTATGCTACAAGTACTCAGAAAATACCTTTAAAAGCCTCAAGTACTATATATGATAGTTACAAAACAGCTCCTACAGTCCCAGATCAATATGCTGGAAAACAAGTTATTTTAAACTCAGGTCGATTGGTATTTAATACTACTCAAGACCATTTATTATTAAGTTCTGCTCAAACAATAGGATTTAATTCTGTTAAAGGATTTAATTTTGATACTAAAGCAAATTTTGTTGTAGGTGCTCCTTCAATTAAACTAGGTTCTAAAAACGCTACCGAACCTTTATTATTAGGAAATAAAACAGTTACTTTATTAAATCAGCTACTAGTAAATTTAGAGGCGTTTATGACTATTTGCTCAACATTAGTTTCAACTCCTCCAGGTACTCCTTTAGGACCTTTAAATATTGTAGCAGGACAAATGTCAACTATATTAAATGGTTTGCAACAAAATCTTCAAGATATTAAATCTAAAAATAATTTTACAGTATAATGGCAAATATACAAGATATTGATTTACAAGCAATCCAAAATGCTACCCCAGATAATTTAAAAGCATCTGGTACTGCTAAATTAGGTACATTAATATTTGACCAAGGTAAAGTAATAAATCAATTGTTAGATCCTATTGCTAATAAATTATTATCTCAAGTTACTTCTCCGGATGGAACTTGTGTTTCTCAACAAATACTAGACGAAACTATTACTCAAAGAAATGGTTTAGTTTTACAGTTAAACAATATAGGTAATAATTTAGATAAATTAACTAATACTTTAACAGGTCTTTCTAATTATTTAAGTTTAGCTCAAACCGTTATAACAATACTTAAAACGACTAAAATAGCTACTTCTATAGCAGCTAAGGTTTTACCTGTTGTTCCTGGAATTATTCCTTCTACTATAAGTGATTTAGAGGATGCTAAAAATCAAATTACATTTACAAATACAGGTACCTCAAAATTAGATAAAATCCAAGGTTCAGTATCTTCAGCTGCTATTTCAGTATCAATTGTAAATGGGTATATTTTAAATATTGTTAATACATTAAATTTATTAGATATTATTTTAATAAAATGTAGTCCAAATTCAACACTTTCCTCTATATCTAAAGGAATAAAAGCTAGTGCAGATGCACAAAAACAAGCCCAAGCAACTATTAATCAAATAACATATAATGGTTTTATTATTGAAATACAAGAAGTACCTTACACACCTACTGTTACTCGTAGACGAGCAGTTGGTAAAACTCAACAAGGTATTATTTTAATACAAACCGAATTATCATTTACTACTGATCCATTAACTTTAATTAATGAATTAAAACTAATAATTGATAGAGACAATTTAAAAGCTTATTAACTTAATATTTATAAACAATGAAACCATCAGATTTTAAAAAAATTATTAAAGAGGCAGTAAGGGAAGCTATCCAAGAAGAATTAAAAGATATTCTATTGGAAGCTGTTCGTGCCCCTAAAACAATTGTTACGGAGTCACTTAGAGACACTTACGCTCAACCACATCTTTCCAAACCAAAACAATTAACTCCAGCTGAAAGACAAGCAATGTTTGGAGGTATTTTAGAGGAAATGCAAGTTGGAGGAGCAGCAACAACTGCTTACGCTGGTAATTTTCAAGCAAACGGACCAGTAGATGCTGTTAACGGAGCATTACCTGAAGGTAGTGTTGGATTAGATCAAATAATGGCTTTAATGAATAAATAATGGCATTTGGAGCTAAAAAGATATTTCCTATAGATACCCAACCCGGAACGGCTGTTGGGGTGGATATTCCTTTTAATGCTCCTGCTGTTTTTAAACCAAATTATACTACTCAAGCATCAATTAAAAACAATTTAATTAATTTCTTTTTAACAAATAAAAATGAAAGATATTTAAATCCAACTTTTGGTGGTGATTTACGAGCTTTTATATTTCAACAAATAACTGAAGGAAATTTAGATTACTTAAAACAAGATATTCAGTCTCAATTAGGTATATACTTTCAGAACGTGATTATTGCAAGTTTAGATATTTTATCTTCACCTGATATTAATCAAATTAGTGTAATATTAAAATATAGTATAAAAGATACTGGATTAACTGACGAAATACAATTAGCATTTATATAATGGCTACTAAAAAAAGAAATATAACCTATATTAATAAGGACTTTAGCGAACTAAGGGCTAGTTTAATTGACTATGCTAGAACTTATTTCCCCACTACTTATAATGATTTTACACCTACCTCTCCAGGTATGATGTTTATGGAAATGGCTGCTTATGTAGGTGATGTTTTGTCATTCTATATGGATAACCAAATCCAAGAAAACTTTTTACAGTATGCTCGTCAAACAAACAACTTATATGAGTTAGCTTATATGTTTGGTTATAAACCAAATGTAACCCAAGTTGCTATTACTAATGTAGATTTTTATCAACAAGTCCCTTCAATCGTATCGGCATCTACTTATTATCCCGATTTTACTTATTCCTTATTTATTGATCAGAATTCTCAGGTACAATCATCAACTAATACAGCCACCTCATTTTTAATTCAAGATCCAGTAGATTTTTCAGTTTCAAGTTCAGGCGACCCAACAGAAATTTCAGTATATGCTACATCAGGTGGAAATCCTACCTATTTCTTATTAAAGAAAACAAGACAAGCAGCATCCGCTACTATTAATACAACAACATTTAGTTTTGGAGCTCCTGTTCCTTTTAATACAGTTGACATTACAGCCGATAAAATAATTGGTATTTTAGATATAACAGATAGTAATGGAAATATATGGTATGAGGTAGATTATTTGGCTCAAGAAACAATATTTGATTCAATTAAAAATACTAATACAAACGATCCTAATTTATCACAATATCAAGGAGATACTCCTTACTTATTACAATTACAACTAATTCAAAGAAGATTTGCTACTCGTTTTATAAACTCTAGAACTCTTCAATTACAATTTGGTTCAGGAACAACAGCAGATAATGATGCCGAAATTATTCCTAATCCAGATAACGTGGGTTTAGGGTTACCTTTTGGTCAAAGTAAATTAACAACAGCATTTTCACCCTCCAACTTTATATTTACAAATACTTACGGTATTGCACCTTCAAATACTACTTTAACAGTAAGGTATTTAACAGGTGGAGGAGCAGAAGCAAACGTACCTTCAAACGATTTAACTAATATTGTAGCAAATATTAACTTTTTAAACTCAAATTTAAATTCAACTACAGCTAATACTATATTTAATTCATTAGCTGTTACGAACCCAATAGCAGCAGATGGTGGTGGAGATGGAGATTCAATAGATGAAATTAGACAAAATGCTTCAGCTAATTATGCCTCTCAGTTACGTAACGTAACTCAAGATGATTATTTAGTAAGGACATTATCCATGCCTGCTAAATACGGAGTTGTTGCTAAAGCATTTATTGAACCAACTAAAGCTCAATCTCAAACAGCAGGACAAAATGCCTCTATTTTAGATTTATATGTTTTAACTTTTGATATTAATAATAAATTAAACACAGCTTCTCGTGCTTTAAAACAAAATATTACTACTTATCTTTCTCAGTATAGAATGGTTAATGATTCTGTTAATATTAAAGATGCTTTTATTATAAACATAGGAGTTAATTTTGATATTATTATTTTACCTAATTTTAATAGTAATGAAGTTTTATCTAAATGTATTTTAGCATTACAAGATTTCTTTGCTATTAGTAAATGGGCAATTAATGAACCTATTGTATTAAGAGATCTTTATATCTTATTAGATGCTATTGAAGGAGTTCAAACAGTTAAAACAATTAATATTACTAATTTAGTAGGAGAAAATTTAGGATACTCACCTTATGCTTATGATATAAATGGTGCTACAATTTCTAACGTAGTTTATCCTTCACTAGACCCAAGTATTTTTGAATTAAAATATCCTAACACAGATATTCAAGGAAGAGTAGTAAATTTATAACAAAATGGCCGTATTAAAAATATTCCCCGAAAAAGACGCTACATTATATTCTCTATTCCCTAACATGAATACGGGATTAGATGAAATAGTTGAAGCTACTCTTACAACATTTGCTTATTCTAATCCAAGTCCACAAGCTAGTAGATTTGTCCTCCAGTTTAATAGTACTGAGTTATCATCATCAATTAGCTTAATTCCTACAAATAAGTATAATAATGGAAATTGGAAAGCCCAATTACAGTGTTTTATAGCTACAGTTGATGGTTTAAATGTAGACACTACTGTTAAGTGTTTCCCCTTAGCTGATCCTTGGGGAATGGGAACGGGACGTTACTTAGATAGTCCTATATCAACAAACGGAACATCTTGGATTTGGGCCGATTATTCAGGTAGTACATTATGGACCGCAAGTATTCCAACCGGGGCAACTGCCTCTTATACTTCATCCGTTCCAGCAGGTGGTGGGGTATGGTACACAGGTTCTCAATATTCTTCTTCTGTTACTTTTACTTATAGAACAGATAAAGATATTAATTTAGATGTAACTCCTACAGTTAAAGCTTGGACAACTGGTTCTGGTACTATTCCTACAACAAAATTAACTAATTATGGATTTATAGTTAAACAAGATGTAGAATTTGTAAATAACAACAATTACCAACCCGAATTAAAATATTTTTCTGTTGATACAAATACAATTTATCCTCCGGCTTTACAAATTAGTTGGGATGATTTTGTATTTAATACTGGTTCTTCAACCCAAACAATTTTAAATACATTACCAGCTACAGTCACAATAGCCCAAAACCCAGGAGTGTTTTATAGTGAAAGTATTAATAGATTTAGAATAAATGCTCGTCCTGAATACCCTATTCAATTATGGGAAACATCCTCTGTTTATACAAATAATTATTTTTTACCTACAGCTTCTTATTATGCTATTAAGGATTTAGAAACTAATGAATATATAGTTGATTTTGATTCTACTTATACTAAATTAAGTGCTGATGCTACCTCAAGTTATTTTGATATATATATGAACTATCTCCAACCAGAAAGATATTATACTATTTTAATTCAAAGTACAATTGATGGTTCAACAGTTGTATTTAATGACCAATACTACTTTAAAGTAATTAACGGATAATGGAGCAAATAAACTTAAATAAACAAGTTTATGATAAAAATCAATACCAAAAGGTAATTGATACTTCTTTTACTCAATTAGTTAATATTACTTCTTCTCTTACTTCATCACTCCCTACAATATCTGTAGATCAATTTTTTCAATATTATCAAGATTTATTTTTTATTATACCTAAGTTTGGAGATATAAATTCTCATGAGTATCTTATAAAAACGAGTACTGATTATATTGGTGTTTCACAACAAACAAATGATACAATTCAAGCATTAGTTGAGGAAGTAACATCTTTAAGACAAGAAAATCTTAGTTTACAACAACAAACACTCACAGGAAGTATATAATGGCCGAAATAATTAATATAAACCCAATAAACCCACTTACCTTTGAACTACAGGAATATTCTGTTTCTGATAGTTCTCTTATTACTTCATTTGATATAGATACTACATTTAATCCTAATATTGATTATTTAGAGTATTTTATTTATGATTTAAATGGTAATATTTTAACACAAAACGTTAGTGGGTACCCTGGATATAAATTAATTGATAATGATGTTGTTTTATACCCTGAAGTAGATTTAAAGGCTTATGGTTATACCGAAGGTCAATATAATACTTTATATAATTTTTTAAGTCCAAAATTAGGTTCCAATAGTTTTACCCCTTACTATATTTCAGAAATTAGTTCTGACAGGACAGAAGTTAGATTAGATACAACAGCTATTCCTAATGCTTTAGTAATTTCCTCTTCTTTAGAATTAATTAATGATATTACAAATTCTACAGGAAGTTATTATGATTTTTACTTAAATTTTGGTAATAATGATTTAGTTATTGCTGTTAATGCTTTATTAGATACAACAGATTCTACTAATCCTACAGTTTTAATTAAATTATATGAGCCATTACCTCCCCAATTTGATTTACAATCTCAATTATGGGTTGTAAACCAAGTATCGGAACCAGTTGCTTACAACATTAATATTTCTCAAACCTTTGATATTGCCGATAACAATATACAATTAAGAGGTCCTAATACTAATATTAGTGTTAAAAACCAAATAAATAACTCTACAGATTATTCTAATTATCAAGCATTATCTGCTACTACTGCTAAAACAGGATCTAATAGTCTACAATATCAATTAAACAATTTATTAGCTCAAACAGGGGTAACAGTAAACGTAGATTATTCTGATTATTCTAATTTTATTCATTTTTCTAATGCTCAAGTAAGATTAGAAAATTTTTATTATAAGTTATCATTAATTGAACAATATTCTTATAGTTCAAGTTTATCTAACAATACTCCATCAAATTATTATGTATCTCAAAGTAGTGTAATCTATCAAAGTAAGATAGATGCTATTATTACTACTTTTGATAATTACGAGTACTATCTTTATTACAATTCAGGCTCAACTAATTGGCCTAAATCAAATACTGCTCCCCCATATGTAAACGTATCTACAACCTCATCAGCAGGTTTAACTTGGTTTGCAAGTCAATCAGCAGTAGCAGAATTATATGATTCTGAAAATAACGATGCTTTAACTTTAGCAATCCCTTCATATCTAAGAGATGATGATAACAACCAACAATATATTTTGTTTGTTGAAATGATTGGTCAATTATTTGATGAGGTATTTGTTTATCTACAGGGAATTACAGATAAAGCAAATAACGATAATAGATTAACTTATGGTGTTTCTAAAGATTTAGTAGCCGATGTTTTAAGAGATTTAGGTATTAAAATTTATCAAAATAATTTCTCATCAAATGATCTTTATCAAGCATTAATTGGTATAACTCCATCAGGCAGTTTATATAATTTACCTTTTACTACTCCGACCCTACCAGTGCCATCAGGATCGGGTTTACAATATATAACAACGTATATAACCGCATCAACTACCAGTTCGTTGATACCCACGTACGACATAAATGCTTCGGTTTATAAACGAATATATAACAGTGTTCCTTATATTTTAAAGAAAAAGGGTTCATATGCTGGTTTAAGAGCTTTAATTAATTTATTTGGAGTTCCGGATACTGTATTAAGAATTTCTGAGTTTGGAGGTCAAAATAAGATTAATACTAATGATTACGATTATTGGTATAATCAATTTAATTATGCTTTTTATACCTCAGGTTCAAACTATGTAACTTCATCTTTTAGTTTAAATAATGCTTGGGCCTCTAGTAATGATGTTCCTCAAGCTGTAGAATTTAGATTTAAAACAGATGGTTTACCTCAAAACACAGCAAGTATTGCTTCTCAAAGTTTATGGGAAACTGATGGATTAATTAAATTAGTTTTAAAATATACTGGTTCAGGATACACAAGCGGTTCATACTCAGGTTCCGTAATAAATCCTTATAACCAATACGCTAAATTAGATTTTATTCCTGATTATACTTCCCCACAAACATCAGCAAGTGTATATTTACCTTTTTATGATGGAGGTTGGTGGTCTGTTTTAGTAAATAAAGAAGGTACAAACTATACTTTAACAGCAAAAAATAAAATTTACATTGGAGATGATGGTAATTTTATAGGTTTCCAAGCATCCTCTTCAATTAATCCATCTACATCAGATCCTTGGAATAATAGTACTAAATCTTATTTTGGTATTTCATCCTCATTATCAGGGAAAATATTTACTGGTTCTTTACAAGAAATTAGATATTATACTAATGCTTTATCTCAAAGTAATTTTGATGATTATGTAATGAATCCTTATGCTATTGATGGTAATTATGTTAATTCTGCTCCTTATGTTTTAGCTTTTAGAGCACCTTTAGGTTCAGACTTAATTACAGGTTCAACAACTTCTATCCATCCTAAAATAACAGGATCTTGGGTTGCTACCTCTTCATTTGCCTCTAATAGTAGTTATTATTATAAATCAACCCCTGCTTTTGAACAAAATACAGAAGTTATTTTTGTAAATGAGTTTCCTGCAGGTATTAAAAATAGGATTTCAAATAAAATCCAACAACAAAATATTGTATTACCTTATAGTAGTAGTGATTCTAATATTCCTAATGCTGATGTATTATCTCCTTTTAGATCTATTCAACAACAGTCTACATTAAGTGGTTCGTATACTAAAAACATTAATTATGTTGAAATCGCTTTTTCACCTCAAAATGAAATAAACGATGATATTAACGAACAATTAGGTTACTTTAATATTGGTGAGTACATTGGAGATCCAAGATTACAATCCACTACCGCAGAATCATATCCTGATTTAGATGCTTTAAGGGATGCTTATTTTGAAAAATATTCCTCTAACTATCAGTGGTTTGATTATATCAGATTAATTGAATTCTTTGATAACTCTTTATTTAAGATGTTACAAGACTTTATTCCAGCTAGATCTGATTTGGCTGCGGGTATTGTAGTTAAACAACACGTTTTAGAAAGAAATAAATATCCTGTTCCTCAAGTAACACTTACTGCTTCTTTAGCTAATATTGCTTCGGGTTCAACAAATATTCCTTATATTGTTCAAGATCAAACAATTACTGCCTCAATTTTAGTAGGACATATTACTGGAAGTAATGGAGGTACAATGCCTGATTTGTTTGGTCAAACACAATCATTCAATTATTTTGTAAATATAACTCAAAGCTGGTCAGGTAGTAATTTAACACCTGCTGGTTATGTAGGATATATTCATGATTCACAAGATGAATTCTTTAACGGAGAATTAAGTGGATCTGTATTAACTGTTACTACAGGATCATTAAGTGATTGTAATGTTGAGATCTACCAAGTATATACTACTAGTTCTATTAACGGACCGTTTACAGGAATAACTTTTTATTATTTCCCTGATTATGATTTTGAAACTGATAAAACTTATTATCTAACGTTTACTGAAGCTAATGATGCTTTAGCCCTAGCCTCCGGATCAGTTCAAATTACCGATTCATCTAATGTATCAGGAAACCAAAGAGTTATATATTCTGGAAGCGGGGATTTAGCTCCTGGTTCTTCTAGAACTATAAATAATTTAGAAGTTCAAGGAATTATTCCTCCATTAATTTTCTCAAGTAATAACGTTTTAGCATATCTTACAGTAACTGCATTTACAGCATCCGTTGCTTTTATAGATCAAGATTGTGAAGTTTTAGCCGGAGATGCTCAAGCTCCAAGACAAAATTCTAAATATATGTTGGTTGATTTTGATAACAGTTTTATTACTGCATCAAACGAGGCCGCTATTTTATCAGGATATGCTACTAAAGCAGCAGTACCTGATTCATACTATACTTCAGCTCGTCAAATTAACTCAAGATATATTGGTAAAGAATTAGTAGTTTCTAATCTAAATAAATGGACAGAAGGAGATATTTCTTATGGTAAATCAGTTACTGTAGGTAATCCGGAAGTTAATTTTGTATATTTTAATAGTGTAGGAAGCACATCACCTGAATGGGGTAATAATATTTCTGCTAAAACACAAGCAAACGTTAAGTTAATTGTAAATGCCTCTGGAAGTGTTACTAAACCAATTAATGATGTTGAGGGGATTAATTTAGGAACTATTCAACAATCATTTGTTGATAGTGGAAACGCTACTTTAGTATTAGATGATTACGATACTTTTGGAGTTAATTTAAATATACTAAATGGTACATGGCCTATATTTAAAAGTGGAATAAGCATAGCCCCTATTTTATATACTCAAACAGCAAGTTATGATAATAACGGAGATATTATAGGATTTGGATACACAGGATCTATTACTTTTACTCAAGGACAACAAGGCCCTGATCCAACTAAAAATAATTATCAATTATTAACTTATGGAATTAACTTTAATAGCATACAACCCTCAACTCTTCCTAAAAAACTTGACTTTTCACCCCCAGTTATTTTAGGACCAGATGCTGTCTTTCCTACATCATCTGATGCTTATTCTCCTATAGGTTCTTTAACTAACTTATCAAGTTCAGGGTATGTGTTAACTTTTCAAGCACATATTGAGGCTAGTAATATATACGCAGCTAAAATTGATTATTCACTCCAAAAAAATGGAGTTGAAGTAGCTAGAATTCAAATTAACCATGCTGCTACTAAAGCAGGAGATATTTATTATACTGATGCTAATGCTACTACATCTGATTCATACACTGTAAACGCGGTTGCTTATCAACCTTTCTCAGGAACCGCCCCTATAGTTCAATTAAATGCTTCCTCTTACTTTAGAGTAACCCAATCCCCTCTACCAGGCACTGGTATTTGTACCGATTTCTGGTATACAGGTTCTGGTACCCCTAATATTTTATTAGCTAGTACAGCATCAAACGGATTAAATAGATATATAGGATCAAGACAACAAAGTATTGAAAGAAGTGGATTTAATCCTATTTCTTTAGATTTTGAACCTCAACAATATGATGAGATTAGATTCCAAGGAATTGAAAATTTAGCTTATTCTATTCTTAATGTTTCTTCTTCTAATGGCCAATTACAATTACAGTTAAGTGGAAATATACCTAATGGAACTAATCTAAGTTATTTTCTATTAAGAAGATATGTTTCTGATCCTTCAAATATTATTTTGGATTTAAACAAACCAGCAGGCGCAAGTAGTGGTGGTGTTTTAAAACCAGAATATGTAACTGATGAATTAAACAAAAACTTAGATACAATAGTTCAAAACTTAAAATCAAAAGGCCTAATATAAAATTAAACTTATACATATTTATAACAAAATATTAAACTCAAATGGGATATTTAAATAATACAGTAGTAACAGTTGATGCGATCTTAACAGATGTAGGACGTCAATTACTAGCTCAAAATGATGGTCAATTTAGAATTACACAGTATTCTCTAGCAGACGATGAAATTGATTATTCTTTGTACAATCCAACTAATCCTTCAGGTTCTGCTTATTATGGTGAGGCTATTATAAACATGCCTTTATTAGAGGCGTTTCCTCAAGCTAACCAAACTATGAAGTACAAGTTAGTAACTTTACCTCGTGGAACAGCTAAAATGCCTATTATTAATATTGGTTATTCTTCAATCATTATTAAACAAGGTGCTTCATTAGCAATTACTCCTCAAACATTAAATTATCAAGGTGGAAATACATATGAGGCTAGTGGATACACAGCTACTATTTCTGATGTAAGATTGTTTAATACCTTTGAAGGTGTTGGAATTAATACTCCCGCTGTTCAAGCTTTAAACTTAACAAATCAAACCACAACATTAGGTACTTCAGTATCTAAAACAGTAGTAGGTAGTACTATCAATATGACAGCCACTACAGTTAACGTATTATTTGGTACAACTACTCAACTGCAAGCATCTTTAACTATTGAAGGTAGAGATAGTGGTGCTCGTACAACAATTCCTGTAACTGTAACTAAAGTATCTTAATATATAAAAAATGTCTTTCGCAAGATTAGTACCCGAAGATTTCTTAGTAAGTACAACTGCTATTTCTGCTCCTTTATGGACTAGTGGTAGTGTAAACCTTACATCATATTTTACATCATCTGTTCAAGCAAACGGAACAGCAGGTAATTATTATTTAAACATTTTTGATTCAGCAGCTACTTCTTCAATCCAATTTGCAATTGCTTATGGTAATGCTTATGGTAGTGGTAGTCGTGTTTATAATAATGTTGTAAATGGTTTATCTCCAACTTCAACCGTTTGGGGACAATGGCAAGATTTAACTATTGGAAACTCTAATACTAATTTTGTATTTGGAGCTGTTTCATCATCTGATTTCTTTGCTTTACCAATGGAAAGAGCTTGCTACAAAGAGTCTTTATTTTTAGGTTCTTTAGTACTTAAACTATCAGGTAGTGGAGGATTTGTTACAGTAACAGATAACAGTAATTACGTTACTAATGTAGTTTATGGTCCAGCAGGTCGAGTATTCCAATTAATTTCAGGTTCACAAGGTGTTAGATACACAGGTTCAGCAACAACCTCAGATGGTTTTTCTGCTAACTCTGGTTCTTATGGTTGGTTATTACCTGATATTGGAACAATTATTTTAAATCCTTTAGCTTTAGCTGCTCCCGCTATTAGTGGTGGTATTGCATTTGTTTATAGCGGTTCAAATTCTTCAGGTTCATTAACTTACTCTTCAGCAACTAATGCAAATGCTCAATTATATAGAGCAATTTCAGGTTCCGCAAATTTTTACTTAAATTCTCAAGAATCCATCACTTCAGATTATGTGTTTGTAAGACCAAGAAGTGCCGAATTCAATTACTCAGAAAACCCTTCATTTGTTTCAGGTTCAACGGGCGAAGTATTATATAGTAACTTTATTAATAATCCTCAAGTTTATATTACTACTATCGGTTTATACAACGATACAAACCAATTATTAGCTGTAGCTAAACTTTCTAGACCATTGTTAAAAGATTTTACTAAAGAAGCTCTTGTGAGAGTTAAACTTGATTTCTAAAATGAATGAGCGCCTACAAACAATTTCTAGCATCGGATATTATAATTGCTCCGTTCGAAGTAAATAAATCATTTTACTACGAGGGGGCTGCGGCTTTAACTAGCTCTTATGTTGGGATTGATAGGTATTTAGGAACTAATATAACTACCTCAAACTTTGATTCAGCAACTGCTCCTACAACAGGTCAAGTTGATACACAATATCAACAACTAATTTATCGTTCTATTGAAGAACTTTATTACTCAAATTATTTAAATTCATCCTCTAGTTATGGTTCACCTGTAACTACAGCAAGTATTTTTCCTGGATCAAATACAACAGGGGATGTTTTAGTAGGTGCTACCTCCTCGGCTGGTAGATATTATAATTATCCTCAAACATCTTTAACTTTTGCTAAAAGTTTTCCAACAGAATCTAATGCCCAAATAGCTGTTATTTCTATTCCATCAAAATTATTTGGTAATTATATTCAACCTGGTTCTTTTGTATTTACTACCCCAAGCGGAAGTATAGTAGATGATGGAGAAGGAAACTTATTTTATAGTACTACAGATACTTACTGTGGAAATATATTTTATCCTCACGGATTAGCTATTATTACTTTAGGTTCCCAATCAGCAGGAGCTACTTATGGAACTGCTGTTTATGGTACTTCTCTTTATGGGGGTGCAACAGTTAATATTATACAAGATATAGTAAACTTATCTAACGTTACTTGTTCATTTTCATCATCACTTACAATTTATGAAACACAATACAAGTGTACAATAAATGAAAATGAGTTTAATGTAAGTTTAAATCCCTCTATTCTAGCTTCAGGATCAACAGATGTTTTAGAACCATATTGTACTTCATCTTACTTTAGTCCATATGTAACAACAGTAGGACTTTATAATGAGGCACAACAATTATTAGCAATAGGAAAGTTAGCTCAACCATTACCCACTTCACCTACAACAGATACTACAATACTTATAAACATAGATAGATAAATTATGTGGTTATACAATGAACAAGTTATTAGCTCAATTGAGGATATGCCTCAAGGAACATTCGGTTTTATATACATGACTACTCACAATTTAAGTGGGATATCGTATATTGGAAAAAAATCGTTATATCACAACGTTAAACGTAAATTAACCAAAAAAGAACTGGCTGAGCATACCGGAAGAGGACGTAAACCTACAACCGAGGTAATTCAAAAAGAATCTGATTGGAAAACGTATTACGGATCTACAAAACAAATTGTAGAACTCATTAAAGGAGGTAAACAAGAGGACTTTACCCGTGAGATCATACAGTTTGTTTCTAATAAGAAACTTCTTACTTACTATGAAAATAAATTTTTATTTATAAATGAAGTACTAGAACATCCTGATAAATGGATGAATGATAACATTCAAGGCCGCTTTTTCACAAAGGATTTAATATTATGAGCATTTTTTATGTATATTGTCACCGTAAAAAAACAGATGGAAAATGTTTTTACATAGGTAAAGGAAAAGGAAATAGATATAAAACAACTCAAAATAGGAACCAACATTGGTATAATATTGTTAATAAACATGGTTTTGAAACTGAAATTTTAATTAATAATATTTCTGAAGAAAAAGCATTTGAATGGGAATCATATTTCTGTAATCAAATAGGTTATGAAAATTTATGTAATATGAGAAAAGAAACAGGATGGGGTGGATATTCTCATTCTGAGGAAACTAAACAAAAACAAAGAATAAATAGAAATAAATATTTAACTAATAATAAAATGCCCTCTTCTTGTTATTTATTCACTCCAGAAAGAAAACAAAATACCTCTCAAGTTTGGAAACAAATTTGGGAAAAAGATAATGGAGAAATAGGTAAAAAAATATCTCAATCAAAAAAAGGTAAAAAAGGTAAAAAATTTACTAAAATAAAAGGATTAAAACCTATTATTTGTGATACTTTATTTGGTATGGAATTTAAATCATTATCAGAGGCAAGTGAAGTTTTAAATCTAAATAAAGGTAATATATGTGAAGTTCTAAAAGGAAATAAAACTCATATAAAAGGATTTGTTTTTCGATATAAGGATTTTATATCTTAATTTTTTTTTTTATATTTATTACAAAATAAAAATATGGATAATTTTGACTTAAAAAAATACTTAGTTGAAAACAAAGCAACTTTCAATTCTCGTTTAAATGAGGAAGAATCTAATTTTGAAATAGGAGATAAGTTCAAAGTAACCAAATCCCCAGACTCTAAAATAATGCAATACTTAAAAAGTGCAGTTTCTGCATTCTATGATAGAAAAATTCAACCACAAGTTGGAGATGTTTTTGAAGTATTACCTAATGAATTTAAAGAATTTGAGGGTAAAGAGTACACTTTAAAAAATATAAATAGACCAGAAGAATTCATAAAAGCGTTAGGACCAATGGCCGACGAAGCTATAGTATCTATGCCTAAAAAATGGGTTGATGCTTTGTATTCTAAAGGATATTTTACAAAAGTAAATTAAAAAACTAAAATAACAAAAAATATTTAAAATTAAGCTTGGGAAACCAAGCTTTCTTTATTATATTTTGGTTATGCTCAATCAACCACTGATTGCCTTAGTAAATTCTGTATTAGGAACTGGTAAACCAACAGCGAGAGGTAACTATGCTTATAGTTGTCCCTTCTGTAATCACCATAAACCTAAATTAGAAATTAATTTTACTGAAAACCAAAAAGGAGAAAATCCTTGGCATTGTTGGGCTTGTGATAAGAAGGGTAAAAAGGTAGCTCAAGTATTTAAACAAAAGACAGCATCACCTGAAAAGATGATGGAGTTAAGAGCTTTAGTTAAAACAGAAACCTCCGATAGAGAATATGCTGTTGCCGAAAAAGTAAATCTACCCAAAGAATTTAAAACATTTAAAAATATCACTCAAACAAACATTTCAGGACGTCAAGCATTAGCTTACTTAAAATCCAGAAATATTACAGATGAGGATATACTTAAATACAATATTGGTTATTGTGAAACAGGTCCTTACAAAAACATGGTTGTTATTCCCTCATATGATGCTAGTGGAAGCTTAAATTATTTTACAGGTCGTTCGTTTGAAAAAGACCCTAAAATTAAATATAAAAATCCATCTGTATCTCGTGACATTATACCATTTGAGTTATTTATAAATTGGGATATACCGTTTATATTATGCGAAGGACCATTTGACGCAATAGCCATTAAACGCAATGCAATACCGTTATTAGGCAAAAATATACAATCAAACTTGATGAAGAAGATTGTAATGTCTAGTGTCGAAAAAATATATATAGCTTTAGACAAGGACGCTCAAAAACAAGCATTAAGTTTTTGTGAGCGTTTAATGAACGAAGGCAAAGAAGTTTATCTCGTAGACATGCATGATAAGGACCCAAGTGAAATGGGTTTTAAGAATTTCATAAACATAATTTCAGACACATTGCCCTTAACATTCTCAGGGTTACTTGAGAAACGACTTTTCTTATGAGTAAAATAAAAAAATCTTACAACAGAATTTTAGAAGTATCAGATGATGCTAAACAAATAACATTACCAGATTCCCGTTATTATAGACGAAATGGTGAATACTATCCCTCAATTACTTATGTTTTAGGTTATTATCCTAAAGGTAAGTTTTTTGAAGACTGGCTTAAAAAAGTAGGTTACTCTGCTGAACACATTGTTAGAAAAGCAGGTGAGGAAGGAACAGCAGTTCATGAAATGATTGAAGAATACCTTGAAGGTAAAGAAATGAATTTTATGAATCAATATGGTAATCCTCAATACAGTCCTGATGTATGGCAAATGTTTTTACGTTTTGTTGATTTTTGGGAAACATATAATCCAAAATTAATTGAAGCCGAAATTCATTTATTTTCAGATGAAATCAAGGTAGCAGGTACTTGTGATTTGATTGTTGAAATTGAAGATAAACTTTGGTTAATTGACTTTAAAACATCTAATCATATCCAACCTACTTATGAATTACAGACTGCTATTTACGGTAAATGTTATGAGGAATGTTATGGTAAAAAAGTAGACAACTATGGTATCCTTTGGTTAAAATCCTCAAAACGTAAAGCCAATAAAGAAAAAATGCAGGGTAAAGGATGGGAAATGGTTTTATCTACTAGAACACAAGAGGAAAACATTGATATCTTTAAGACAGTAAAACGTTTATTTGATTTAGAAAATCCTACTCACGCTCCTATATTTACTGAGTTCAAGACCACGGTAAAAAGAAATTTGGAATCCTAATTTATTTTCATTATATTTATGACAAATAATATCCATGATTGGACTGATATCTTTATTAAAAGAAATACAAGGCAAGCCAAAAGCAATCTTTATGGCTGGTCCTGCTGGTTCGGGTAAATCATTTATATCTAAAAAATTAATCCCCTTAGATTTTACTACTATTAATGTAGACGATACTTATGAGGAATTACTCAAATCCTCAGGTATTGGAATGAAATTAGCTAATATGTCACCTGATGAATTAAAAAAATCAGGTGAGCTAATGGGTCAAGCAAGAAAAGCAACAGATGCTAAACTTCAAGATGCTCTTAAAGACGCTAAAAATTTATTAATTGATAGTGTAGGAGGTTCATCTAAAACATTACTTAAGAAAAAACAAGAATTAGAATCATTAGGTTACGATACGGCAATGATAATGACTTATGTATCGCCTATTACCTCACTAGAGCGTAATAAACAGCGAGACAGATCATTGTTGCCGAGTATTGTGATTCGTTCTTGGCGCGATGTAAATACCAATATAGACACGTATAGACAGGCCTTTGGTAATAACTTTACCTTATTAAATTTAGATCCTGAGGATGCTAATAAAGATTTTGATGAGGAATTTATTTATAAAACTTACATTGAACCTTTAGGACAAGTAGGTAAAGAAAAATCACCTGAAGAAAAAGCAAAATCTAAAGTAGAGGCAGATAAAATATATTCAGATATCAAACAAACTCTTAAATCACAACCTAAGTTTGATACAGTAGAACAAGCAAAAATCAAAATTACTAACTTTATAAACAAATGAAAACATTACTAGACTTATTACTTGAAAGTGAATTAGCCGAAATGGATAATAAAGAAACCGTAGACGAAATCGGTAAATTCTTTATTGTAAAAAAACCAGGTAAAGGTATGACTAAAGAGGATATTATGTGTGAGATGACTGTATTTGATGAAATCAATAAAGAGGAAATCAAAGGTGTCTACAAACAAAAATCAGATGCCTCTAGAGTTGCTACTGAGGCAATTAAGCAATATGAGGGTATGATGAAGGAAGTAGAAGAGGCTATGAATGACTTTAGAGAAAGTAAAAAGTCAATTGAGGAAAAGAAAAAAATTGCTAAAGAAAAAATCGAAAGATTAAAATAATGGATTTACTAACTAAAGCTCTATTAGAGGACCTGTTAGATACTCAAAAAACAGTGGCTATTTATGGGGGTGGTTTCAAACCACCTACTAAAGGTCATTTTTCTGTTGCTAAATTAACTTTAGAACAATTTCCCGAAATCGATGAATTAAAAATATTTGTTGGTGGAGGTGTTAGAGATGGTATTACCCAAGACGAATCAATTAAAATTTGGGACATCTATAAAAATTATTTATCACCTAAAGTTGATGTAGAGCCATCAGTTGCTCCTGTTAAATCAGTTTTAGGTTATGCTAAAGAAAATCCTGATACTAAAGTA